CCTGAACGTTGTTTTGGGCATCGGTTCTTATACCTATAACTACCTGACCCGTGACTCTGCTGGTATGGCTATCAAAGCCACCTATGCAGAGGTGAACGGTAAGCCGGTAGTCCTGTCCAAAGATCCTGTTACTGATGATGGCACCAAGAAATCTGCCAAAGGTCTGATTCGTGTAGAACGTCAGAACGGAACTTTTGTTCAGTTTGATGAGCAAACCTCTGAACAGGAAAAAGTGGGAGCCCTCGAAACCATCCTCTTTAATGGTGCCCAGTTTAATCTGAAAACTTGGGATACCATTATCGAAACTGCAAACGCTTAACCAAGTGGTGAGGTATGATTACTATTCTGATATGGGCGTTGGTTATCCTCCAACTTGGATGCCTTATTTACGCTCTTGTAAAAGGTAAAAATCCCTGGGAAGTCCTTGGAGGGTTCAGTATCTGGGGAGTAATTCCGGTGCTGATTTTGGACATGATTAGCCGCTCATTGGCAAGCCCCTAAGGAGGGTTGGTGTCCCGTGTAATGATATCCAGTGATCTCCACTTAGGCCACAGAAATGTAACTAAGTGGAGGTCTCAATTCTCATCTGTAGAAGAACATGATGAGTATATTATCGACCGTCACATAAAAACTCTTGGTAAAAGGGATATCTGGGTGTGTCTTGGGGATGTCTGTTTTGATCGAAACAAGCTTCATCGGTTAAACAGTATCTCTTGCGAGAAGAAGGTTCTGATACTAGGAAACCACTGTACAGAGCACCTTTCAGTTCTGGATTTTTTAGAAGTATTTGATGAAATTCATTCGTTGAAAAAAGGTTCTCACAATGGTGTAAAATATTGGCTATCTCATGCCCCTATTCACGAAGAAGAGTTGCGTGGTAAAATTAACATTCATGGACACATGCATGAGCGTGTTTTAAAGGGTGGTCGATATATAAACGCCTGTCTTGAACACACAGAGTATGAACCTGTGTGGCTACAAGATCTTCTCATCCGTGGAGGTTTTCTTGATAACAAGGGTAATAAACGGTGATTGGGAAATAATCTCAAATTTAATTGATATAAATACCAGTGATATAGAAGTCACTGTTGTGGAGTTTGAATATGGTAAAACAAAAAACTAACATTGTTGTCGCAATCCGTGACTATAATATCGACGGTGTATTTGAGGGGTTTATTGGTGATAAGCCTTTTGAAGTGGAGCTGGATTCCATCAACACCAAAACCACAGAATATGTAGGTGGGTTCTTCTATAAGGATGATGGCGTTGTCACTGACATGAAGCCTACCAGCAAGATGAACGTATCTTTCCGTGGTGACAAGGGTCGTTTTGTATCCTACAAAGCTCTCCCGAAAAAGTACAATTTTATCAAAACCGTTGTAGAAAATCTTCCTAACATCTAAGGAGTTTGTATGTCTTTTATTCTTGGCGTTGTAGTTGGTCTGGGTCTTGCTTATGCTGGCCTTGTTTATGCAATGAACACTGGTCGTGTGTTCAAACTGAATGGGGTTGATTGCAATATCAACGTCCTGTAAGGAGTTTCATGATACGAAAGACCCTGAGTATACCATTTAAATCCAGAGTATTTTTTGTATCAGATTTGCATGGGGAGATTGACAACCTCCTCATTGCATTAGAGAAACTCCGGTTTAAATTTGGTGAAGATTATCTTATTTGTGGTGGAGATCTGATAGATCGTGGAAGTGATAGTTTTAAAACTGCCTCTTTCTTCCTGACAGATAAGACTGGATCATTTCATACTGTTCGTGGTAATCATGACCAGTTTGCCATAGAGGCTCCAAAGTCAATCCCTATCTGGAACATGAATGGTGGGGAGTGGGCTACAGAATCCATGAGCTGGGATCAGCTTGAAGGTTTTGGTGAATCTATGTCAAAACTGCCATACGTGATCGAAATAGAATTTCTAGGGAAGCGGATTGGGGTAGTTCATGCTGAGGTTCCACCTGAGTACACTACTTGGGATTCCTTCCTAAAAGATCTAGAGGAAAATCCTGTTGCAAGACAACGATCTATCTGGTCTAGAGATATTTTGTACGGAAGAGTCGGTAATGACTTTGAAAAAACTCTACTTGGTATAGATCACCTAGTTCACGGTCACACTGTCGTTGATTATCCGACAATAATTGGCAATCGTCATTACATTGATACTGGACATGTTTTTGGTCAATACTTGACTATTGCAGAGTTCATAGGTGATGATTCATTTGTTTACTATCGTCTTGACTATGAAGATAAAAGGTTATCAGTGTTTGAAGACTGGGATCTAGACATAGTTAAGTAAATAATAATTAGAGGTTTATAAAGATGGTTAAATGTTTTGCTATTCTCAAAAAGAATTTGAGGTATGAATGTCTGGAAAGAAGTACGGTAATAAAGAGGTTATTGGCGATTCGGCATGTCCGTCTTGCACAGCAAGAGGTCATGACCGTACCGGTAATCACCTCCAGCATTGGATAAATCACGACACCGAAGAACAATGGGTGTGGTGTCCGAAGTGTAACCATTATGAAAAAATTGATGATGGTAACAAATCTCATTATGATACTGTAAAACGTATCAGAAAAGAGTGGACTCCAGAAGAGCTTAAAGCTGTTTTGGAAGAAATTCAAGATTGCCCAATCAAAGAGTTGACCTCTCGGGCAATTAAAAAGGCAACTGCTGAACGGTTTGGCATTAGAGCTGGACTTTCCGGTGAAGATGGTACAACTGTTATTTCCCATTTCTACCCCAAAACTCGGAGTGGTGAAACGGTTGCTTATAAGGTTAGAAACCTTGAGCATAAAGCTTTCTATTCAAAAGGTGACGGTACTGACACTGATCTTTTTGGTATTGAGCAAGCCCGTCAAGGGGATGTTTACACTGGTAAACTCTTCATCTTTGAAGATGAACTGTCTTGTGCATCAGGTTTTCAAGTCCTTGTAGAGAATAGTAAATCAGCTTATAAACCTGCGTGTGTATCATTGCCAAATGGTGCATCTGCTGCAACCACTGCAATATCTCGTAACCGTGAGTTTGTGGACTCTTTCCAAGAAGTTGTTGTCTGTATGGATAATGATGAAGCTGGGGAAGAGGCAGTAAAACGCATTCGAGCTCTCATTCCAAACATCAAGGTCGCTAAGATTCCTAAGGGTAAAACCAAGGAAGGCAAGTTGATCAAGGATGCTAACGACCTCCTGATGGAGGGTCGAGGTTTGGAGCTTAACAACATCCTCCGATTTAATGCAGCCAAAGAGTCTCCAGCAGGACATGCTACGGTAAGTGAATGCTTGGATGAAGCTCTGAAGAAGCCAGAGTGGGGTTTTGAGTGGCCTTGGAAAGGGTTAACAGATCTAACTTATGGACTAAGAATTGGCGAAGTTGTAGCAATCGGTGGTGGTGTTGGTGGTGGTAAAACTTTGATTGGTCATGAACTGACTTCTCACCTTATCATGAAGTATGGGATGAATGTCGGTACTTTCATGTTGGAAGAGACTGTGGGTTCTACGTTGAAGAACGTTGCTGGTAAATCAGCGAATGTTCCCTTCCACAGACCAGACATTGAATACGATCAAAGTTTGCTTACCAACGAGATTATGAAGTATGATGGTAAACTCTTTCTCTATAAGAATTTTGGTCAGAACGACTGGGAAGATATCAAACGTGTAATGCGTTTCTGGGTTGTGGAACACGATGTTAAGTTTGTAATGCTTGATAACGTAACAGCTCTGGTATCCCACCTATCCGCTACGGAAATCAACACTGAAGTTGCTCGAATTGCAGTAGAGCTTGCAGGTATGTGTAACGAACTCGGATTCACATGCTTTGTATTCAGTCACTTGAACCCTCCAAAAACAGGCGCCCCTCATGAAGAGGGTGGCCAAGTCCAAGAAGTGCAATTCACTGGTTCCCGTGCTTTAATGCGGTTTTCTCAACTCATCATGGGTTTTGAGCGCAACAAACAAGCAGAAGGGGATGCCAAAAACTACTCACAAATTCGTTTGCTGAAAGATAGAAACTTCGGTAGGTCTGGTATTGTTCCAACTAAGTATGACCCACTCACAGGTCGCTTAACAGAACGTGCAGACCATGAGTATGATCCTCATAATCCATTCTCAGTTGTTGGAGAGGATGGTATTGATGATGGTTATCAACCCAAGGTTGGTGATAACGAGAGAGTCTACTAATGGTAATAAAAACACAAATTCGTATATATGACCCAGTAACTGGGTCTTTCCAAGAGGTTATTCAAAGTTCTCACGGAAACATTAAGGACATGTGTAAATGGATGAACTTGGTCGAAGATGTTCATTCTCAAGTGACCAATTGCAATATCCAAGTCCGAATGGGTAAGTCTGGAAAACTTGTACCTTTTAAATCTGTCAGAGCTCTTCACAATACATTTTGGGGGGTTTGATGGCAAAAGTGGGTGTAACGGATATAGAAGCTAACAACCTTTGGTATGGTATTTCAAGGTTTCACTGTGCATGGGTTATTGACCCAAATGACAGGGAGAGCCGTATTGGTTATCGACCAGATGAAGCACACGCTTATTTAGAACACCTTAAAAGTCTTGATGTTGTCGTATTTCACAACGGGGTCGATTTTGATGGCCCCGCTCTGTATAAATTGTACCCAGAGTTTAAGGGTATAAAGATGTTCGACACAATAGTTCTATCTAGAATGCTTTTCCCAGAACGTAAATCTCACTCTTTGAAATCTTGGGGTATTGAACTTGGGGTTTTGAAAGGGGATTATGGATCTGCACAAACTGATGAAGAGGGTGTGGATGTTTGGGAGAAGTTCTCAGAAGAAATGTTTGAATACTGTGAGCAGGACGTTGAGGTTACAGTTGCGCTGTACCTTTACCTCTGCGAAATTGCAGGGTTTGATCCAGAAGATCCCCCAGCAAAGTATTTAGATTTTACAGAGATTGATAGAACTTTGAAAACTTTAGGAAAGAAGTAATGACTTACGCAGATATTAAAAACAAAATGAAAACTCTTGGTTTCTCTGATGAAGAGTTTTTTAAAATGTGGTTGGAGGTGTACGTTCTATCAAGTAAGAAAGAAGATCTTCACTCTAACTTTGCAGAAAAATTAGGTTGTACTAGGGATGAAGCAAAAGGCGTTCACTGGGCGCTGATGTATAAAAGCCCATACCTTCAAGATCTTCTGAGACTTACTCGTATATGCTCTTTAGAGTCTGCCAAGGCAATGGTGGGCCGATCAAAAGATCTAAAAGAAGTAGACCAGCGTCTAATGGGATCACTTGATCACTTGGAGTCTCTCCACGATAAATATATTGAAAATTTCCGTGAAATTAAGGTGGTAAATTAATGAGTTTGATGGCCGGTACTGAACTTTTGGATTTGGTAAAAAGTGGTGTAATCACTGCACTAGAGAAGAACGTGAACGCTGCTTCTATTGATATTCGTATTGGGGATGAAATCCTCATCGAAGATTCTAATGTCGATGGTGCTGTGGATATTGATGCCAAGAAATCACTGAAGTTCGAGAAAATTAAAATCCCTGAGGATGGAATTATCATCTATCCAGGTCAATTCTTTTTAGCACACTCTGTTGAGTTCTTTAACTTACCGGATGACATTAGTGCGGAGTTTGTACTTCGGTCAACCCTTGCACGTAATGGTCTTAACCATATGTTGGCTGGATTCGCCGATGCTGGTTGGCACGGTGCACAACTCACTATGGAATTTAAAAACGAAACTTCATTCCACCCCCTTCTGATCAAACCTGGAATGCGTGTTGGTCAGATGAAATTCTATAAACACAAAGATGCTGGTGATTTGAGCTATGCCAAACTTGGCAGCTATAATGGCCAGACAGGTGCTACTGTAGCATTTGGTGGTGAAAACCATCGAGATATGCGTTAACAGTACCTTAATTAAGGGTATTTTATGAAAACTGTTATTGTCACTGTTCCTGTTAAATCTTTCTTTAGCAAAGAGAAGGATGACAGTAAGGAAATTCAGGTAAAGGCAGATGAGATTCACATCAGCTCCAACGGTGTTCTTGTTCTGCGTCGATATGGAAATGTAGTCGAATGTTTTGCAGCAGGAGAGTGGCTAAGAGCTAAAGAATCGAATCAGTAGGAGGTGTAATGACTCAAGTAGTTAAGCGTAATGGTTCCGTGGTGGATTTTGATATCCACCGCATCTCAGATGCAATTGAACGTGCAGTAGCCAGTATTGACGCTGTAATGAGTCAATCCCCAGAAGAAATCGCTAAAAAGTTAAGCGAAAAACTTTTACAGTATGATCAAATTACTGTAGATGAAATTCAAGTTTTAGTTGAAAATGAGTTGATGTCGGTCAACAAAGAAGTTGCCCGTAAATACATCACTTACCGCTACGAAAGGGATAAATCTAGAATTGCCCATCAGGCATTTACTAGAGATATCAATAACCTCGTTAGTCTAAAGGACAAATCAATAATCAATGAGAATGCAAACAAGGACGCCAAGGTGTTCCCTGTTCAGCGTGATCTTATGGCTGGTATTGTATCAAAGCATTTTGCTAAGAATGGATACCTTCCAGAACATATTATTGAAGCTCATGAAAGTGGAGATATTCATTTCCATGATCTTGACTATAGTCCTTTCCTTCCGTTTACAAACTGTTGCCTAGTAGACTTAAAAGGTATGCTCAGTAATGGTTTCCGTCTTGGTAATGCAGAGATTGAATCTCCTCGATCTTTCGGTGTTGCATGTGCTGTAACTGCACAGATTGTTGCTCAAGTAGCTTCACACCAATATGGTGGGACTACTATTGCTAACATAGACCAAGTTCTTGAAGAGTACGTAGCTTCGTCTTGGACTAAACACTGGAACCGTGGGATGGAGTGGGAAGTTCCCGATGTTCAATCATATGCAGACTCTATGACTCAGAAAGAGATTTATGATGGTTGTCAGGCAATGGAGTATGAGATTAACACCCTCTTCACGACCAATGGACAACAACCTTTCGTAACATTCTCTTTCGGAATGGGTACTAGCAAATATTCTCGTTGGATTCAGGAAGCTATTCTGAAGGTTCGGATCAAGGGTCTTGGTAAAGAAGGTATCACACCTGTATTTCCAAAGCTAGTGATGTTCCTTGAAGAGGGTTTAAACCTCAAAGAGGGTGATCCAAATTATGACATTAAAAAGTTGGCACTTGAATGCTCAAGTAAACGACTCTATCCAGATATTATCTCAGCCAGAATCAATCGCCAAATTACAGGAAGTCCTGTACCCGTATCTCCAATGGGATGCAGATCTTTTCTTGGGGGATGGCGAGATGCCGAGGGTTCTTATACCTTGGATGGAAGAAACAACCTTGGGGTGGTATCAGTCAATTTACCTCGAATTGCCATTGAATCTGGTGGTAGTTTTGAGAAGTTCTGGAACATTCTCGACAGTAGACTCGAACTGGTTAAAGACGCCTTGGAAGTCCGTATTGACAGACTTCGTGGAGTCAAAGCCTCGGTCGCACCCATTCTCTATACGGAAGGGGCTTTCGGTGTTAAACTCGACCCTGAAGATGAAATCATCAACCTGTTCAAATTTGGACGATCTTCAATCTCTCTTGGATACATTGGCCTTCACGAAGTAATGAAGGTTATGTTCCCAACAGTGGATCCAATATTTAATGAAGAGGCCCAAGATTTTTCACTAGCTGTCATCAGTTACATGAGAGAGCGTGTAAATCTCTGGAAAGAGAAATCACCTGAGGGTTGGGGTTATAGTCTGTACTCAACACCATCCGAATCCCTCTGTGATCGATTCTGCCGGTTAGATGTTAAGAAGTTTGGTGAAATTAAAGGTGTTAATGACCGTGGTTGGTATACAAACTCCTTCCACTTAGATGTTAATTCCAAAGTTTCTCCTTTCGAAAAGATTGACTTCGAAGCACCATATCACTATGTTGCAAGCGGTGGTCACATCTCCTATGTTGAATTCCCAGATATGAAGCACAATATAGAAGCTTTAGAAACTGTGTGGGATTATGCAATGAACAACCTTGCGTACTTCGGTACAAATCTCCCCAGTGATAAATGTTTTGAGTGTGGATTTGATGGAGAGTTTAGTGCAACCTCTAAAGGATTCGAATGCCCTAGTTGCGGTAATCACGATTCAAGTAAAATGAACACGATTCGTCGTGTATGTGGTTATCTTGGTGCCCCCTCGGCCCGAGGCTTCAATGAAGGAAAACAAGCTGAAGTCGTAAATAGGGTTAAGCATTTTAGCTAATAAAAGGAGTTTTCATGAGAAAATCTCGAAAGAGTGCTCGTAATTTTCGCCCACAGGCTCGTCGACAAATGATGGATGCTCCAGAAATGGAGCGTTTTGTTCAGAGTCAATCCGATGAACAGTTTGAAGAATTGAAAGTCAAACCGGATAAAAGTCGTATTGAGCCGAAGAATATTTCACAAGCTCGTTATATTCACGCCCTGCATCACAAACCACTGGTGTTTGCCACTGGTGAGGCGGGTTGTGGTAAGACTTTTCTAAGTACGGTTTATGCCTGTGAACGACTTCTTGCAAAAGATGTTGAACGTATCATTGTGACTCGTCCAGTTCTATCAGCTGATGAAGACCTTGGATACCTGCCTGGAGATATGAGTGAGAAGTTTGCACCATACTTCAGACCTGTGTATGATGTGTTGCTGAAACGACTTGGATCAACCTACCTTGAGTATTGTTTGAAACCTCGGGTTGCAAAAGTGGAGATTGCCCCATTCGCCTATATGCGTGGTCGTACTTTTGAAAACGCAGTAATCATTTTGGATGAAGCTCAAAACGTAACGCCACAGCAAATGAAAATGTTCCTCACACGTCTTGGTGAGAATGTTACTGTAATTGTGAATGGCGATATTACCCAGTGTGATTTGCCCAAAGAAGTTCCTTCTGGTCTTGAAGATGCACTGGAACGTTTTCGGAATGACAAGTACACCTCTATTATTGAATTTGGGATAGAGGACTGTGTCCGATCTGAACTTTGTCAACACGCTCTCAGGGCTTATAATGACTGATAAATTCTATACAGGAGTGGGGTCAAGGGAGACCCCTCTCGAAATAATGGAGTTTATGAAAGCTGTGGCCTTTAGAATGGCAGAACTTGGTTATATTGGAAGAAGCGGGGCAGCAGATGGAGCTGACTCCGCTTTTTACTTTGGATGGGGTGAGCATAAGTTTCAAACTGTTAAACCAACCCCTTTTGTCGAGTATCTTCCATGGAAAGGTTTTAATGAACGGGTGTTTTCTGAAAGTAATGTTATAGCTCCAAATTTTGATAACTACAAACAGGCTGAAGAGATTGCCTCAACAGTCCATCCAGTGTGGGATAAACTTAGCCGAGGTGCTAGAGCCCTTCATACACGGAATGTTTATCAGGTTTTAGGAGATGACCTTAACACCCCAAGTCGTGTGTTGTTTTGTTATGCACCTCCAACAAAAACTGGAGTAAAAGGCGGTACAAATACAGCATGGCAATTGGCTAAGAAACATGGTGTTAAGTGTTATAACTTTTACATTAAAGAGGATATTGATGAAGTTAAGAGAAAACTGAAAATATGAGATACAGTGCACTCTATAAAAACGACGTAGTCAATGGTGAGGGTGTTCGTGTAACACTCTTCGTATCAGGTTGTGATCACCAGTGTAGGGGTTGTTATAATAAATCCACATGGAACCCAGATAATGGGAATGATTTTACAATCGAAACCATTGAGGAAATCTTAGAAAGTTTAAAACCGGATCATATTAGTGGTCTTACACTGACTGGTGGAGACCCATTATACACTGGAAACATCTCAGAAATATTGAGATTAACATCCCTTATCCGGTATGCCTTTGGTAACACTAAGAATATCTGGATGTGGACTGGGTATACTTTGGATGAATTGAACGATTTCGAAGATCGGAACAATTACCTAAGACGTCGAATCCTTCAAAACGTTGATGTTCTCATTGATGGTAAATTCGTAGAAGAGTTAAAAGATCCATCGCTTGCTTGGCGGGGGTCTTCTAATCAGATTATTCACCGCCTGACAAATAAGGTGTAAGGGTTGCCTCTATACACCACTAATAGTATTACAAAGACAGGAGGTGCTCCTATGAATGAGCTAATTTTTGATGATATTCTAGATTCAGCAGAGGAATCTATCCTCTTCGGGGATTACGAAGATGCAGAAGATATGTACCTTGATCCCGAATATTTCAGTAATCTAGATGATTGTGATAACCCAGCTGACGACTTGTTTGAGGACAATTTCCTTGATAGTCAAGAGGATCATCTGTGATATGGCGTTAATGAAATATATTCACAGGGATAAGCTACAGCGTGTTATCCGAGTAGGTGACTACGTGGTGTGGGGTAATGGAAAGTATGGTAAAGGTTTGGAAATAGCTAAAGTTGTTGGAGCTACACCAATCCGTATTCAAATCTTCAATATGGAGAAGAATAAAACAACCTATGCATTCCCCGACAATCTAGTAGTTATTTCACAACAAGTTCAAGCTAATATTGAAGGAAATGTTGGTGCGAACATGGATCTTGAAGAAATGAGACAAGGGGATAATTAATGCTTGCTCCAAAAGATAAAAATAGTCGTATTGTTACGATTGAGATGAAAAGCACAGAAGAGATTCTGGCTACAATTCTTTCTAATCTGTACATCATTGGTATAAAAGCTAAGAACTATCACTGGAATACTGAAGGCCCTAATTTCTATGGCGATCATAAAACATACGACACTATTTATGAAGGTGCCTATGACCATATTGATATTATTGGAGAGCGGATGCGAGCACTCCAATACAAAGTTCGGTCTGATCTACCATTCCTTATCAAAAACTCAACAGTGAGCAATGATTTTGAAGATGAATCTGAAGAAATGTGTTGTGATATGGTTGAAGTTCTTGAAGAGTTTAGCAGCAACATCCTTGAAAACATGATGTATGTTGACCGAACAACTGAAAACCTGCTTCAGGAAACCGATGCTTGGGCTGGTAAAATGGCGTACTTTGTGCGTTCGACTAAGCCTGAGGAGTGATTATGGTAGAGGTTGTTAATAAAGGATTTCAAGAACCTTTTGAGATAAACCGAATCATAGAATCTGTTCAAACTGCAATGGAAAATGCTGGGTATCAAGATTTACAAGATGCCCTTCAAATTGCATTGGAGGTTCAATCAAAGGTTTTAGACAAAGATGTTGTATCCACAGAGGTTTTGCTAGATCTTGTTATGGAAAGATTGATGGACTTAGGTAATGTTTATATCTTGAAATCTTATCTGTTAAAAAGTCTGGGGGTGCCTGGATGAGGATGTTTTGTCAAAAATGCAATGAATTTACATCTCATTTTAAAGAAGTAAAAAATTCCGAGATTTGGGTATGTAGTTCTTGCAGTAATGAAGTAGAAACACCACCAGAGTTAATTGTAGAATCAACCACTCCTCTACAAGGATCTCCAGATGAAATGCCCCAAGTGTAATAGTAAAAAGGTATTTCTATGTTCCGGTGGTTTTTACATCTGCAATGATTGTGAGTGGTATTCCAAAAAGGAATCTTTGGATGTCCGATCTATCAACAATAATAGCGATATTCTTAACACCGCTATTGATAAGTCTAGTATTTCATAAAGATATAGATTCCAGTTCATCTATTGTTATAGGAAGTTTTGTAATAAAAGGATTTTCCTTAACATATTTGATTTGGTTTGCTATAAACTCTATAATTTATTGTCTTTATCACGGATTCAGTTCTATGATTTTCTTAGTCATACAACTGTTCATGGAGGTATGATGTTAAAGAAAACTAAAAAAGGTTTTAAACTTGTTTCAAAAAAGAATCCTAAAAAGGTTCTAAAGAACTTTGGTAAAGATAAGCCTTCAAAAGAGGAAGTTGCAAAAGAGGAAGCTCGTGTAAATTTCTTTAAAGAAGGTGGTGTCCTAAACAAGAAGAAATAGTTTCAGTGGTTTTATATGTTTTCAGATGCATGGTTACAATGTGGTATCGACCCTTGGGATGACTATGAAGGTGAAGGTGGTGGAATCCCTCCAGACCCTCTTTATTACCACATACATTTAGAATTCAACTCCCTGAAAAGGGAAACTGAAAAAGCCTACCTTTTTGTGTATAAAGGTTTAGATGTGTGGATACCTAAAAGTTGGGTTAAAAAGCCTAACAATGATGGTAACATACTAGACTGCTATGTATGGAGGGAAGGTTTTCTCGCAAACATAGAAAGACTTAAAGGAGGTAATTTTGCCATCAAACGAAAACTATGTTCGAGATTATGAGCAGGAGCGGAAGACTGCAATTAAGCGTGGTGAAACTGGTGTAGGTAGTAAATCGAAAGATGCCAAACGCCACAGAGCCCGTAGAATTGTAGAAAAACGTCTTGGTCGTAAACTCCGACCTGACGAGCATGTAGATCATAAGAAGCCTTTGAAAGAAGGTGGATCAAATCACAGTTCAAATCTAGCAGTAAGGCCTGCAAGTTCCAATACATCTGCCGGTGGTAAGATGGGGAGTAAAGCTGGTAAAGCTGCTGGTGCTCGTAAGGGCCACAAATCCAGACTACCTGTGAAGAAACCTTCATGATCAGGGAAGAGGATTGGTTTTAATCTAAAGGGTGCCTAGTGCGCCCTTTCTTTTTAGGTGATGTTATGGAATGGTTTGGTTTAATCTCTAATGGCAACCTCTTAATGACAGAGGATGAATATGAGTGCATTCGAGCCTGCATCTATCCATCTTATGAAGATGCAGTTAATGGTTTAAACTCCTTGACTGAAAAACAAGGTGTTCGTGTTCTGCCAATGAGTGTTGGTATTCTCCACTGAGGATTGAAAATGGCATACGCTGAAGTTCGTGGTTGTATTGAAGTCATGATTGACGGTCAACCATGTGTTGAAGAAGCTCCTATGGAGTTTGCAGATTTTTACGGGCTTTATGTCCAAGATGACCGTGGGCTTATGATCTGGCATTCAGATTACCCCACAGAAGAGAAAGCTTTGAAAGCTAAAGAGGATTTTGTATGAAGAAGCATTTTTGGAAAGTAAGAACATTTCATAAAGACCACCCTGATGTACCTATTGATCTTACAGCAGGTACTCGTAAAGAGGCACGACTTCTGAAATTTCATATGAAGTCCTTGATCTTTATGCAGAATGTGAAAATGTATAAAGTAATCCCTTTTATCTACCCAAACCCACTGTCTAACCAACCACCGTTGCAATGTGAATATCTACAAGAGGTTCGATAATTAGTATGCTTTCGATAGATCAATTTAAGAAGATAATGAAATCTTCTGACTACCTTGATGAGGAGTTGATTGATGTTGATGACCACGGTTGGTCATTTATGAAATTTATCATTGAGATAGATCAATTCTGTATTGATAAGTTTGAAGTAGATAAAAACCTATTGGGTACATTTTGGGCATGTGAAGTTTCAACAGAGCCAGAGTGGGGTATTCAATGGGAGACTTGCTATACAAAACCTTATCAAGTAGAAAAGAAAGAAGTTGTAAAAACTGAATGGAGGGCTGTGGTTTAATGAAAGGTATTTCTATCAAACTTGTTGATCAGATGGGGGATGACTTCCGAGTGTTTGAGGCCGCTAAGGCTACACTTGGTGGTGAAGGTGAGAGTCAGTTTTCACGAGAAGACACTAATCCGACTCGCCTGATACGATTCCTTGCAAAAGAGCGTCATGTGACTCCATTCCGTCACCCGCAAGTCACCTTTGAATGCGAAGCACCTATTGCTATTGCCCGTCAACTTGGTAAACATCAAGCTGGATTCTCTTGGAACGAACGGTCTATGCGCTATCGGGATAGTGTGATTGATGTGTTTACACCGGAGATGTTCCGTGGACGACCAGATAAGCTACATGATGGGTCTACGGACGAAGATGTAAAGAATGTGATGACTGACTACAAAGTAACATACTGGTCTTCTACGGATGGTCATTACGAAGAGTATCTAAAAATCTCTGATGTTTTTGATGACATCATTGAGAAGGCTTTGGATGCCTATGAGTGTATGGTAAAAGCTGGACTTGCACCTGAGCAGGCTAGATTTATCTTACCACAAGGGATGATTACTCGTTGGATGTGGACTGGTTCATTGTGGGGCTGGTTTGAGGTGTATCGTCAACGCTCCAGTGAACATGCTCAATCTGAAGTTCGTGAATTTGCACGATTGCTGGATGAGCAGATGAGTGTTTTGTTTCCTATAGCTTGGTCTGAGTTGAAGGGTACAATCAAACAAGAGGGTTCTTAATGCAGGGTTTTCAAGTGATTAATGGTGAACATAAAGGAACCATTCTGATAAGTAAGGACTCTGATACCCTCTCGGTGTTTATGTCCGATCAACTTGGTACTGGGACTACGTTTGGAACAGATTATTTAGCTATAAATCAGTTTAAAACTGTACCAATTACAGGTAGTAATACCCACATTGTACTGAACCTAGTAGAGGTTTTGGAGTCAATGAAAAACCCTGACAAGTTCCCTATGTTAACTCTGAAATTAGGATAATCAATGAAAGATTCCGTGTGGACTAACCCTTTTCTATTAGAGATGAGTATTGCTGATATCATCTCACAACAAGCCAAACTTGGTGTAAATTTTAAGAAGCGTGATGCTGCATGGAACGTTTATCTGTTATCTGAGAAGATTGCAAAAATAGATAAAGTTCTTGTGCCTCTACTTCCTAAAATGCTTAACATTGGGTCGGAGTACAAGAAACCTTTTCTAATAAGCGGTAAACTTGCCAAATATCCTGGAATTTACGCCGAAACTGTTGGACTGTCTCGTGAAGAAATAGGTGGCCCTTTTACATCTGTGTGGTATACACCTTTTGACACTGGTAAATCAGCTCGTGTAAAATTGTACATGTTGGATAACGGATGGGTTCCAACTGAATGGAACACCAAAAAGATGCCTATGAAGATCTGGACGTACAGAAAACGTTTAGAAAGACAGGGTTTCAACAAGTTCATGGAAATGTGTCCTCCTGATGAACGTGAATATTACAACACGTTGCTGAATGGTTACATTGATACACATTTCCGTAACAAATCCGTAAACTACATGAGGGCATATCTTTCAGGTTTGGGCTTTCCTCGTGGAGGTAAACCACCTACCTTTGCACAAATAAAGAAAAAACTCCTGCTTAGTCAATTCTGGATCTCTTCTCCAAAGATTACAGAAGATTCTTTCGAATCAGTTGATGAGAATGCTGGTTTAGCCTTACATCTTCTGAAAGAGCGTATGGTTTGGTCACACCGAAGATCGCTGATTGAGGGTTTGATAAAGCAGATACGTGATGACGGACATTTGGAAGGTCAGGCTAACCCGTGTGCAACGCCAACAGCTCGCATGAGACACCGTGTTGTTGTTAACATACCCGCTTCAGGTGCACCTTTTGGTAAAGAATGTCGTTCGATGTTTGTTGGTTATGAGGATAAGACAGTCTTAAAACCAACTATCATTAAGAAGGCTATTGACAAAGAGTTCATTATCCCAGACAGGAATATGTATTGGGAAATGGATGGTGATAAAAAGGTGTATCACACTTATCGGGATTACATCCCAGCTGGCAGACAGGTATTTGTTGGTTATGATGGAGCAGGCCTGGAACTTCGGATGCTTTGTCATTTCATGATAAAAGAGTGTCAAGATATGCTGGAAGAGGCCAATGCTGTTTGTGATGCTGAAAAGGCGAAGCGAGCACAATCTGGTCTTGACTCGGCTTTACTATACCGTCAAGTTTTGTTGGAGGGTGACATTCACTCACACAACCAGAAACTTGCTGGTCTACCAACCCGAAAAGCAGCAAAGTCGTTTATATATGGGTTTAACTACGGTGCCGGTGATGCCAAGCTTGGTGAACTGGTTAACGGTGGTAAAGAAGAAGGTGCTAAGATTCGAGAAACCTTCTTACGTGAAAACCCTTGTATAGCGATTTTAATTGAACGTATGCAAGCTAAGGGTAGAGCTGGATACCTGATTGGTCTTGATGGTCGTCATTTGTACCTACGTACGGATGAAGATGGAACACCACAGGTTCATAAAGCACTGAACCTACTTCTTCAATCTGCTGGTGCCATTGTTATGAAATATGCAATGTGCTTCCTTCGTAATGATGTTAAGCGTAGTGGTATTCGTGCCACGAAAGTTCTTGATATACATGATGAAGGTCAATGGTCTTGCCATCCAGATGATATGCAAGAGTTGATGGAGTATATGGGTAATTGTGTAAGACGTGCAGGTGAATACCTTAATATGCAATGTCCATTGGCCTCTGATGCAATGTCTGGAAGCTCTTGGTATGCGACACACTAATGTGTGTTTATTATGAAACGTAAAACATTTATGAGAAGTTGATATGAATAAATATCCCTATGTTATTTTCGATTGTGGTGATGGCTCTGCTGGTATTTTGTATTTTGAAACAGCAAAGCTGGCAGATCTATACTACGAATTAAATGATGAGTGCGATTGTATGGATTATATTTTGGATGACGGTACACTCGAGGTGGAGGGTACATTACCAACCAAGCGGTTGATGACGGAGTCTCAGATTCGAGAGCGTTTTGCTAATTACGGGGAAGATGAATATGAGTAACCATTATGACGACTATTACCCATCCGCAGATGATATTGCAAAAGCTCGTAAACAAGAGGATGAACGAAAGATCTCCAATATAATGAACCATTTTAAGGTAACACGAGCTAAGGCTATCAAGATGCAGAAGGATTTCAACGTTCTTTTCTACAATAGGTGATTTATGTCAATGCTATTCAGTTCTCGTGATGAGTTTGAAGAACCATCAGATGAACCCATCAGTTTCGCGGAATCCATGAGGAGACGCTGGAAGGAGTACGAAGATGGGTGTGATGAAGCAGATTTTTGAATGTCCTCAGTGTGAAGAAGTAATGAGGGTTAGGAGGGGTTACTTAGAGTGCCCCTATTGTTTAAAAAGAATATATCGTGAAGAGGATTTTGATGACTTCGATAGTGAATTTAATTGAGCTTGAAGAAGGTTGGCGTGAAAAGCCATACTTCTGTACAGAGGGGTATCCTACAATTGGGTTTGGCTTTAAAATTGGCCCAAAGGGTGCGCCGTTAAGTAATTATCAATTTAAAATATCAAAAGCTGTTGGTGCTGTATGGTTGAATGAACTGGTTGATGAGTTTGTTAAAGATATGGAGAAGTATCAACATATTGATGATGCACTTAAAGCTTGTAATGATGCTCGTAAAGCAGTTCTTATCTCTATGGCTTATCAAATGGGTGTTGATGGTCTGGCAGCTTTTAAGAATACTTTGAGGGCTGTGGCTGAAAGCCGTTGGACAGATGCTAAAGCAGGTATGTTAAACAGCAAGTGGGCGAAACAAACACCTGAACGTGCTAATCGACATGCTAATCAAATGCTTACTGGAGAGTGGGATAAGGTGTACCTATGATGGAAAAGGCTTCTAAGTTGTTCTACTGGCTCGTTATGTTAGTTAACGTCGCACTGGTAATTGCGGTGGTGTACAGTTTTTTCAACCCTACCCTGATACCTCAAACAGTTGTATTACTGATACTGTCGTTCACACTAAATGAGTTCTTAGTGGAACGTCGTCTTCAAAAACTTGAAGAAAAGTTGAAATAATATGTAAGGTATCCTGGGTATCCTGACTATTATAATGTACAAGCAGAAAACGTCGCGTTGCATCGACGAATAGCCCCGTAAGGGCGTAGTGACACATACTACAGTTGTGTGGCAGTAGGAGAGACTACACTAGATTTCTTAGGTGTGACAGTAACTCAGTTGGTAGAGTCCCAGATTGTGATTCTGGTTTGCGCGAGTTCGACCCTCGTCTGTCACCCCTAAGAAATTTAATGATGATGTAGCTCAGTTGGCTAGATCAAATAATAATTCGGGTGAGAAGCACATATGGATGTGCGGCAGACTGTTAATCTGATGGTAGAGAGTTCGAGCCTCTCCTTGCCCGCCATTTTTGAGTGTGTAGTGTTAGCGGTAACACATCGTCCTTCCAAGTCGAAATGCTCGGTTCGAATCCGTGCACACTCTCCAATTTATTCTCAGTGTAGGCAAGTGGTATGTCGTCTGGTTTGGGGCCAGAAAGTCGAGTGTTCGATTCACTCCACTGAGACCAATTTCGAGTAGAGCGATTCTTATTAAGTGATGCAGTGTATCAGACCCAAGATTCCAATCTTACTGCGCTTGAATTTAATAAGGAAGGGGCTATCAACCCCCTACTCACCTATTTTGGTTCCATCGTTTATATGGATAAGATACCTCCCTGTCACGGAGGAGTACCGGGTTCGATGCCCGGTGGAACCGCCAATTTAAAATGCGAGTGGGAGGCACAGAGCCCTCATGAGTCTCATAAGCTCACACAGACAGGTGCAATACCTGTACTCGCAACCAATTATGGGGGATGGGACTGCTTGGAGTGGTCACTACACTTGCAATGTAGTTAGCAGATGAGTTCGAATCTCATATCCTCCACCAATTTAAGGAAGCTTGGCAGAGTCCGGCTTATTGCAGTAGTCTTGAAAACTACCAACCCCTAAAAAGGTTCATCCGTTCAAATCGGATAGCTTCCGCCAATTTAATGCAGGTGAGTCTAGGCGACAAGCTGGCCTCCAAAACCAGTTAACAGGGTTCGAATCCTTGCATCTGTGCCAATTTTGCAAAGCAAAATCAATTGCTTTCATCAATTAATGCTTCGATAGCTCAGTGGTAGAGCAAACTCTTGATAAGGGTTAGGTCGATGGTTCAAGCCCATCTCGGAGTACCATTTTATGCTTTAGTTTCTGGATAGCCACCAGTGTGGAACATAGGGAGTCATGACTCTGGCAGGTTCGAATCCTGCACTAAGGCACTTATTTAGGGAATGTAGCTGAAATGGATTAGTATCTGGTTGAAGCCCAGAAGATGTTGGATCGTTACCAACCATTCCCACCAATTCGGATGTAATGAGCAATGTGGTTAGCTTCAGCGGTCTGTAAAACCGTGCTCTCAGGGCCTCTAGGTTCGATTCCTAGTACATCCACCAGTTTTAAGCTCCTATCGACTAATGGTTAGGTCATCAGACTTTCAATCTGAAAATACGAGTTCGAGCCTCGTTAGGAGTACCAAATATGGAAGATTCGCATAATGGTATTGCAGCAGATTGCTAATCTGTAGTCCGAAAGGTCTTAGGTGTTCGACCCACCTATCTTCCGCCAAATAAGAGAATAGTCATGGAAAAATTGCTTCGTAATAAAAAGAAGTTTGACAAGAAAACTTTTGAAGTCTGCCCTATCCATGGTCGTAAATGTGGAATAGTTAATGAGTTCCACCATGACTTCTTTTCTAGAGCTAGAGAAAAAACTCAGTACAAGAAAGAAATTGTAGACCAAATGGAGGCATCATGAAGATTGTCAGAGTAAAGAGATACCCTTACACTTGCAACGTATGTGGCAATGATTATGATGATTGCTACTGTGGTTTCTTGTGTAAATAAAAATTAAATGCAGGTATGGTGAAATCGGTATACACAGAAGACTTAAAATCTTCCGCCTCTGGCATGTCGGTTCGAGTCCGACTACCTGTACCAGAATTAAGAATCCGTTCAGCAACACCCAAAATTACTCTTAAATAATGTATATAATAGGGCTCATCTGGTGATAGGTAAAATTATCATTGAAGGATGTTAAAAGGATTCTGTTTAAATTATGCGATTGTGACGGAATAGGCATACGTACTTGCCTTAGAAGCAAGGTTCTGTGGGTTCGACTCCCACCTATCGCACCAAATTTGTAAAGCAAATAACTATTGCTTTCAGCAATTCAATTGGGGTATAGTGTAATTGGTTAGCACTAGAGACTTTGACTCTCTCAGTTCCAGTTCAAGTCTGGATACCCCTTCCAATTTTAAGCTCCCTTAGTCTAGTGGATCAGGCATCGGTCTTCTAAACCGATTAACGTAGGTTCGAATCCTACAGGGAGTGCCAATTTATAGGTTCTTTTATGTTAAAAGATCTTGCAATAACTTTATTAGTCGTAGTACCAGCAGCAATTGTTATAGGGGTTCCTTTAGTAAAAGGATATCTATGGTTGTTTGGTGTTATGATGAATTTTATGTATTAATGCGTCGTTAGCTTAGTTGGTAGAGCATCGGACTTTTAATCCGAGGGTCACTGGTTCGAAACCAGTACGGCGTACCAAGCCTCAATAGCTCAGTTGGCAGAGCAGCTCACTTGTAATGAGCAGGTCGTGGGTTCGAAACCTACTTGGGGCACCATTTCATAAGGCTGTAGTAGCAATACTACGGCCTTTTTTATTGGAGTTTGCATGATTAAACGTAGTGAAGTGATAAAATACTTGATTGATTTGTTAGAGGATGCCAAACCGGAGTATCGGGAACATGATGAGACTTCTGATGAACATTTAAAATGGATGTTGCTTTCAGTTTTGTCAAATGATTCAATCCCACAAATGAATCGTTGGTTGGGTTTTGTTCAAGGTGTACTTGTTACTAAGGATTATATTACCGTAGCAGAGCTTCGGGAAATATCTAGAGGTATTGATAATGGTTAAACATGAAAAACTGAGTGCCATGGAATGGTATGAATCTGAAAAGGTTGGAGAATTTAAATCCCCTATTCCAATAAGTGTTCTCCCTAATTATTTGGGGATTAACCCATGTGGAGTTGATTCAATTCAATGGGTTAAACAATCCGAAGATAACCAATTGATCAGTTTAACTATAAACTTTAAACCAAGTAAAGGTTAATTATGTGATAAAAGCAATATCTAATTTCAGGGGTAAATTTGGGTTTCTTTCAAACTTCCATGATTGCAAAATCATAATGGATGAGCTTACTTTTGAATCCGTAGAAGCTGCATTTCAAGGGTTAAAAGATCCTGAAAGACTTCATGAATTCCAGTGGGTATCAGCTAGTGAGTCTAAAAAGCTTGGAAGAAAGGTTTCTCTAAGAAGTGATTGGGATGAGGTAAAAGATGACATAATGCGCAAAGTTTTGCGTCTGAAGTTTTATCAAAATACAGACCTTCTAAGAAAACTAAAGGATACTGGTAGTTGTGTGCTTATTGAGGGAAATACTTGGCATGACAATTATTGGGGGATTTGCACTTGTGATAAGTGTGAAAAAATACAAGGAAAGAATGTCCTTGGAAAACTTTTAATGGAGTTACGTAATGAAGTATCATGTTAGAACAAACATGGATAACACAATCTTAGAAGCATACAACTTTCAAATAGAAGGTAACATGCTTGTGTTTCGAGATATAAAAGGTATTGCAGTAGCAGCTGTTCCAGCTCAGACTGTACGAGATATAATAGCATTTAACGCAATAGTAACACGATAATGGCTAAAGTAAATCTTCAAGAAGAACTCCTAAGAGTTCAAGTAGAGCTTTTGAAAATTGAGCTAGAAGAACGAAAGTTCCGGTTGGATCAAGAGAAAAAGAAAGCTTCGAATAAATTATTTGATGAAATTACAAAACCATCAAATACATATCCAAGAGTTATGTTTCCTGGGACTGTTCAAGAACATACCTACCCTGATAAGTGGCTACTAAATACTGGCCCAATTTCTATGATTAATTGTAAGGATTACTAATTATGAACGCTTATAATGAACGCAAGAAACGTGAAGAAGAGGAGCGACGTCGTCGTTCTAACTCCAGTTCCAGTTACACATCCTATTCCGATTCAAGTGGTTGGAGTTATGATTCTGGTTCTTCTTATGATTCTGGATCATGTGATTCAGGTTCATCATCCTCTTGTGATTAATCACTGAGACTAAACTGAGTTATTTTTATTTTATTAAATTGAGGTATTATACACATGGCTAAAATTCCAAGCGCACCGAAAGCATCTAAGTTCCCGAAAGTAATCTATGACGTACTTGAGGATGGCGATTACCCTGCTCGTATTGTTCGATACGTTGGACTGGGTACTCAAGACCAACCAGAATTCCAAGGTCAGAAGAAAGACCCTGCATTTAAATGCTCTTTCGCTTTCGAGTTGATTGATACAGATGCAACTGGTGTTGATGAGGATGGAAACCGTATTGACCCGCGTCCAGCATGTCAGTTCGGAGACTTCTACCTGTTCCCAGGTGCTCAACGTGGTAAGGTTTACGAACTTTGCCGTGTACTTGACCCTACCATTGAGCGTGTACCGGATGACCAAAACTGGTTCATTGAGCGTCTAGGTTCAATTGTCAACGTAGAAGTAGGTCACTACAAGACCAAAGCAGGTGACATTCGTAATAAGATCACTAAGATCGGTTCAGTACCGACTCGATTCAAGAGTCAGGTTGGTGAAGCTCGACTGGATCTTGTAGGGTTTGACCCGTACGAAGATACACCGGATATGTTCCAAGCTTACAGCAAGCTTTTCAAGTTCCAACGAGATATTCTCGCTGAAGCCTATGATGCTGAGAACATCCCATTCGCAGGAAAAGAACCTGCAAAACAAGATGAACAAAAGGAGAATGCTTCTAATTCACCTTCTACTAATACCAGTCGTGCAACCACAACTGATTCCGTAGAAGAAGATGATGACGCACCATTCTAATATAAGGGGCCTAGTGCCCCTTTTCTTGTCTATATAACAGTACACCAGCAGTAGGGAGTTTAAATGGCAAGACGTGTATCACTAAGACCACCAAAGCGTCAAGAGTATACATTTGAAGAATTGTATGATGAATACTGGCAACAACTACACACTCAATTCTATTCACTGGAAAAAGACTTCCAATTAGCAGAAGATTTGGCTCAAGAATCAATGCTAAGGGTGTGGCAGTATTGGGATCGTATTCAATGGGATAAGCTCTCAGGAGCTATAGGAACGATTGCAAACAATGTCCGGTTCGGTTATATGCGTAAGTACCTGAATCGTGTTGATACGCAATCCTACGATGAAACAGATGGTATTTTTGAGTTTGAATGTCATGACAATGGCATTACAGACCCTATGAGACAGATGCTACAAAATGAAGCTTCTGACCATGTGGAAAAAGCTCTTAAAAGGTTGACTGACGAAGAGATGTCACTATTCAGTGATATGTATCTTCGTAACTTTGATATCAAAGACCTTACTATCAAATACAAGATGTCTAAAACAAACGTTTATGTGAGACTGCACAGAGTTCGTGTTAAGATGCTAAGTTACTTGCAAAATCGCGGTATTGACTATTGTTTTGAGGGGTAATGATGCAAAGAGATTCAGAAACAAAATTGATTTACAATGGGCAGTATTATGACTGCCTTTTTAACGGTGTCATGTATGTCATACGAAATAAGTTACTAGAGCATGATGAAGTTTTCTCCGAAACGATGACAACCGCCATTACTCAGTGTAAAGCGCTAAACCAAATCACTTCAGATTTACAGAATGCTGATGACCCAAGGTTGGTGCTATGGGATTAAAAGCATTAATAGATTGTGACATTTTTCGATACGAACAAGGTTCTGTTACCATGAACCATCCTCTAAAAATAACAGATGAAGATGGTTACATTGTAAAAGTTCCAGCAACAAAGCGGAAGATAGAAAGCCTTGTAAAGGCTAAGATTGATGAGATTATCAGTGCCACAGGAGCAGAAGATTATATCTGTGTTCTTTCTGGAACTGGTAACTTTAGAAATGACATCGCCAAACAACAACCTTATAAAGGTAATCGTGACCCAAATCTAAGTCGACCTCATCACTATGAGACAGTTGGTAATTATATAGTGTCCACTTACAACAACATAGTTGTAGATGGAATAGAGGCCGATGATTGGTTAGGTATTGAGCAGAGAAAAGATTTAACATCAACTATAATCTGTTCAAGGGATAAGGATTTAGGAACTGTTCCAGGTTGGCACTATCGTTGGCAATGCGGAACATCTCAACCTGAAAGACCAAACCATTACATATCCGACTTTGAAGCTGTAAAGTTCTTCATGTTTCAAATGTTAATAGGAGATCATACTGACAATATACCAGGTTGTGGTAAAAAACAACTTGTGAAATGGGGTAAAGAGCCTGACGGATCTCCAAGAATGGTAGAGCGTAGGAAAGGTGTTGGTGAGGGTGCTGCAAAAAAGATTCTGGATAAATGCAGCACTGTTCAAGAAATGTATGATGCCATTTTGGAAGAGTACAAAGTTGTTTTCCCTGACAATTATGAAGAAGTTATGCTGGAAAATGCTCGACTCCTCTATATAGGGCAAACACCTGATAATTTATTTGAATGGAATTGGTTAGATTTTTCATGTAAGTCAGAATGGTATTCTGAACTTAAAGAAGAACACCAAGAAAAAGAGGAGTAATTAATGTCATCTTTTTATGAAGTACGTTTGTCTGATTCACAGGATGCGATCTTTATTAATATAGACGCAGTACCTGAGTTTGCTGTATATGAAGACTTTATCGAATATAAGGGGTTGAAACTAAATCGTGGTGATTTTGTAGATGCTCTTGTTAATAGTGAGTCGATTGTAAAATCACTGACCCCAGAGGCTCGTGGTCTGGTCGAAGAAAACTCTGAAGAGGTTTCTGAAAAAGAATAAAAAATAGGCTGTGAGAAATCACGGCCTTTTCTGTCTTTGAGGTTAATATGGAAATATTTGGATGGATTTGCCTAGTAATTCTTGCAACATTGTCAACCATAGGTCTTGTGGCAGGTTTTATAATCCAATCAGCCTTCTGTGGTATAAAATGTAGCGATGTTATCACTCTTTTTGTACTTTCAGCAATACCAGCAATACTCTGGTATGTGGTAGTGGTAAATTTCCCATTTACAGTAATGGTTAAATAAAAGGGTATATAGTATGAGGTGTTTGAAATGATTTCTGACTTAGAAAAACAATACCTATTTCACAAACATGAAGCAAAACGTTTACGATTCTTTAACAAATCAGAGGAGTCTGAGCAACACTATAAAACCTCTAAATCAATCTTGTTTGAATTAAGATATGGTGGGAAACATAAGTGGAGTTAAAAACATTATACGGTAAGGCTAAATCTGGAAAGATAAAAGAGTGGAAAGTCTGGACAGATGGTGCAGATGTAGTTATAAGCCATGGTTATATTGATGGTAAAAAGACTATTAAGAAGATCGCATGTGAAGCTAAAAACGTTGGTCGATCTAATGAAACCTCACCATGTGAACAGGCAATCTTTGAAGCTAAAGCCCGTTGGAAGAAGCAGGTTGATAAGTGCTATCGTGAAAGCTCGGAAGAGTGTGTAGATGTTGGGCAACTATTACCAATGCTGGCTCATGATTATACAAAAGTTGGCCACAGAATGCCATATCCATGCCATGTTTCTCCTAAACTGGACGGAGTCCGTTGTCTATGCACTGTAACTCAAGATGATGTTGTGTTTACTTCTCGTGGGGGTAAAACTTACGCTGTCCCTACTCACCTGTGGAAATCTTTACAACAACTCAGAGACTCCCTTGGAGTGGAATCCCTTCTTCTAGATGGTGAGCTTTATATCCATGGAATGCCACTTCAAGACATTATTTCATGTGTGAAGAAACACAATGAAAACACCTTTAAACTAGAGTATTGGGTATTTGACATTCCTAGTGAAGAGCCTTGGCATAATCGACAAATAGACCTTGAAGCATGGGTTGGCTCAGTAGCTTTAGATGGGTATCTTCCTGGCTTAGTTGTAGTTCCAAACCTTACAGCTAACTCTGAGGAAGGGGCTCGTAGTTATATGGACTCTTACCTAAAGGCAGGTTTTGAAGGAATGATGCTCAGAAGTCCAGAGGGGATGTACGAGTATAACCACAGAAGCTCTGGTTTGATGAAATGGAAAGATTTCAAAGAGTGTGAAGCAGAAGTAGTTGATGCCTACGAAGATAGAATAGGCGAAGGTGTTCTGACTGTTAGGTTAAAAAATGGAATCCATTTTGAATGTAAGATGCGTGGCACACACGAATCAAGAATTACCTCTGAACAAATAAAACTTATCGGTAAATGGATTACAGTAAGATTTCAGCAATATACAAAAGATGGAGTCCCGCAATTCCCCGTTGGTATTTGTGTGAGGGCTGTTGATGAACAAGGAAACCCATTGGAGTAATATGCGAAGTGGTAGCTATACTATTTACATTTGCACTTCTGATAGCATTGGCTGTGGTAATTTACACTGATTCAGTTATCGTGAAGGTAATGGAAAACTATGACGAAGGTGGTGATATCCACCAAGATTTGATAGATCATATAATTGATCACATGGCTAATAACGATTAAGAGGTAACATGGCTGAAATTACAAAACTTTATGAACAACTTCCTGTCTTTCAAAAACCGAAAGGTTGGGTTATTAAATACCCCGAATTTGCTAAACTCGCTGATGAGCAGATGCACAGTTTTTGGCCATGGGATGAACCTGTAGTTGATAATGATATCCAAGACCTAAGAACTAAACTCACACCAGCAGAGTTGAATGGAATTACTACGGTGCTGAAACTTTTCACGCTGTATGAAATGCACGTTGGCGAAGATTATTGGACTGGTCGTATCGGTCGCATCTTCCATAGACCAGAGATTACGAGGATGGCAGCTCTCTTTAGTGCCGTGGAATCCAACTCCCATGCTCCATTCTATAATAAACTGAATGAAGTGCTTTACATGGATACTGAGGAGTTTTACTCCGAATGGGAGCATGTGAAAGAACTTAGGGATAGAATTCATTTTATTGAAGATTGCGCAAAGAATGAAGATCATGGTCTGAGTATAGCATCATTCTCATTCATAGAAGGCTCTGTACTCTATTCCAATTTTGCATACATCAAACATTTCCAATCCCAAGAATGTGGGAAGGATATGATTCGTAATGTGTGCCGTGGTGTTGATTTGTCTGTCGCAGATGAGAATACACACTCGGTTGGTGGTGCAATGCTTTATAACAAAATTGCATCTGAAATGAAACAAGTATTTAACATCGATCTTCGTGAAGTTCATCGAGAATCTATCGTCAATATGGCACACACAGTATACAATCACGAAGAAAAGATCATTGATTTAATCTTTGAACAAGACATTCAAGGTATAACTAAATACCAAATGACAGAGTTCGTGAAACATCGTATAAACCTATGCCTGAAACAACTAGGTTATGATGAGATTTTTAATGTAGAAGATACCTCCATTGAAAAGTGGTTCTATCAGTCGATTAACAGCGTGAAGTTCCATGACTTCTTCACTGGAAACGGCTCTGAGTACAATATTCAATGGGATCGGTCTGGTTTTGGTAAAGTTTGGGGAGAAGTTAATGTCTAATGGTTTTGAATCAATCTCAGCAGAGCGTAAACACCTTCAATCAATTGGAGAAGTTCCAAGTTGGTACACAACCCAAGGATACGCATTATTCACACGAAAGTATTCTTATAACAATGAGACTGTAAAAGGTGCTTTTAATCGAATCGCATCTACATTGGCAAAATACTACACACCAAACCCAGAAGAAGCTTTTGAAAAATTCTTTAACCTGATGTGGTATGGGAAACTATCCCCCTCAACCCCTGTTATGTCCAATACAGGAACTAACCGTGGTATGAGTGTCTCTTGTGCTGGTAACTTTGTTGGTGACTCTGTAGAAGACTTCTACGATAGCAATGCTGAAATTGCAATACTATCAAAGCATGGTTTTGGTACTGCATCTTATTTGGGTGGGATTCGACCACGAGGCTCCTTGATTAACTCAACTGGAGCAAAAGCTGATGGTGTTGTTCCAGTGTTTGATACATACGTAGACACTAAGAATAAAATCTCTCAAGGCTCTTCTCGTAGGGGTGAATGGGCTGGATACCTAGATGTATCTCACGGAGATTTCTGGGAACTTACTGGCTATCTACAAAAGAATCCAGCAAGTGCAAACATTGGTTGGGTTTTCGAACTGGATGATGTTGAGAAACTGATGGCTGGAGACCAAGAAGCTATTAACCGTTGGAATGAAATCATGTATATGCGTTGCCGAACAGGTAAGGGCTATATGTGGAAAAACTTCACGGCTAATGAACTTGCTCCGCAACCTGTAAAAAACAGTGGAATTAAAATCAGGTCTTCTCAACTGTGCACAGAGATTGCACTTCCATCTGATGAGGATCATACTTTCACTTGTATCCTCAGTTCCTTGAACTTGGCTAAGTGGGATGAAATTACAGATGAGGACATCCAGTGGGCTCTTATTTTCCTTGATTGCGTATGTGAAGATTTCTTAGGAAAGGCTCGGAATATACGGTACATGGAGAAAGCTGTACGATTCACCGAGAAGGCTCGTGCCCTTGGTCTTGGTACTCTTGGCTTCCATACCTATCTTCAATCAAAGATGATTGCTTTCGAATCCTTTGATGCGCACATGGTAAACAATCAAATCTACAAACGTATATGGGATAATGCCCTGAAGGCCTCTCAGAAGCTCTCAGAGCTATTTGGTGAACCTGAGTGGTGTGTTGGTACAGGTCAACGAAACGCAACGTTAATAACGATTGCACCGAACATGAGCTCTGCACTTCTATGTGGCTCTGTATCTCAAGGTGTTGAACCATTGGTTAATAACGCCTACATCCAGCAATCTGCTGGTGGTGACTTTGTACGATATAACCCTCACTTTGTAGACCTTGCTAAAAAACGTGGTAAGTTTTCAGATGAAATGATTCGCGAGATTGCGATTCACTATCGAGGTTCAGTACAACATCTTGATTGGTTAACTGATGAAGAGAAGTTAGTGTTCCGAACAGCTTATGAGATTAATCAGCACTCAATCATCCGTCTTGCATCTTCACGCCAGCAATGGATTGACCAAGCCCAGTCTATTAACCTGTTCTTCAGTGCAGATGAAGATGAAGCTGTTATTGCAGATGTTCACAAAGAATTTCTGTTGGATCCTCGGTTGAAATCTTTATACTACCTTCGTTCAGAGCGTGGTGTAAAGGCTTCTACCGGTGAATGTATTGCATGTGAAGGTTGATATGACATTCTCTTATAACCCTACTACTGGTGTGGTTTGCCGTAATGGCAAGCCACTTACCTCTAGATACCCAAATGGATACCTTAGAACCTTATATGGTGGTAAGGAAATTCTACTACACAGGTTAGCGTGGTTCTTATATTATAATGAGTGGCCTGAAAAACCAGTAGATCACATTAATGGTATACGGGATGATAACCGTATAAATAACCTCAGACTGGCTACGTACTCTGAGAATAATAGAAATGCAAAAATAAAAACCTCAAATACCTCTGGTGTAAAATGTGTATATTGGCATAAAGCTCGACAAAAATGGTGCGTACAGCTAAGAACTAATTTTGGAAGGATCAGTTTTGGACTACATGACGATTTAGAATTTGCTGAATTGGTTGCTAATGAGGCAAGAGATAAATACCACTTAGAGTTTGCAAGGAATATTTAATGAAACAAGAGTACACCTACGAAAGTAATACCCCTGAGGATATTAAAAATTTATGGCAAACGCCACAACCATATTTCCAATACTGGAATGACATTTATGACTTTGAAATGGATGTGGCAGCAGCTGATTACAATCACCTTTGTCCTAGATATTTCACTGAAACAGATGATGCGTTGACAAAGGATTGGGCAGAAACAAACTGGTGCAACCCGCCTTACAGTGACATAGGCCCTTGGGTAGAAAAGGCCATAGAACAGGTTGAGAGGGGTTGTGTGACTGTCATGCTAGTACCATCCAACATTGACACTAAATGGTTCCAGAGAGCCTTGGAGAGCGAATATACCCGCATCCTGATTATCAGTGGTGGACGGATAAAGTTTATCAGGGCAGATACTCAAGAACCCGTTGGATCTAACCCCCGTGGTTCAATGTTTATCCTCTTCAACCCAAATACACCCAATTGGTCAACACCAAAAATTGACACAATTTCAAATAATTTCCTAAAGGAGTTCTCTTATGATTAGTGTAAAATTCTTCACAGCTGCTTGGTGTGTAAACTGCAAAAACATTAAACCTATAGTAGAGCAATATGCAAACGTCGAGTATGTAGATATCGACTCAGAAGCTGGCATGGAAGCTGCATCTAAACTGGGTATTCGGGGAATTCCAACCCTAGTAAAAGAAGATGGTGAAAAAATCTCTGGTGCAAATATCCATAAGGTCAAGGAGTTTCTTGGGGTTATGTAATGGCTAAAGTTGTAAACTTATATAAAGAGCCCTACGATGTTTACATAGGAAGGTCTAAATGGGGTGAACCAAGAAACAAGTGGTGCAACCCTTTTAGATCTGAAAAAGGTGAACCACCTTTTAGAGTGATAAACATGTATAAAAAACACCTGTGGTCACAAATTAAAAAAGGTGAAATAACAATAGAAGATTTAATCTCATTAGATGGTAAGTCTTTGGGGTGTTTTTGTAAACCTAAACCGTGCCATGGTGATGTTATTCTGAAAGCTATAGAGTGGGCTAAAACTCAAAAAGGTAGTACCGATGGCGAGAAAGCCGAGAAAGAAACTCCCAAAGATTCTGATACTTTGGGAAATGGACTCTGAAGAAATTGTGAAAATTGTGAACCACCTTCGGGAAAAGTTTCCAACATCTGGTCAACTGACTAGGTATGAAAAAGAACTAAACCGTAGGGCTAATAATGAATCAGTGGAGATTATGAATGACTAGACTTTATGTAGCAGGCCATATGTTAACTCGTGGTGCACAGTTGCAACGAATGCATGAACGTTATGAACTGGAAGTGGCAAATCCAGAGTTACAATTTTATGTCCCTCAGGAAAATAAAGCAATAAATGATAAGAAAGCTAATTCAAAGGATAACAAACTAGCAGAGAAGATTGTAAAACAGGATACAGATGCACTGTTCTGGGCTGATACTGTGGTAATTGAGCCACTACCGGAAGCTTGCGGTACAATGGTAGAGCTTGGTCAAATCAAGGGAATGAAGGATGTTGCAGAGCAGGTTTTAAGAATCTTGGATGACAATGACCTATCTCCCGCTGAGGCTGTAGAGGTTTTGTATGGAGAGATGTTACAACATCAAAATAGAAAAGTATACCCACACTTTGAGGATATTCGCAGGGTTGATGGGATCACTGAAACTGGTGACCGTCGGAGCCTGGGTATTAATCAATATGTATATGGAGTATGCCTAGATTTAACAGATGGTGAAGGTTTTTACGAATGGGACAATATTGTCTCCACCCTATCCACTAATAAGGATTCTAATTAATGAACCCAGTTATTATTTTGAATGCCCCACCTCAGTCTGGTAAAGACACTCTTGCAAATGTTCTAAAGAAACGTTTTCCACTAATGCGTGAAACCTCTTTTAAACTTCCGCTGTATCATCTGTATTGCCAAACTGTAGGAATTGATTATTCAGATTTTATGGATTTATACAACACTGTTGGCTGGAAAGACACACCAAATACAGAGCTAAATGGTAAAACTCCGAGAGAGTTGATGATTCATATCAGTGAAAACTATATCAAACCGTTCTTTGGTGACACATATTTTGGGGAGCAAGTGTCTAAACAGATAGAGTTTTATGAGTATTCTAGAGAAGAAGAATTCTCTTGGGTGATACCGGATGGGGGGTTTGACAGCGAGACCGAACACATGCTAAAACTTCTTGGTGAAAGGTTGGTATGTATCCAGTTTACACGGGATAATAAAAATTTTGACAACGATTCCAGGAATTGGATAAAAAACATTGACAATACTATTTGGATTGACCATCCTGGTGAACCTGAACAAATGGCAGATCTTGTTATTGAGGTGTTAACAAAACAAGGCTATGTGTTATAACATGTGAGTACAGTCATTTTATCTCAAAATCTTACAAACTATATTTATCTTTATTTCTGTAAGGTCTTGTTTTCAAATAGACTACATAAGGAGTAGTCCTTAGAAATTCCTAAATTTTCTATTTTCTACTCCTTCTTCTTTTATATATGAGGTTTTTATGAAAGTGAATATTAAAGATGTTATGAACATGAGTCCTGAAGAGTTTGACACTGTAGAAGAACTGAGTAGAACTCGAGTTTCAAGAAAAGAGATTAAGTCTAATTGGCAGTGTATTGAGGATGGTGTCAATACTCATAATTCCAAATCTGTATCTAAATACCGTAAATGGTAAATTATGAGAAAAAGATATAGACCTAAAAAGGAAGATATATTAAAAGGCACTGGATATGATTCGTTACTAGAAAAAACTTTACATGAGACCGTGCTTAAAGATGCAAGGTTCCATGAAAAAAGTGATAGAATAGGTTATACGGTGTCTCACACTTATGAGCCTGATTTTGTATATGAGAGTAATGGAAAGACATTTCTTATAGAAACAAAAGGAAGGTTTACAGATAACTCAGAGGCTAGAAAATACCTCTTTATCCGTGAAGTGCTAGACAGTGACACAGAACTTGTCTTTGTGTGGCAAAAGAGTGGAACAAAGTTCCCATTTGCTAAACGAAGGAAAGATGGTACTTATCAAACCCAAGAAGAATGGGCTACCAAGAATGGGTTCCGTCACTGGGTTTCTGATAGTTTTACAATTGACTTACTATAAATAAAAGAAGGGGCGGTTTTTACACCAGCCCCTTTTATTTTATCCAACAAATTCAATCAAGCGTCCTTTTTTCTTAGGTGCTTGACTAATGCCCTTCGCTCTAGCTTTCCCTGCAAGAGCACCACTAGCTTTGGTCTTCGACTTCAGACTAGCCTTCTCTTCTGGAGACATGTTCTCAAATCTCTCCTTATCTGCAATCAATTTCTTAACTTCAGATTCAGTCTTCAATTTGTTAGGTTGAACACCTTTCCCCATGATTGACTTAGTAAGATTCTGAGCTAAGGAACCTACCCAAGATTGATCTGCATCACCAAATCTCTCAGCTTTAACCCTATTAAACATGTCAGATGTTATCCAAGTTTCTGGATTATCTGGGAACTCAGCTTTTCTTATGGCAGCTTCTTCAAAGAGTTTTGACAACTCAGTTGTAACAGCTTTGACTTTATCATCAGATGTCTCTTTGGAGATACCTTTCATAATACCAGCTGTTTGAGCAAGGTCGTCAGGTGACATGTCACTATCCAGATACTCAGATGAGTAGTGTTTAGCAACTTCTCTCAACTCTTCTTCTGTAGCCTTGTCAAATTCCTTCTGAGTGGCTTCCTCAGCACGTTTAACCTCTTCCTTGATATCTTCCTTAGGCTTAGATTCAGGTGCTTTCTGAGAAGGTTTAGCAGCCTCTGAGGTGATTCTGACTTTTTCAGATGCATTAGCTATTACGCGGTCAGTTTTATCAACTTTCTCAGCGTACTTCTTATTAGCCTCAATCCGTTTGTCGTAATCTTGAAGCTTCTGTTTGATTTCAGCAGCCTTTTGTTTGAACTCTGCTTCTTGAACAGTTCTATCAAGACTACCTCTTTTAAGCCATTCGTCGAGACGCTTAACCTCTTTGTTATGTTCTTTTTGAATTCTTTCGATTTCTTTTTGAACAAGGGTTCTAGGCCCTTTGTCTCGTTTAGCTTGCTCCAAATTCTTCTTCAATCTTTGTTGAAGTTGATCTTTACGAGCTTTATAAGCAGCCTCATCAACTGTGAAATCAGCTTGTCCTTTCTCTAGCCACTCTTCATAACGCTTCTTCTCAGCTTTAGCAAGGTCAATCTCAGCCTTCTTGGCTTTCTCAGTAAGTTCTATAATCTTGTTAATTGTAGATCTCATCTGAGCAACGGTGGGCCCTTTATCAGAACCAGTAACTTCTCTTGTGAAGTTATCAATAATCTTCTTGACATCTTCTGGAGCATTTTTACCAGCCAAATCTGTTAAAGTTTCCTTAGCCTGTGCCATAGTTGAAAAACCTGTAGTAGCTTTAGCTTTCTCAAGATCTTTCTTGGCAGACTCTGCTTCAATTTCAGCCTTTTTACGAGCCTTCTCAGCTTCAACCTCGTTCTGAGCTTGAGCTTTTTTCTCCTCCCTACGAGCCCTAGATTCTTCAGCTAATTTCGCTTTAAGATCTTTAGCTTTTTGACGAGCTTCCTGAGTAATCCGAGATTTTTCAGCCTTGATCGAAGCTTTTAATTCAGCTTTGAATTTAGGCCCAAGTGATTCAAGACCACCTGCGTCATGTAGGTGACGAGCAACAACATCCTGACTAACCTTCTCCTCACGAGCAACATCTTCAAGAGTTCTGTTTATAGTTCTCTCTTTTTCACGGAGTGATCCAAGTTCTGTTGCTAATCTCCGGTCAAGTTTCCCTGATGGAGTCTTTTCAAGCTCTTCAATTCTTGCTCTCATTGGTTTAGTAACCAAATCAACGAATTTACGCTCTGGAGTAGCTTCTGGAGCTGTTTCTTCCTCAACCCTAGGTGTTGGCTCAGGTTCCACAACCTCTTCAGCTACAGGCTTTCTAGGAGCTCTGGAAACATCCTCAGCTTTTACTCGACTTTCAGTAACTGTCGGCTCTTCTACAGGTTCAACAACTTCTTCCTTAACTGGTGCAGTTTTCTTAGCCTTAGCCATCTCTAGGTCAACCTCACGACGAGGTGCAACTTCTGGAGTTGGTTCTGGTGTTACAACTGGTTCCTCTTTAATAATAGGAACTTCTTCAACAGGTGCAGGTTTGGTTGGCTTACGAGCAGCTCTTTGATCAGGGGCTTTCTTTGTCACCGTAGTAATTTCATCAACCACTTCAGTAGGGGCTTCAGAAACAGGTTTAGTTGGTTTTCTAGCAGCTGCTGTATCTACAGCTCGTTTTACTGGAGGAGTTTCAACTACAGCCTCTGGAGCAGCTTGAACTTCACGTGCAGCCCTTCTTTCATAGCGTTCACGTTTACGTCTTTCCTTACCAGTTTCTTTACGAGGTTTAGCCATAACTTCTGGTGAAATTGTTGGAGCTTTAGTTGGCTCGGCAATTGGTTCTGGTGTAGGTTCAATTGTTGGTTCAATCCTTGCAGGTTGTCTTGCAATTCCGGCCTCTCTCCAAAGTCTTTCGTTTTCCTCAGGAGTAACCCTCTTAATAGAAGGTTCTGGAACAATTATCCCCTCATCCGCTAAGGCACTTTCAGAAGCTCTAGCAGCGACTTCTGGATCACCGCGTACAATAGCTTCATCAACAGCTGATTCCTTAACTGTGGGTTGTTTAGCCTGTATTTGTCTTGCAAATTCAGCAATTTCAGCACCACGTTTAGCAGTTGTTTCTTTAGCTTTTCTGATACGTCTTTGTGATTTAGTAGCTCCAGCGAGTTCTGCACCACGTCTTACAAGAGCGCGAGTTGCAACAAGTGGCATTGCTGCTGGGGCTAGAATCATTGTACCAAGACCAAGAGCACCCTGGGCCCCAGAGGGTTGTACACCAGCCTTCTCACGAGATACTTGTGGAACACCGTGGTGGAATGCAGGGTATTCAGACGTAAGCATTTTCTCTAAATGAGAAGCTGTCATAACATCCATAATTGGGTTGAATGAACCAGGTTTTCCATCAAAGCCTTTTAAATTATCAATTTCACCAAGTTCAGTAGCCAACTCCATAGCGCGTCTAGATTGACGTTCAATTTTAGAAGATACATCTTTACCAGCCAGGTAGCTGTTAGAGAGTGTCGAAAGGTTGGATAACGTACTTGACAAATCTTCATATTTAGTAAGAGTGTCATCAGACACTGACCATGGATCCAATTTTTTCTGCCCAACAAGCTCATCTATGCGGTTGTCAATAGATGTTTGATTAGCATGAAAGTTACCAAGAACTTTATTTAGAGTCTCTGTACCTTTTTCTTGAATTTGTTTAAAATGGGATTCTCTAGTTTCACCAGCAACTTTAGCTTTTTGATTACGTAATACAGATGGTCTGGCCTCTTCGTTCAGTGCAGCAGTTTTTCCAACAGCTTCTGGGGATAGGTTGAAATCCATACCAGCAAATTTCTTAGCACCAGTTCTTCCCAAATCGCTTGTGTAATTGTAATTAAAAGCTGCATCTGTTAAACCAATGTTATTATCTGTTGCAAGAATGTAAGCATTCATCTTAGCTGCTTCACCAGCATTCTTTGCAGACAGGTTTGTGAATGCAGAAATTGATTCTGCTCTTTCATCAGGGGTGACTGCTTCACGAGCCTTCTGTTTTAATGCTTCAGCAGCATTAGAGTATTCAGTAAAGTTATCAGCAAAAGTTGGATCTAAGTTTACTTTATGATCACTTTGGATCTTAACAGTATCCTTGATAGCTTTTTCACCAGCCTTGTTAACAACATACTGACCAGCCCTATTTAATCCGCGTAGACCTTGACCAAAAGCTGCACCACCAAGTAGGGCTTCTGCGTAACCTTCTTGCCAATCTTTACCAGCAGCTAAGTTAGTGGCCACCTGAGAACCAGCTGATGATGCAGCATCTTCCACAACTTCAGCAGCGATTTTCTGAACCGGTCTTCTTGCGAGACCAGCAAATTTTGAACCTAACCCACCACTCGCTAAGTCAATAACACCGGTAGCAGCAGCTCCTAGTTTAGCGCTTTGGGGGTCATATTCACCACGCAGTCTATCTTGTTCTGACAGAATATCACCATAAGACATCCCAGATGCAATACCAGCACCAGCTATTGGGTTAACCATACCAGCACCGATAGCAGGGGCGTACTGAGCACCAGCAGCAGCGAATCTACCAACTGTTCCCAGTTTAGACTCTTCTGCTAGGGCTTCTCTTGCGGCTTGTCTACCAACTCTTTTAGAGTAGTTAGATGCATCTGGATCTGTTGTAGAAGTAGCCGCTATATGTGCCAGTCCAGATAAAACCCTCTGACCGGCAGCTCTTCCTACTCCACTTAAACCACCTTCACCAAGGAACCAACCTTGGTCTTCCTCTCCAGCTGAATCAGTGGGATTAGCTGTAGGTGAAGCAGGGGGCTCATACCCCCTGTTCAATTCTTTCAGTAAGTCTGGATCTGTAATATAGTTCATAATTACTCCTTAAACATTGGCACAGGGAACCAACCTGTTCCGTCGTTCGCATATGCCTGACCCTTAACCATTCTCAGACCCTTCAAAGCACCTGAAGAGTACATTTGTACAGCTTGTCTTATTTGATCTGATGAATCAGGGTTCATAGAAATAGTAACAACTTCACGAGCTTGACGCTTCATATCTTGTTGTTGAGGTGTATCTGTTGGGCGTGGGAAGTAAATGTTACCCATATTTAGCCATTCACTATGGGATACAGCAGCACCGGAATCCTTACGCATCACAGGGGCTAACCACTCTTTCTCATAAACTACGGCAGTTGTTAAATCTGGATCCATGGTTCTTGCCATTTCAATTTGCATTGGATCACCAGATGCAGCAAGTTTAGTAACAGCGGCGTTTTCAAATCTTGCAGCTGTCTCACCACCTGGAACCCATGTAGAGACACCTTTAGGTGCATACAAATTCTGTGGCATATCTTGCATAACTGTTTCGTAGTTTTGAAGACCTTGCTGTGCACGTAGATAGTGGTTTCTAGCCTTCTCCAACCCTTCTGTATACTTCTGACCAGCAACAGCTCTTTTAGAGGCAAGTTCGCCTTTACGAAGTTCTAGCTCTTGCTGAGAGATACCCAACCTAGCCTTATCCAGCCCAAGTTGTTCCATCTTATAATCTCTTTCGAATCGACGATCATCCGATGCAATCTTGTCATCATAAGCTTGACGTTTACGTGCATATTCACGCATTTCAGGACTAGACTCATACAATGCTTGATCAAGTTGAGCCTGAGCAAGGTTAAATTGCTGAAGCTTCATCTTCTTCTCCATTGGATCTGTCAAGTCTTTTGCATTACCGGTTTGAATCCATTGCTGAATTTCAGCATCACTATAACCCTGTTTTCGAAGATCTTCTGCCCACGCTTCTCTTTTCTCTTTGCCATACATATCTGTAAAAGTTCTTCCAGCTAAATTAAAAGATGTAGCTAGATCATTCCCAGAGAGAAGGTTTAATCCAAAGTTTATAAGAGAGTAGCTAAAAGCATCACTATCATGCCAAGTTGGGACTTTTGTTTGGTCAAAAGAAACCTGTGTACCCCAGTCGTCAAGTTGCTGTGCAAACTGTTGTGCAGGGGGTAATTCAGGTGGGGCTTCTTCTAGACCTGTTACCCTGTCACCAGTACCAGACATTTTATTACTTGTTTTTTCCTTCAAGTAAGTAATTTGTGGATCTTCTTGTAAACCACTCTCCATTTGTTTAGGAGGCTTAGTGGCTTGAGAGACATTACTGGTTGGTGGTAAGTTCTGAGTAGGCATTGTTGGATTAGCTTTCACAGCCTGCTGAGGAGAAAGAACCCCACTCTCAGGGGCTTGAACTTTATCCGGTGTAGGGAAAGATGTAGATGAAAACTCTTTCTGAATACCTACTGTTGGGGGTGTATCTGTTACAGCTTGATGTGCAGCTGCGAACCCCCTACCAAACATTTCCCCAGCTACGTCAGATAGGCCCATCCCAAGAGGGTAGGGCCCAGCATCTTTATTTACTTGAATTTTGTCATCAAAGTACCCCATTAGTGGCCTCCTCTGTTACAGTCTCATCTTGGGCAGGAGGAAGAACCCCCTGTTCTCCCTGAGGCATCTGTTTAGAGTACCCCTGCCTGTGGTCATTAATATATTGTTCTAATCTTTGTTTAGCGATTGGTAAAGGCATCATACCTTTATCAACCATCTTCTTTAAACCCATGGCAAGCTTTGTGAAGTTTTCCATCATTGGTGTGAAGTTTGGATCTTCAGCACGGAATCTTTCAGAGTTCATAAAGAAATCTGACTTCATATAATCTGGAGTTTCTTCTGGTGATTCTTGAGGCATTGGACTTGGCCCCGCTAAGGTTTCAGCTTGTCTCTGAGGTCTTTGAAGGAGCGGGTTTGATTGAGCAGTAGTTTCAATCTTTGCCTGCTGAAGCTCCTTCATACGTTGTTCATAAAAAGTTTCAGTGGCCATATCAATACCTCTTATTTAACGCCCTTATATGTGGGCTCTGTGTAAACACGCATGTACTCTTTCTCAAGTAGCGGATTTCGATAAAGCTTACTATCAAAACCACTCCATCTACCACCTTGTGGTGCACCCATTGAAACAGGTTGTTGTTGTTTCTCTGGAGTTTGTAAGTTCTGAGCCATTTGTGCAAATTTACCCCAATCAAAAGTCTTTGCAGCAGTTGTAGCACCACCACCAAGTTGACCACCACCAGCGGCAGCGGCTTGACCAAAAGCTGTTGTTGGTGTATAAGCAGTTGCACCAAATGCTCCTGGGGCAGAAACTGATGGGGCAGCCGCAGCGGCACTTTGACCAAAAGCAGTGGAAGGTGCGTAAGCGGAACTCCCCAAGCTTAATTGAGCCCCTCCACCCCATCCACCAGTAGCAGTGGCTGGTGCTCCGCTAAATCCAGCAAAACCACCACCTGCACCCCCAGCACCACCACCCGCAGCACTTCCACCACCGGCAGCCATAGCAGGGGCTGCTAAAATCCCACCAATAATAGCTCCAGCAACAGCATCACTGTTCTCGGTAAGTTTGTTATGACCGCCCAATGGAGTGGTTATTGTATCCGACATCATATCTTGGTGTCTTCCGAAAGAACCTGTGAACTGATCCCAAGACTCCCCGATATCACCCTTCAAAAGTGGTTTACCCACGTTCTTAGTTTCATCCCACATCCACTTAGCTTCGTTGATTGGATGTTTTAGGATCCCCTCTAACCCTTTAAAAAAATTAGCCATACTATCTCCTTAAACTGCTCTATAAACAGTCCAATCACCATTAGAACCACCATCAGCCTGCCAAGCACCACTGCCTAGGCCATGACTGTTGTCCATATAACCTTCTAACTCCAATTGTCCAGAGTACCCAGCGGGCAACGTTCCAGATAATGAAATGGTAACAGATACTCCATCATTTATGTTCGATAGATAGTTCATACCATAACCTGATGCTACAATGGCATTAGTATCTTTTCTTCTGAGTCTAAGAAACACTCTACCAAAGCCAAACAAAACAACCATCGGCCTATTGACTAAGATGAAAGAATTTTGCTGTAAGGCTTGGCTTATTGAAAAAGTCTCCAGTGTTATAACCTGCCCTGTGGTAACTTTAGATCTAGAAACACATGGGAATGTATTACCACTACCACCAACACCAGTAAAAGTGTCTGCACTCAAGTTGCCCCTTACAATAACATTCTGGAAATTGGCATAACCATCTTTTGTGATAGCCCAACCAACATTAGAACCGTTCCAGTTATCAGAGGCAATAGTACCTACAGCTGCATTTTTTATCTTAGTAATACCACCAACAACTTCAAAAGGTGCACCATTATTGTTTGTACCATCACTGATTATAAACTGATCTGCCTGAACAGCAAAGGATGTTTGATTTCCATTATTGTTTAATTGAATACCAGTAATTTTATTATTAACGTTTACCCTCACACCCCACTTAGCTTCCACTGCATTAACTTCATTATCTATTCGGTTGATATTAGTTGTAGCATAAGTTTGAACAGCAGCTATATCACCTTCTAACTCACTCTTAACAGTTGTTATTTGTGATGCCAGGGCAGAGTCTCCGTTGGCTCTAGCCGTAGCTTCAGAAGTTATTGATGCGTTTATCACAACATCAGCAGCTTTATAATTAGCATCAACAGTTGAGATCTGTGTAGCTAAAGCAGAATCAGCAGTAGATCTTGCAGTTGCCTCATTCTGAATAGAAGATGTAAGTGTGGCATCTGCTGCCTTATATTCCGTCTCAACAGTTGTAACCTTGTTTGCCAAAGCACTTGTAGCATTTGACTGTACAGTATTGTAGTCCTCTATTTTTGCATCAAGAACAGCATTTTGTGTATCAACATGCGTGCTTAGGTTGGTAATCCTCTCTGCTAAAGCAGCATCCTCTGCAATCATAACCCTCTCAAGTTCTTGTATTGCAGCTGTTGTGTCACCAGAACTTACCTCAAGTTTTTCTATACGCTCTTTTACAGTAGCTGAAGCCCAGTCTTCAACTAATCTATAAGATAATGTTGACTTATCGTAGATAAGTTTCTGGAAGCTTCTCCAGACTTTACCATCAAAACTGTAATCGTTGTCGTTAGGTGTTTCAACATCCCACCAAGAGTTCTCATAATTGGCATCTGGATAGGCTCCGCTGGAGGGGTTCCACTTACCTTTATAGATCGAATTCTCTTTAGTAGCTACAGTTTCATCTGTTTTATAGAAAGCTTTTGATATTTCACCAAGTTCCCTGTCAACACTCATCTTCATCATTTCTGGGGATTCGGTATCTATAAAACCAGGTTTGTAAGCATTCCCAGGAACCTTTCCAAAATTTCTACTTGTACTCATGTACCCTCCTAAGAAAGGGGCCGAAGCCCCTTATTTACCAACCTTCTCATAGTCAACCATAAGTTTCCCAGACATTTGATCTCGCTTGACGGCGTCTGGGTTTTTCTTTGCTACATCCTGAGCAAGAACACCTTCAGCCTTTCCTTTAAGACCAAGTCTCTTCTCAGCAGCGTCATTCCACTCCCACTTATAAGTTGTATCCTTACCCTTCTTCCCAGTCTTCTTAACCTTCTTCTTCAAAGAAGCATCAGACCATCCCATAGAGCCCATCCCTTGCATAATACCACCAGCAGTAGAACCAAGGCCTAGCATTTGGTTGAACATACTTTGTTTACCTCCGGTTGAAGTCCCAGTTTGTGTACCTGATCCACCCATTCCACCGATTGGGCCAACAACACCAAGTAATTTACTTAACTGATCCCACCCAGCTCCCTGCTGTCCAACCTTGTTAAACCAATCAACATCAGCCTGACCTTGTGCTTGGTTTTGTAGTATACCAGCACCTTGAAGTTGGTTTTGTAAAGCTTGGTTGTATATACTCCCAAGACCAGATTGAAGCTGACCAGAGCCAAGTCCGAGTTGACCAGCATTCTGACCACCTTGCATTTGGGTTGCAACGTTACCACCAGCAATTGTCATGGCTTTATTCATGGCATCTTGTATAGCTTGGTTTTGAATAGCAGCACTTCCTGAAGAAATAGCATCAGCAGCTTTACCCTTAGCAACACCTTCTGCTACCCCTGCACGAGAACTACCCATACTCCCAGCACCAACAGCCTGTTGGTTTACACCTTGAATTTCACCCTTCAGTTGCTCTCTGACATTTTTACCTAACTGATCAACTTGTGATTGAACCATATCACCTTGATAAAGTGATTTAGCTAAATCGTTAATTTGATCTGATGAGATATTTAGTTTACCAGATGCTGCATCTTTAGCAGTATTTGCACCAACACCAATACCACCTAAACCTTCTTGTGAAGCTTGGGTTAGATTACCAGCCAACTGTTTAAAGTCTGATGATGAAATCATATCTTTAACAGCAGTTTGCATCTCCGGTGTTAAGTCTGCAAGTTTCTTGTCAATGAACTCTGCATTAATACCGCCTTGTGAATCAAAAAGTTTATCTGCGTTAGCAAGAATATCTTTTAGATATGGGATAGCTGTTTCCCAAGGTTTTGACTCACTGGTACTTGTCTGTGAAGAGGAACTGCTCCCACCTCCAAATAGTTTTCCCATAATGTCACTCCTTAATATACTCTAAATGATAGAGGTCGTATAGTGTACCATTTTTGGAAACAATACCATCCTCTCTGAAAAATTGTTTAAAGCCAATCATACGAAGAGCCCTAACAATATATGAAAAATCACCAGTAACTGTTGTATAAATTCTCTCGAACCCACAACCCTCAGTTAAATACCGTCTAAAAGCTCGTAGGATCGCCATAGAGCGATTTCTATTGCAGACAGGTATAAAGGCATGGGTTTCAACAGAACTTCCCACAGGCTCGTACAGGAAGAATCCTAAGGCCTCCCCTGATCCAAGTGTTACGGATATCAAAGGTATTCGTTCCAGTTCAGTTAAAACCTCCTCAAGATTTACATCATCCGTCAGAAGAGGTGTTACCACCTCCTCCAAATCAATGTCACCTTTAAGCTCTGAAAGGGTTGTTTTCCTAAAAGTATACATTACCTCAGTCCTTCTTGTATAAAATCTATATCATAACCAGTGAATGACCATGTACCACCAGATGAATCTACGAATTTAATAGCTGGGTATCTGTTGTTAGACCACGAATCAACCTTAACATCCTCTTCTATATTATAAACTTGATAACCATCCCAAGTTGGTGGGTTAGTCGAGTTCTCTGACCCTCCATAAAACACAAAAACCTCACCAGTTCCTGAGAATTGTGGAATTATGTGTCGTACCATTTTATAACGTCTTGTAGATTCAACAGCTTCATCCATGTCTAAGTGGGTTCTAACAAGTTCAGCAACAACTGGCCTTGGTTTATTTGTCTTTGTAACACTGTCATAGTCAGTGAACTCAGTACCTGTGTCTAATAAGTACAAACACTTGTCTTTACTTGCACAATAAATAACCCTTCTGATGAAATCCTTTCCGTATTCCTCCCACTGAACCTCTGCCCACTTGTCTGCATCCCACAAATCCTCACATCCAGGTGGAATGATACTGTCGTCTGGAGGATTAGCCTCAGTACCACACAATTGATCCCAACTCAGCGTACCAGTCTCGGGAGGAGGGGCCATATTAATATCGTAGACTTGAGGTAGATCATAGAACGACCAAGTATCATACTCCCAGTTCCATACAGCAGCTTTGTTACAAGACCAGCCAGTTTTATCAGCACCTAAAGAACCAGTGCCAGCATAAGTTATCCAAATCTCTTTTCTTGAGGTATTTGAAAACACTTGAGTAGCTTGAGAGTTTATACCTGAAATTTCATTTATTAAAAATTCTTTTAATCTCCCAGAAGCAACAGGTTTTCTAGAGGATCCATTGTGAATAAAGATGTCATCCTGTGCAACAACAAAGTGCTGACCTTCGAACTCTGCTACACAATTTGGGGCTAATAGTCCAGAATCACTGAATAACTTTCTGAAGTTAAAGATAAACACACCACCTACATAATCCATTAAATAGGTATCTTTATCTGTATAGACCACAAAGCTATCCCTTAATGGGTGACCGTCTACAATTTTCCCAATTGAATCGGTTAGGTCGTTGAAACCACCATCTCTTTTGTCATCATCTTCAACCCAATCTGGTGGAAGTTCATTAACAAAAGATACATTAGACCACCTAACTCGTTGTGGAAGTTCAACTCCATTCTCAACCATATCTAATGCGATTAGGTAGTTTCTGAAAGCCCTGATCCTTCCACATCTCCAAGTCTTCTGAACACCATCCTTAGAAGGAACTCCCCAACCTGGAAGATTAACAAAGTAGTCATCTGTTGGCCTTAATCCCTGTGGATTATCCCCCTTATAGTTCATGATGATTGAATTAGAAAGAGATGTGTAGTACCACCGGTCTTCGGGGGATGCACCATACACATAAAAATCTTCTTGGCCTGGCGTCGAACTTAAATTCCGACTAATTTTGAAGTGAGAAATACCATCAACTTTGTAAATAGAGGTTGGTGTACCATAAATTATTGAATTGGTATTGCTTTTCTGAAAAACACACAAAGGTGTTTCATCTGGCATATTCGTTGTTAAGACGGGGAGTGTACCCCCCATCTTTTCAATTCTTCCACCTACAAATCTTACATTGTTGGAAGTAGACCATGCCTCTGGTGGGAGTTCGAAAGGCGGTAAATCTTTTATAGTACCCACCTTACCAATCCCCCTAACTCTAAACGTTGGCATAAAACCTCCTTATGCAGTTCTTTTCCACATACTGACACCGATATATGGATTTTGTGTATTGAAACCAATACCACCACCAGTTCCAACAGTATTACCTTGGACTTTGTGGGTATGACCTGGAACAGTGTTTGTCCAAGCAGTTCCAACATCCTCACCATATTTGTGATGTTCATATGAGAATAACTCGTCATGGGCGGCCGCTTTTCCAAAAGGTTGTGAAGATGAAGCCCTTATTGCAACGCCACCATCGTGCTTGTGATCACCACCAGCTACTGTATCTAAATTCAACTGGTGAGTATGCTGAGGTAAGTTGTCAATAGTTAGAACAGTTGAGTACATACCACCTGTACCATTATTTACAAATGTCTTAGACTCGCTACGACCATCCACACCAGTTCCAGTACCGATGGGGACTCTACCTTGTCCAAACTTCTCCCAAGTACCAAATCCAAGAATCACGGAGGGGTTTCGATCATCTACAGTGAAATAGATTGAATTGATAGGCCATGTTACATTATAAATAGAGGTTGTTAAATCTTTAATAAACTTCCATGAAACCGCATCACCATCCGCAGTTGGAGTGGCTAATCCAGTTAACTTTTTACCGTTAACGTTTATAGAACCGTCTACACGCATAGCCCCTTTCAGGATAACAGTATCAGTTTCAAATCCAATATTCTTATCGAAGTTATTCATTGAGTCTGCTGTTATTGTTAAAGCTTTGTTAAAACCTGGGAGTGTATTCTTCAGAACTTTTTTAACTAACCTGATATGATCATCACCCTCTTTGATCAAGTCATTTTTTCGAGGGAACTGATCATTCAGCTCTGGTATAAAATTTACATTACTTTCTACTGACATAGCCAGATCCTCCATTGTCTTCAATACGGTCTGACAGCTTATCTAAAGCCTTCTCTACCGTGGCTAGTGCTTGATTGTTTAAGGCGACTTGCTTATCAAGCTTTTGAACAAGTTCTACCATTGTCTCTTGTTGAATAACAAACTGCTCTTGCCTTTTCTGACGATCCTTTAAAACCTCCACATCTGTGTATAGTTTAAAAGATGCCGCCGTAAGAGAAACAGCAAGAGCAGAAGATACACCAAGTAACCAGTTTTGAAATGTATTTTGTGGCATCTCCTCCTCCTGTCTAACATACTCCATTTATTAAATCACTCCCATTTTAACTTCTAAGAAGGGGGATAATTCCCCCTTATTTATTTAGAGTTAATTACATCCTTCAAAACCTTAATCTCTTCTTGTAATTGTTTTACAAGATCGTGCAACTCATTAATTGCCCCAGAGTTTACGGCAGTGACACTTGAGTAGTTAACGCCTAATACATCAGTAAACCCATACAAACTTTCATCCGTAGAGACCACCTTCACAGAATCTGGTAATGTTCTCTGAACATCTTGTGCGACTAAACCATCTTCCCTTCCTTCCAAACCTTTCTTCTGGTAGTTATATGGAGTAAAGTTTTTGATTACTTCAAGACAATTTTCAATCTTAACAAAGTCAGATTTAATCCTTGAGTCTGAAGTTGGTGTGAATGAAGGAGCAGTCATTGGGCTACCGGAATTAATATTCCCAATAGTTCCAGATACAGCGTTAGAGTAGTATTTTAATGTACCGCTTGTTCCAAATCTCCAAACGGGGTTATAATTACCACCGTCAGTAAAACCAAGAACATGGTATAAATCAGAGGCTATAGTACTTTCAGAGTAAGTTCCTAAGTAACAATCTACAGCATAGCTTCCAGTTATCTTAAACGGATAACTAATTGAAGCCCTTAGAATTCCAGCGGATCCCGAGACTTCTCTAGCTGAGAAGTTAGCTACACCATAACTATTCCAAGCCCTGTTTACATTGTAAGCGGATATTGGAAAATTATTGAAAACAGTGGACTTCTCTATAGTGATTTGATTACCAAACCTCATAGCTACTGAAGTATTAGCTTCTCCTATACCTCTACTACCGATGTAAGGATCCATTCCATCTGGACTTTCCATGCTAATCCATTTAGTACTGTCTAAACTTTGCGATATTAAACCAGTTCTGGTATATGCTGGGCCATTTTGTTGTGTTAACCCATTACCTGTTATAGTCCAAATATTTGTATCACCATTGATATTTCTTGCAATTGCAAAACTATTACCGAAAGCAAGTGTATGGAACACAGTTTGACTAGCATCTTGGTAAGAAATAGAAGCCTGTCCATTTACAACAATAGAACTCTTTGAAGTTTGGGATGTAATGGGGCCAGTCATTGTACCACCGCTAAGATTAAGCTTTGCACTTAACGCAGAGTTAATCTCAGTTGCAGTCAATGTTCCTATTTCATTTGGAGTTGGTTTGAAACCTTGGTGATATACTAAGTTTCCGTAGTTAGCGTACATTGTTCCAGACCCAGCTGTAGAGCCCGACCCAACACCAATATTTCCGTATTCAATTACTGACCCACCAGTAGAACTGAACAATAATTTACCACTGTTACAGAAGTTGTTAATGACCTTGTGATCAGCATTAGCATGTCTAACCAGACCAACAACATTACCAGTTCCACCAGGAGCAATATAAAGTTGGTTACCCTCAACAGAGATACTATATACTGTATTATCTGCGAATACACAGTGAGAGTTTAAGTCATTGTAGATATGGTTTCCATTAACTGTTATATTTCGTGACACACCAACCGGGCTTACACCAAAAGTGGTAACAGATACTGCGGCACATCTATTAGCAACAACGCTAACGTTCTGAACATCATTGTGCTGAGAGGTGATTCTAATAACACGCTTAGTATTGTTGCCAACTACATGAATGTTACTTGTGTCATCAATCCACAAATCATGTCCAAACATATTACCACTGACAACCCCTGAGGAGATCACGTTATTCTCTATTTCAAGACTTCCGTAGGAGTTATTCTCATCATAGTTACCTACAACAAGTATATCCCCGTTCCCATTAATGAAGTTGTAGGATGTAGCATTCTGTCCACCATATGTAGAGTTACCAATACATTTAACATTCGTCAAACCTGTGTGTTGGAAGTGTCCTGCATTCTGACCAACTGGGGCTTTTGAAGTACACCCTTGGATAAGCACATTCTTAACAATCCGGTTTGTTGGATCAGAAGCTGTAGCAGAGTAATCCCTTCCTCGAATATCTGTAGAGTAGAAGTACCCACTGAAATTAGCACCTAGGATTTGAATATTTTCATAATCTGCACTATCCAAGTGAGCCATACACTGGAATGCTCGACAGGTTGAATTATAATCAGGAGCTACAATCTCACCAGTTAGTTCTGAAATGAAGTTACTTGTTTTTATCCTGAAACTTCTAACAATAATCTTAGCATGTCCAATTAGTTTTACAGGCTTAGTCACGTTGACAATGTTTAGTTTGTAAGTACCTTTTGTGAAGGATAAAACAGAACCTGATGGGATACTGTCAAGAGCACTTTGTACAGCTGCTGTATCATCAGTTGTTCCATCACCAACAGCCCCAAAATCCTTGACATCATAAACTTGGTTTACTTTATCAGTTAGGTACTGGAGGGTCTTACCATTAGATGATAGGATATCGGTTGCAGTAGGCTTCTTAGCAGTTGAGTAAATTTCAATCCAAGGTTGCCAAACACCACTATACATCCTTCTTGTAAATACCCTATCCGCTGTATATGTGTAGAATACTTGATGTATTGAACTAGAACCCCATTTCATAACACTTAACGCAGAACCAGAGGGGCCAGTGGCAAAAGGTGTATCTGTTGTCCCAGAGAACACGTTGTACCAACCCGTTTCAGTTGCAATGTTACAAGATGCCCCTGAAAGCAGTGTGCTGTTCATTGTTCCACCAAGACCAAAACCAGTAGGGGCTGCACCAACATCTGTATTTGTAAGGGTGATGTTACTAGAGAGTGCTTTACCATTTACAGTCCTTGTAACAGGCACTGCACCAACATCATCTGGGGTCAATGTTACAAAACCAGCTTTACCATTAACAGTAAGTACACCAACACCTGATTCTACTTGTTGGAACTGAGAAGTATCCTTGAGATACAGTAATCTATCTCCCCACAGCCACTTGATTCCACTCCAGATGTACTCTGACTGACCTTCATTAAGAACAACATCCCACACGGAGTTTGTTCCGTGGGGATCTGGCCATGTTCCACTATTGGGGTTCCAAGTTCCACGATATACCTGACCTTTTGCGAGTTCATCTGCAATATCCTTAGTCGCTAAGTAGTATGCATTTGTTTGATCTCTCATTGTTGTTACTTCAGAAGCCTTTGCATTTACATCAGCCACAGCTTGGTTAACAATAATTACAGACGCATCAATACTTGCTTTGATTGTATCAATTTGTGACTTAACTAAATCAACATGTGTCTTATCATCTTCAACTTGTTGTACAAGCCCTTGCATGAGGATAAGTGTTGCATCCATTTCATCCAACGCTTCTTGGATCTTTGGGTACTTCTCAATAAAGTCCGCATACATCACACGGACTTCTAATGTCATCTGCTTGATTTGATCTAACTCAAGCATCATTTCTTGAGCAGAAGCTTCCAAAATAACAACTTGCTCGAACAATGTTTGGATCTGGTTAAGGTAGTCTTGGATTAGAGTAATACCAGCTACATCTTCATTAGTCCAACCATATTGAGTTACGTTGATATTTTCTTGAGACTCTGAAACACCATCCCCGTATAAACCAACACTCATACCTCTCCCTCCTCAAACATTCTAACAACCAGAGTAGAACCATGCCACTCAGCCTCATCAAGTTGAGCATTAACATCATTGGCAGCATCAACAGCTTTTTGTGCCCAATAAACTTCTTGCTCATTATCACGCAAGAAAATTGATGCATGTCTCAATGCGAGATACAACATAACATCCGGTGCGATTATCAACGAGTATGGACAATCCGTTTCTACTTTCATCTCTGGAATATCTCTGTTATAGATTACTTCAATTTGATCATTCTCTTGAAGTGTTGGGTAAGTGTACATTTTACTTCCAATTCTTGTGAAGTAATAAGGCTTCCCATCCTCACCCATATTCTCTTTTTTAAGTCTAGTAAATGTTTCTACATCAACCCTTGTGACTGCAAAACCATTCACTGTAAAATGTTTTACGCTCAGGAAATCATTCGGGATCTCCACCCATTCAGAGTCTTTGACAATGGTGCGTACAAAACGTGTTTCATAATATGGCAATCTCACCAAACGGGTGAACTGCTTCTCTGCAAAATTAATAAACATGGGGATATTATCAACTGTAGCACTGTCCTTTCTGTTTAACCATTTTTGGACGGCCACTTTTAAATCCCCATAGTTTGAGATCTCATTCATGGTTAACTCCTTTCGTGTAACGTTACGATTATGTTAAAGTCTAAAAAAATGGTTTTCATTACGTGTAAAAAAAAGGCCACCCTAAGGCAGCCTTTGTTATTTACTTAGTTTTACCATCTTCATACACTTGTTTAATCTTCTGAACCCACTCATCATCATGAGGTGTTACAGTCGATTTTGCAATAGCTTCAGCAATCTTAAAGAATGCCCATTCAATCATAAGCTCAGATGCAAGTGTGGTTAGGAGTTTGACACCAAAGCTCATTACAGCTTTGATAAAAAGTCCAATAATAAATTGCATAAAACCTCCTACTGCTCTGCTATTAATCTGACCCTTGTAATAGTAAAATCCCTATCCAAGGCTGTGAGAGAAACCGTTGCTCCGTTAGTTACAAACAACCCATTCTTATCAACACTGATTAGTGAGGTAAAGTTAAAGATGTCTGGTGCAGAATAATTATCTCTTCCATTTATATACTTCTCAACAATACCACCTGTAAAATCAACCTCTAAACTGCCAGAACTTGATGTGATTGGCCCTGAGAAAGAACCTTCAATTACAAGTTTCCAAAACAACGTCCGATCATCATTAACACCAGCTACCATTTTATTTGCAGTTGTATCAAACATTGGTGCAAACGTACCATTAGTCTGAGGCGTAGCTTTTAGTAATGTTACTAGGTTATACACCGTTCCATTAGTGAGGGGTATGTTCACGCCTACCCAGTTCATTTCAGATTTAATTCTAGTTGTCTTTGTAATTAAAGTTCCTAGATTTGTTGTATTCTGGTTTACCTGTGTAATTGTTGGGTTTAATTTCAATGTTCTAACATCAAACATTGAATCACCATTATTAATTGTTGGTATGGACATAATTACCCCGCTATCTCGTTAGTGTCTGTCCAGTTATTAGAATCCACCCAAACGGATTCACCATACCCAGGTTGTGGGATATGAGAACCCTCTACATATCCCAGGCACTCCCACCAAGGTATGTTTATAGGGGTGAAGGGTATACTTGTCATCTCAGGTTGATTAACATATTGGCTATAGTGAGCGAATATTTTATCTCTCCAAGAATTTGTGTAACCATATTGAATTAGGTTCCAGTTAGCATTCTGTAAATCTTTAGAGAAAGCCATAATAGCCTTAGCTTTATTACATTTATGCTTAGATGCCCAGAACCTTTTGGCTTCCTCTGTTTTTATAGGATAATTCAATATAGTTAAATCTGTTGGTACATCTACAGCCATAAAACCTCCATAATAAAAAAGAGGAGGAGATTTCTCTCGCTCCTCTTCGGATATTAAGCTACTGTTACGACAGATACCGCAGAATCGGTTGAACCTGCTGCATTAGTGAAGACTACTTTATAGTTCCCACTGTCGCCTACTTGAGCATTCGCCTTGCTAAAGGTCGCTACATTACCGGTGCCGGTTGCACCAGCGATGTTAGAAGCCCCCTTCATCCACTTCCAGCTATCAGCTTCATCAGCTGTAGCGGTTAGGTTAAGAGTAGCCCCGACGGCCACACTAACCGGTGTTGCTGGTTGAGTGGTTACTACCGGAGGGGTTAGGGCTTTACCTTCAGAACTCCAGAAGCATATGGGTTGCGGTGACGCAGACCAACTTCCATTTCAATCATCCACTTCTCATAGCTACCGTCTTTAGCCAGTTTCTCACGGCTTGGTGCACGAAGAACCATCTGTGTCCAATCCGACGGATCGAAGAAGTAGATAGCATCTTGCGGCATGAAACGGTTAGGAATCAGTTTGAACTCTTGACCAAGCGGGTCAACCAGGGTGCTAACATGAAGGTTAACTTCAGTGTCAACGTTGGTAAACATACGCATACGGTTTGCACCAGCACCACTCTTCTCTTGCAGAGAGCTGAAGAAGGAAGCATGTTTCGGGTGGAACATGATGATGTTCGCACTAGAACCAGCCAGGTACAGTTGATAGGTAAGGTCAAACAGTTCAGCTTCGGTGAATACACCAGATGCGGCAGAAGTTTTGTTAACAATTGCCCCAGTATCTGGGTCAGCTGCACCGGAAGCAGCAATCAGAGATTGGAAACCAGCAGTTTTACGAGCAGTGCTCGCATCACCATCAGCACGTACTTGTGCAGATAGCAGAATCACTTCCAAGTCACGCTTAATTTCCTTACCAGCTTTCTCCATCTGGTATTGCAGTTCGCGACCACGACCATAGTTGGCCAGCGCGTTAGCAGTATCAGAAACTTTTACAACCTTACGCAGAATCTGAGTAACGTTGGTTTTAACAGAGGTGTTAGCGGTAGTACCGTCAACAGCAGCAGCACCTTCAACAACTGCGTTCGAAGCATTCGGAGCAGCCAAGGTGTCAGTTTGCCATTGGAACAGAGTTTGCTGAACAGCCTCTTTACCTACCATTGATACGAACGGGGTATCAGTTGGTGATAGGTTAGAGATCCAGTTGGCGAAAGATAGTTTTTTACCATTAAGGTCATACGAAGTTAATGTAGCCATATATTTATTTCTCCTCTACAGGTTTAAATAGGGATCCTAGTAAGAATCCCTTCTTGGGGTCGAATATTTATCAATCACATTTACCCCACATACGATTATAAATAAGGATCATTTGTCAAATTCCATTACAGAAATTTAACATTAATCTTCTAAAAAGTTAAACATACTATCAACATCTTTAGTACCGAAGGATCCTTTCTCCAATTTCTTGATTAATTGGATCTTCTGTGGAGGAGTTGAAGTCTCCTGTTCTTTAGCATCTGCTTTAACAACTTTAGTCGGAGATTTTACAGCTTTCTTAATCTTGGCAGTAATTGAAGTCTTTGTACTATCGAATTGTTTTGCTTTGAACAAAGCTTTGAATACCACTGGATCAACACAGTTCTGAATCTCTTCTGGGTTAGCACCATTGTCTACAGCGTAGTGCATGAGTTCTACATATAGATCTTGACTCCAACCTGGAATATCCCGAGCAAGTACAGCAGAGCATTCACGAGCCTTGGTTTGAACCAAAGCTTCTTCATCAGCACGTTTCTTATCTTGGATAACTTTCATAGCATCCTGTATTTCACGCTGGCGTACTTGGTACTTCTCAAGAAACTCTTTGTTATCAACATATGCAGCTGGGTCACTCTTCGCAAGACCCGCCCAATCGAACCCATCATAATCTTCGATGACACGATCTGCTTCAAGCTTGGCAAGTTCTAGGAAATCAGCAATTTCTTTTGATTGTGTTTCAAAAGCTACTCTAGCATCTTCAAATTCTTTACGCTCTGAAGATAGAGCTTCTGCATCTTTATAACCCTTAATAGCTTCAGCTAGGCTTACAGTTTCACCACCTGGCAGTGTTACCTCATATGCTTCATAGTCAACTGTTTCTTCTTCAGAATCATCGTCAGAGTCATCATCGCTTGAATCATCAGAGTCGGTGTCATCATTATCATCAGAATCTTTATCATCACCATCGGTATCATCAGAAGAATCTTCATCATCAATTTTATCAAAGTCAAACTCAGACTCTACTTCATGGTTTTCATCTTCAACATTATCAGCCTCAACCTCTTTAGTCGGTTCAGGTTTTGCAGCTTCTGGTTTAGTTGATTTATCAACAACACTAATATTGTCATCATCAAGGGAGAAGAAATCTACATTCTTCATATCCAAAACCATTTCATCAGCAACTACAACTTCGTTAGTATCCATATTCAATTCTCCTCAACTAGGTTAACATACTCTTGCAGCTTCTTTGTAAGTTCTTCGATAGCCTTAGTAAGCATGTATAACTCTTCACGTCGTTCTTTCTCTTTGAAGTCGGTTCGAATTATATCAAGAGCAATATCTTTTTTAATTTCATCAAGTATAAAGGAGAGGGAGTCTTCCCCCTCCATTAATTGTTTTACTTTATAAATAATGTGTTTCATCTCAGGCATTATTTAATCCTCCCAAGATCAACAGCCCGTGCTTGTCTAGATTCCATCTGAGCTTCAATAAGCATTGTCTGACGTTTCAGCTCAATCTTCTGTTCTTCAAGCTCAAGTCTCAATCTTTCAAGCTCTAGTCGTTGTGCCTCTAGACTAACCTTGTCAGCAGATTCATCTTGCTTACTCAATGACTCTTCTTTACGCATTGTCATTTCATCAGCAGCTTTCTGTTGTTCAAACACCAACTTCTCACGTTCATTCTGAATATCAGACATAAGTTTCTGAGTCATGACCTGAGCATTCTTTACTTGCTCCATCATAAGTTGAAGCTGTGCTTGCTCTGCTGGGTTAGGTTGTGGTTCAGGTAGTTTATCCAACGGAGTAATGAAGTTCTCGACATCATACAGACCTAGGGACTCAAGAAGTTGAGAACCCATATGGTATGCATTATTGTCTTGGAAGAACTTGTTCATCTGTGGAACTTGAGTGAAGGTCATCAACGCAGCTTGGATAGCAGCAGACCGTTCACGTCTTTCTCCATCACCAACAGCAACAGATACAACCATCTCGGAACGGGGTGGAAGAGTCTTAGGGTCAATTGTTATAACACCTTGTGCAGTCTCTACTGGAATTGGCTTGGAACCATTTTGTCTAACAAGTTCATAGATACCAAGCATCAGCTCCATCATACCACGTTGAGCAATGTTTCTTGCAACCATACGTAGTCTATTTTGTGCAGCAGTCATTACCATGTTAACAGTGGCTGTTGAGTTATCATTCTTGAAAACATTCGGATCAAGTCCTTGACCAACTCTGCTCACACCTGTCCGCATTTCTTTCTTAGACTCAGTGTATTCTAGCAACTGCGTAATTCCATTTGGTAACTGATGATAATCCATTGGAGTTACTGCACCAAGGCTTTGCACTTCAACAACACCACCTGGTCTGTTGTTTAATAAGGATTGTCTATCGTACGCACCCTTCACAGCCATATAGCGTCTAAAGTTCGCATTCATTACATTATCAATGATACCACGTACAAGGTTTGTATTTAAATCTTGAATATCCTTGGTAATATCAAACACAGATTCACCCCAAATAGTTCCAGGAACTGGGAAAGGTGAGAATGTTTCGAACGGATGTTCAGACACTCGATTCACCTCTAGAATCTGAGTATGGATTGTGAATACTTGTAGTGTTTCTAAACGACCTGTTGCACATGATGTACGAATGTAATGTTCATATAGCCAAATCTTATCAGAGTGTTTATCACCTACACTTAATACATCACTTACGTTAAGAGGTGTTAGATTATTAACACGAGCATTTGCAATCACACCTGCTGTAATATCACTAGAGGCTGGGTTCATCTCCTCAACAATTTCCATTGGGAAACCCATCTTGATCAGTTGGTCTTTTGTCTTACGAACACGGTGTGCAATGTAGTTGGTATCACGGAGAGAAGTAGCAGTCGGTTCGATGATTACTTGCTCAAAAGGCACGTACTCTACCTTAACACCTTCAACCAGTTTTTCGTATTTAATAGAACCTGAGATCAAACCATTATCATCTTCCTCAGAACTCATCTCTTGAATCTCACCTTCAATGTTCATTAGGTAAGTGTCAAACTCTTGTTGAGTCATCTCTGAGAAATCTTCTTCAATAACATCTTTGTAACTTTGCCAGTATCTTTTAACGAACGAGTTACGAGTTACTAGACACTCTTTGAAAGCATCATTCAAAACATTGTAACCTTGGTTCTCACGTAGCAAAATTTTATTAACCATTTTGGTTGCAGCAATAGATGCTACACCATCTTCTGAATTAACAGGAGCAAACTTAACTGCATCTGAACCTGAAGTAAATACACTCACTAACTCTTGTAGTGTACCATTCACAGACTCCCATACAGTTCTGTCCACCCATTTACTAGAACCTTTTTGTACAGGCTCTGGTAAGTTACCATAGTAATAATCCCAACCCATACGGGTTCTCACTCCAAGCTCACCTTCATGATAACCAAGTGCATGGTTTTGATAGATACCAAGTTGAGCCTGGAGTTCTAGTAGTTTATCATCGCTTAGTTTTAAATTACCGTTCATATACTCTCCAGTTAATAGTTAAGGTTAAAGTTATCGCCTTCCCACATATCTTTATATGCAGAGTTGAATCCAGCGGCACCTTCACCTGCGCTCACACCTCTAGTTATCACAGATAGTGCTGAGTAACGCATAGCATCCAATGTGTCATCGAACTTCTTGACAATCTTCCCATCCTTGCGATGATATCTTCTAAGTTCTTCGAATACTCGTCCACATGTCTTAAACACTTTGAAACGCCCAGTCTTCATTCGTTGTAGAATTTCCATAATACCTGGCTCTACAAAATTATTCTTTTTACCATCTGGGCCAATAGGGTTATAGAATGTATCAATCTGTGCATTCACACCAGCTTCTCTGTAATACTGGGCTACCGTCTTACCTGAACCTCTTTCAGTATTATCGGCATCGTGTGGTAGAATGACAGGGATCCAAGGCCCTCTGGCATTAATGGCAGTAGCGTGCATAGCAGGAACATCAGCGTTACCATGGTATGCATCATAAACATAAATCGTATCAGTAGCTCCATCATACGCAGTCCATACGGCAGCAGTATCGTGAGCAATACCAATATCAACACCACAGACTCTACGCCAGTGGCTAGGAATATCTATAGGATCACAGGCTACATCTTTTTCGGACATGTCATAAATTAAACCTTCACCCATCATCGGAATACCTCTTGATCTCATATCATGTTGCCACTCTGGGATTGATGCTAACAACTCTTTCTTCGTCTCTTCATCTAGGTGAGGAGCGTCATCCCATGTAGCGTTTTGAAAATACAGAACACCTTTATCATTTTTCATGAACAGGTCAACCAGTTCAGTCAATCCATTTTCTGGTGTTGCTGTGATAGTAATAAGACCTGCTGTTGTAGCAGTACGTGTAACACATTGGGAGTAGATCTTCATTGAGTTGAATGGATCTTCTTCATCTATCCAAATATAATCTACAGTTGCACCCATCAATACGTGTTCACCTTGTTGTGTAGAACGGAATTCCAAAGTTGAGAATCCATCTTCAATTCCATTCTTATCGAAGTGACGAACCTTTGCAATCTTGATAATGTTTCCATCTTTCTCTAAATGATCGAAGTCAATATAATCTCTAGGTATTGCACCCGTTCCCAGTTCCTTTGTATCTTTACCGGACTCTGTTCCAAACAACTCTTTTTGTAGAACCTTTCTTGTGGAATCTCCGGTAATACCTACGCACCAGCATAGGATCGGCTTATCAAAGCGATGTCCCTCCCACCAATCGGGATACTTGCCCGTCAGGTGAAAAGCAACCTCAGCGGCCTCTGAGTAACTTTTCCCTACACGGTTGGCCGCGCAAAGGAATCGTCTTTTGAAATCTGCCGAAGCTTTATAAAACTTCTTCTGGAATTCATACGGGTCAAACTTATCTATCTTGTTATATCGCTCATACTCATCACGCATCTCTAGAACTTCAAGGAGTTCCTCTTTTAAATCATCGGGAAGCTTTTCCCAATCCAAATCAGAAAGATCAAACATTGTAGCACCTCGTCGCTTCGTTGAAAATAAATAAGGAGCACCGAAAACTCCTCATGACTGTTTATGGTTTTGTTGGTCTTACACTTACGTAGCCTTGGCTCAGTTTACACCAGCAACCCTCTCGGTTTTAAACACTTACTCTTCAGAGTCAGATTCACTAAGTACCTTAGCTCTTTGAAGTAGCTGTTGTAACTTAGCATCCATCTCACCTTTCGTCATTCTCTTATCATCCATCTGTACCTCAATAGAAGCAGCCTTCGGATAGATAAGATCTGAAATTTTAGCTGCTGCCTTGAATCGTAACTCTGGCGGCATCTCAGGATCTTGCATAATATCCATTAGGATTTCTTCTGAACTCAAACCTGATTCTTGTCTGGAAGCAACACGATCCAACATCAGTTGAGTCATCTTGTTACGTGAACCTTTAGGTCTTCCACCACCAGGATTCCCAGGTTTAAAGTGGTTGAGTTTGTTGTGGTACAGTGGGTGCATTTCAGAGTCTTGGTTCTTTAGATCTTCTTCCATATTCTCCTCCTTTAGGTTTACTTATGAGGTTAAGTCATAAGGATGAGAGCCTTTACTATTTCCCTGTCCATGAATAACTTAACCTCAGAGTCCCACCATCCTCACCGATTTCTCCTGTTTCATCTATCGAAATCACTCAATACCTAAGTAGTCCATGACACTGGAAAACATTACAAATCTTTAACACTGGAGAAAACAATAGCCTTCATGCCATGTGATAGAGATCAATCAAACACTGGAAAGAAAAAGGTATAAGTTATATGGCGAAGCCTTACCTTCATGGCTAATCATAACATGCCCAGTCATATCACACTGAAGATAGTACATGCCCGGACATTCCCTCATGCCCCTTGATACATGCCTACTCATACAGGGGTGATAGCTACCTTAGGATACCCTCTCTTTTATATCGTGATTTCGGGGTATAGGAGGTATAGCGCCCTCTCTCATTTTTAAAAAGGGGAAGTGGGTCAGCTCCACACGGCACCATGTTAGTGATTACTACGCCTGAAAACCTTTTGCCACCTCATATCCAGAGTCACTCACCTCATTAGTATCAAGTGTAATCAAAGCCCGTACACTCATTCACCTGTATATCTATACAGTGATAAGCCATGCCACATACTGTATGGAATCCCAGCTATGTGTATATCTCCAGTGTACCCCTCCCCCTCCCCCGTATGGATACCCGTACAATATATGCAAGGGCCATGCCAAGCGGGATACCCGCCTAGTATACAGGACACCCCATACCCCATATGAAAGACCGTTAATTTATTTCTTGACAAGTGTATATGAATGGCCGCCCCGTCCCTCATAAGGCTAGTATCATGTGTAACAATCACCACACAATGACCTCTCAAATGAGAATAGATATGATTAAGGTTTACTATCAAAGGCTCCGCCCATTGATAGAAATATTCTCTTAATGAGAATTATCCTTTCCTTCTGTTTTCAGTGTTTCTTTTGTATGAGGTAAACAGTTGCGCACGGTCTGATATTGTGCTAACGGCTCTCCCTTTCGTGCGCGTTAACATGCCTTGTCAATGAGAGTCAATAGGGATAAGAGATATATTATAGTTTTGCTTGAAACTATCCTGTTTTGTCTTGTGTACAAACTAATTTTAAGGCACCTAGAAAGCGATTAGAGCGATCCAACTTTTTTTATAAGGCGGTATCAGCCCTATATCGGAGAAATGGAAGCAAGCCCCCTTGTAGGCTGTATTTAACATCTCATTAACAATCATTAATATCAGGTGATATCAATAGTTGGCACGGTTATTGTAACGCGCATATGCGATCATCTACCTATTGAGGCGGATTGCTGGGGCTAGATATGTATCAGGGATTTTTATCGTTATGAGTAAAAATATTTGTTGCATCATTCTTTGGTTATGTCATTATGACCGTGTTCCCAGTGAACACCGCTCTTTAAAAACTTACCTTGATACCTCTCGCAAAGGTCTATCCTTTGTTGTGTGTAGGTCGCCTAGTTGATTAGCTCCCCTTGTAAGACCGGAAGGCATAGCGGAATGAAAGATAAGGTGTTCACGATAGCAGCATTAAAAGGGTTTGACAGTGTGAAAGGGTAAAGGTAAAGTGAGCACACTATCACGGAAGGTTACACCGACTCAGGCCGCAAGGCTAGCCGAAAGGCTGGAAGGGCACGGATAATCAGGCTGAAAGGCTGTGATAGATAGGCAAGAGGCGAAAGCGGAATCGCTCAATTGTAACCTCTTGTTAGTCGGGACGGTGGCATATCGTCTAAGGTTGAGGCAGAATTGCCCAAGAATACACCGACGAAACACCGCTTGACAGTTTGACACAAGTTAGACTAGAATGGCGGCAAGGGATAAGAAGTTGTCCCGAATATCTGGCCTAGTGCCATGCCAACGGCATCAATTGCTAAGGCGACTGCTCTTTAAAAAGTTGGTATCTGGATTCGCTGTAATTGGCAAGCATTCCTGAGGGATTAGCAAGCGATTACAAAAAGGTGAAAAAAGATATTGACGAGAGCAAAGCAGCCCTGTAAAGTGGGCGGCATAGTGAGGGGGAACACTTTAACAACCCTATCGCCGATAATGTAAGCGATTAGCTCATTAACAATTTGGTGAATGATTTGTTAGCTGTATGCTGGCCATACCTAACAAGTAACGGTGGATTCAAAGCGGGTAATGTAAGGGTCAATCCTTGCACGTATCAGCCAAGATCTAAGCTGAAAATCAGAGCTTAAACCGGAATGATGTGAAACGGGACGGCGGGAGCTTAGTCTAAATCATAGTGGTGCCCATTGACAAAAGGGCCACTCCCTGAGGAAACGGATTAGCATTAGGAAAGTTTAACGGCCCAAAGGGGCGGCTGTAATAGGTAGTGATCGAAGTGTGTAGCGATAAGCTGTAATCATTTGCCAGACCACTGGAAAACTGTTTTCCTAGTTGGTTAGATCCTTAACAATTTGTAATCGGTAAAGCTAACGTGAGCGGGGTAATTGACCGCAAAATCGGTTGAGGCTGAGATCGTAAAAGCTGGGCTTAAACTGTCAGCGCCCGCTAAATCAAAACGACTCGAAAACGTCCGCAAAATGTAGCGACGGTCAAAGCCAAGATAGTGAGCCGATGTGCTACCCTGAAAAGTAGCGCCCGATGATAAACAGGTGAAAACCGTTTAGGCAAAGGGAAGGATCTCTAACTGGAAAGATCAGATCCAGAGGTGGCAACTATCCAAAAGTTGCAACGTGTTAACCTAGTCAAGGTTTGCACGTTAAAGCGCTGTAATTAACAGCGTTTTATAGTGTAAATCCGTCAGCCATCAAGTTAAGAAGGAATACCAAATGACCGCTATCACTCTGCAATCTCAAATGACCGCCGCTGAAGTCAAAGCCCGTATCGTGGAAGTCGGCGAGCATGAAAAGATCTCCAAGGCCATGATCGCTCAAGTTGCGCTGGAATGTCTGGCTCATGCCGTCCAGCACGGCGACATTACCCTGACCACCGACCTGATCCAGAACGTGACCGCTGGCAACCGTACCGCCATCGTGCTGCTGTTCAAGGAAACCACCGCGTTTTCCTACAACCAACGGGAAAAGGCATTCGGCAAAAAAGACAAGGCCGATGCGGAAACCTTGGCTGAAAAGGAAAAGGCGCTGCAAACTTTCCTGACCAAATATCAGGGCAATATCTGGGCATGGTACGAAAAGACCAAAGAGGACAAGATCGTTTCTGCCAAGTTCAACGAAAAGGCGCTGATCAAGCAACTCGGTGCCTATCTGGCTGAAAAGGGGCTGGCCGCCTTTGATGACAACTTCCAGACCATTCTGGCCCGTGCTCAAGGCGCTGCCGTGCAAGAGCACCACAAGGCGACCCTGATCAATGCCCGTGTGGCCGAACTCATGGAAACCCTGAATCTGGACAAGGACGTGGCTACCATGCAAGCCGAAAAAGATTACGACGCTGGCCGCCTGACTGCTACTGCCGCCAATGATCAACCGGCTGCCGAACAAGTCGCCGCCTAAGGGCAAGTGATAAAACAAAGGGCTGTTACTTGGCAGCCCTTGATTTTACATTTGTCAATATGTAGGGAAATTGTATGATGGATTATTAAGCCGTTAAAAGCGGCCACCTACAAGGGCAAGTCATAATTGCCCCCTGAGTCTCACTTGATAAGAGTGAGAGCTGGTGTCATGTCCAGTCAAGGTTACATATACAAAACATTGCGGGTAAAGCAGGTTAGGATCCAAAGCGACTAACTACCCGTTATAAGCGGCGAGAATGTGACAGCATTAGGCTTGGCTACCCGCCACCGGTCGGGGTGAACCGGTACACAAATTATTTACTACGGCGACGCGCGTGTTAAATAGGTATCAAAAATGAAATTGACAATTGAAAACGTTAATATAATTCTTGTCCGCCTGTTACCGCTGTTAACTGATAGCCAGATAGCCAGATTAAAAACAATAACCATAGGGCTTTGATATGGAAATAAAAACACGAAACCCTTTGAATGCGAACCCAAGGACAACCGTTATCACGTCTCCTAAATTCCCTGATAAAAAGGGGAGAATCATTCGTCAATTTCCTAAACCGAAACTGATAGAATGCTGGTTTCGGGATGTCGGATTTGTGGTTATGCGACCCGATGAACTGATTGCAGTAAAAGACGATGGATCCCTTGAAACTGTAAAAGGGGATGAATCCAGATCGGTGCACGGTACTGGTGCGGCTGGTAATCGCCTTGCGGCATTCCTGAAATCAAAAAGAGAAAAGGAATTAGCCCAAGAGGTAGCCAAAAAGGAAAGGGCACAATGGGCCGAGCCAATGAAAACACCCACTAAACAATTATCTAAGAAGGCATCAAAGATAATTGAATCCGGTAAATCTGAGGATGAGATAAATTACCAATTGCGAATGAATCTCACTAAAGATATGGGTGTGTCCCATAAGAAGGGGGCAAAAGTCAGGGTAAACGCCGAGCAGGTACAAAAATGATTCAAGTTTCCTTTCGTGTTCCAAATAATCTTTTAGTCCATATCAAAGACAACGGATCCCTAACAACGGACGGTGTAGAATTTAACACCGCAAAGGTTAGGGATAAGTTAGGTTTTGTTATAGGTTTCATTGCTCACTTTGAATCAAGTGACGTTAAGAAGGTTATCAAGGTTGAGTCAATGTTAAAGAAATCTGGCATTGATTACGTTACCAGAACGATAAAAGGATAACATTATGCAAAGCAATTTGTGTCAGGTTATGAATCTGTTAAAGGCTAAAGGTATTGATGAAAGTAAAAGCCGTGAAATATTGAAGCGTAGGCTTTCCGGTAACGTATTCTGGATTCCAAAAAGTCAAGAGGTTTGGATTGATAAAACATTGCCATATGTGCCCACTGCTTTAGAGTTAAAGCGGCAACAATGGTTGTTTAGTTAACAAGTAGTTAAGATAAAGTGCCCGCCTTTGAGCGGGCTTTTTTATTACCTATTTAGTTTCACCTGAAACAAGCGGCGGCGTCTTTTGGATAGCTGGCCGCTGTTTCGTCACCGTAGTAAAAGCGCCGGAAATTTCAGGGGGCCCGTGATGCCGCTACTGTTTTATGATTAGGTAATCTTTACAAAAAGTGAAACCTGCCAAATCTGAGATCAAAAATCAACCAAAAACCTGATGGTTCACTATAACGTTAACGAGACGTTAGGGAGTGAGTTATGAAGCTGTTGTTTTATGAGTAGATGATTTCTTAAATAGAGTAGAAATTTCAGAGCCGCGAACCCTTTTGTGGGTGAATCCATGTAAAATAAGCAACTTCCTATCCATGGAATAGGATTAACAAGCTCCCGTGTCGGGGGCAAGGAAACCGGTATGACGTACCACATGTTGTTGTTTAATTAGGTAGTTTTTAACCAAACGTGACTTTTAATAACCGGTCTGACCACATATGTTTCGACGTATAGTGGTGGGGTGTAGTTTGTCAGCGACAGGCTACACCTCAAAGGGTATTCTATGAGTGCTCTTTGAGGTGATTCCCCTATGTTTAGCCCCGAAACGAAAGAAGTAGGGGCTTTTTTCAAGGATTGAATATGAAACGCTTTATCTTTACCGTTTCTTTACTTTTGTCAAGTGTTTTACATGCTGAGGCACAAGAAACAGTCTTTGTTCCACCGTCTGAATGGAATCAAATGATTGAAAAGTTGAAAAACTGTAAGGTTGCAGACGTTGATTTTGATGAAACACCTACAACTTATGGTTTTCAGTGTGAAGATTGGATGATTTACTCTGATACTGATATTGTTTCTGAAATTTCTATTGTGGAAATTGAAGGAATTATCTATTTACCAGATAACCAGCGTTAAGCTCCGGTTAAGCAGTATTCTTACAGGTTTTTATGGAATTAAATTATTGTGATCGGGTAATCAAATCAAAATACCCGATGTTTGATGTGGTAAAAGCGTCACAAAATGGGCTGGGACAAATTCTCTGTGAAGGTCTGAGCGAACGAGAGTTTCATTCAGTCATGGTTAAACGTGGAAATGTTCAAGCCTATTGTCGTTTTGCAGATTTGAAACCAAAAACGAAAGTTGAACTGTTTTATGACTACGATTGCAAGAACAAAATCGCAATTGACCCAGTGAGATCGGAAATACTCACTCAACTTTCTGGTAAAATTTTAGTAAAAAGGGTTGTTAAGAAAAAGTTTCTGATAGGTATTGACGGATCAATACATATGTGTTAAAATAAATAATTAAATAATAATATATTAATAATAAGTAATAATAAGAATATATTACCCATGATTACCGCCTGCCCTTACTATTACCCACTACCAAAACCGGATAGCAGGGGTGGGCACCTTCTTGCAGCGTAGAACCCGCCTAGAATCGCGTATATTCAATTACTACGGTGATGCTGGTGCTACCCCATTGCTTAGACCTTCTTGCCTCTCATAATCGGATTGAGAGGTTCTGGCATTTTAGGTGTTTTTTAACCTGCCCTTCTCGCCGGAAGGGTTTTTTAAAGAGTACCACAACCTATTTCAGTGGAGAAAATGAGATGGATTTTATCATTGCCCTGTTGATGCTTCTTGTATTTAATTTCGGTAGTGAAATCCTCATAAGTTTTGGGATGATGAGTGTGTTGTATGTGTTTAAACCAGATCAAACCCTGAAACTTCTGAAAATAATTGGTAAGGTTTTTCTTGGCCTTGCCCTCCTTATCATTTTCTTTAAGGATTTTCTACCATGGCTATCGAACCTGCTGTAATGGTGTGCATTTTACTCCTCCCTTTGATAGCGTTAATCCCATTGTCTGTTTATGAACTCGTTTCACACAGACTTTCGGAGATAAAAAGGATAAAAGCAAAAATTGAATTTTCTTGCTACCTTCTTCGAAAGTGGGGGTATCTCTCAGATAACTCCTATGAAAACATTGTAGGGTTGTGCAAAGAGGTTAAGTGGGATTTAGAAGAACTTGATCGTCGGGGAGATTATCTGTTTGGCCTTGTCCGTCGGGTAGAGAAAATTAGAAAGGCTGAGGAAATTAAGAAAAAGGCTAGAGAATCTTTCAAAGAGGAAAACCAAACACAAAGAACTCCTCCGAAAAAACCTTCAACTGTACAAGAAATGCTCGGTCTGCGTAATGGTTTCTCCAAAGAGGAACTTAAAAAGTCTTATAGGGCTTGGATGATGAAGAACCACCCTGACAAAAACCCGAACGCCGATGTTAAATTGATTCAAACTGTTAACGATTGGTATGCAAAGGAGCGGGCAAGATGAAAAAGTTTTTTATTTTTATGCTGGCCCTCGTTTCTTTTTCAGCGTTTAGCTGGGAAGGTTATGACTGGGAGGCTGGGAACTACGTCGAGATCACAGAAGAATCCTATGTCTCTGAAGGGGATGAGGTAGAAATTTATGACTACTCGGCTGGTGAATATCGTTGGGTTCAAGTGACAGATGTTACTGAAACTGAAGAATCGGTTGAAGTAGAGGTCTATGACCAAACGGCTGACAAAACTCGTTACCTTGATATGGACAATGAATGATGAAAAAGATACTGATTGCAGGCTTCATCGGCCTGTCAGCTCTGCTGGTTGGCGGTTGTGGTGATGGACTGACTGACAGGGAGGAATCCTGTCTCGCTGCCACTGGTAACATCGACTGCAAATCCGCAGCTGAGTTGGAGCTGGAAAAAGCTCGAATTCAAGCCAATGCCGATGTTCAAATCGCCAAAGCCCAAGGTATCATGAACGGTGCGTCTGCCCCTATGCAATCAGAGGTAGCACCCGGCCAGTACACGAATTACTACGGTGACGAGCGCTACGGCCAATGGAAACAGGATGGCACCTTCCAATTCAACGACCCGACTTCCAGCTGGGCCGAAAGCACCAACGCATTTCTTCTGGGTGCTGGCTTAGGTGGTTTGGCTGGCTACATGGCTACCAAAGCCGCCAGTCGTGGTGAATGGAAGAAATCCTATCCCAACGGATATACCCCGAAAACCTACACCACCAAAACCTATATGGACAAAAGTGGTAAAACTATCAGCAAATCCGAATATGAACGTCGGGTTGCTCAGTCCAACAAAGACCGGATGAAATATCAGATGGAGCAGAACCGTAAGAAGTTCAACTCCAGCAAGCCGCAAGTTGGATACAAACCCGCTGCCAAACCCACTATGGTGAAACCTGGGCAGCCTAATCCTCAGGTGAAGTACAACACTCCGGTACGTAAGCCGGTGTATCAACCCAAAATGAAGCCCTTCAAGCCGAGTTACGGCGGGAGCAGCAAGAAGCGTAAATAACAAAACAAGGCCCCAGTAACTCCTTCTGGGGCTTTTTATTTTTAAACAGGAGGTATTAATGGATTTCGCATCAGCATTACTCTGCATGACTTTGGCAATCTTTAAAGAGGCCGAGGGTGAAGGGTTAGAAAATATGCGAGTTGTTGGCGACGTAATTATCAACAGGGTTCAAAATGATCAGTTCCCAAAAGATGTATGTTCAGTTGTTCTTCAACGAAAACAATTCAGTTGGGCTAATGGTCTAAAAGATAGATCAATTGGTAGTTTGGTGGATGTTCAAGCTAATACCCTCCTGAAGATTGGAATGGATGATATTAGGTTGAATGCCTACAGAGATTCTGAAGCTGTAGCAAGATACGTTTTGTCAAAGGATTACAAAACAAAGTACAAGTTTTTGTACTTCTACAGTGGAAAGAAGCGCCCACATTGGGCCAAAAACAAACAGGGCCTCAAGAAGGGCCGAAACACTTTCGTGAGGTAAGGAAATGCGTAAATACAACCTGATTCGTAACGACCAAGCGCCGATGGATATCTTGGCTGAGAAGTTCAAAACCGACAGCAAGGATTACATTTTCTCCAAATATGATCCTGTTACTACCTACGACGTGGTGGTAGCAATCATTCCGGTAAGCTCGGTTGTTCAGATCACCTCTGAAGAAATCGAGGCACCCAAGCGTAATTACAAGATTACCATGATGGGAGACAAGGTTGAACATGTGTGCGCTGAGTGTGCCGTCATCATGGAAGGTGACATGGTGTTCCTGAATTATGACGGTGACTACACCAGTTTTACTACGGTGACACAGTTGCCTGTGAACAAAATCATCAAAACGGAAGTGGTGGATTAACATGAAAGCCCTTACAGTAATGTCAACCGCACTCAACTCCCTTGGTTTTGTTTTTGTTGTTGAACCTGTTGTATCGGGCTTTTGTGCTTTGATGGTTGTGGCATCAGTCACAACCTTTTTCTGCATTCTGGAGATGAAGTAAATGATGATCAAAAAGAAACTCCAAGAGTGGGGGCGGGAAGGAAATGCCTGCTTCCTGTGGATGTACGCTGAAACTTCCTATGCCATCAAGGTGTTTGCACAATTCCGAAAGGATGGGATGATTGGTGCTCCAGGTGGTAAGGTGGAGAACGGGGAGAGTTTGGAACAAGGCCTGTTCCGTGAGGTGTATGAGGAAACGGGGATTGACATTCGACCGTATGCCCACTACATCGAGCTTTTGTGCACAATGTCTCGGATTGGTAGCCAAAAGCACTCTCATGCCTATGCTCTCAAGGTTTCTGAGAAGGTTCTGTCTGATTTCCAGAAACACGCTGCCACCCGTGCAGGGTCTCATGCTGAGGAGAGCAACGGTTTTATCCTCCTACCGTTCAACTCATGGGGAACCTATCACAATGTGATGGGGCATAACTTCTCCTACTCTGCAAAAGAGGAACTTCAAGAACTCCTGAATCGTTCCTTTAATACATCTTTTGATGTTGGTCAGTGGGATGCACTTGTTTCTAAGGGTAATACTAAGGATAAGTAATAAGGAATAGTAATATTCCCCTCGGCCTTCGACCTTAGTAAGTGCAGTAATCAACCCACCCATTACAATATTTTGGTGGATTTATGTCAGAAATAATTGGTTACTGGTTCATGGTGAGCCTTGGAGTTTTACCTGCCGTGATAACCCTTTTGGTAATCTGTGAAGGCTATGCTGATAGTCAGGTAAAGAAAATCACAAGAGGGAGACACGGGGTAGATTTCTTAAAGTACAACCCAGAGTGGATGTCTGTTGTAATAATCATTGGATTGATTGAAGTACTCATCATGGTTATTGCAACACTGATAACTGTGTGCGAGGACTTGAAAAAGAATCTCTACGTTGACATGGTTGACTCCACCGCAGTTTTCTTTGCACCTGTTGCAGTTTGGGTGTTCTGGTTGATTGTGGCATTTATGGTATTCCACGTAGGTGTAACCTTGTGGGGTAACTATCTCAATCTTTCGGATACTATATCTGACAAGGAGGGTGGAAAAAATGCTTGATGTAATTGGCTACTGGTCGGTAGTATCCCTGATGATTGCACCCCTATTAGCGTTCCCCGTTATAGGGTTTACGTGGTATGTTGACTACGTTCTTCAAAAATATGCAGGATGGAGTCATCGACTGATTTGGTGGGAGAAACTCTGCGACAGAGATTTTACCGATTTGGAGATCTCGATAAGCATCGCCGGTTGTGCTATGGCAGTGATTGAAGGCTTCGCCCTATTGATAACAACCATTCACTACATCGTCTCCGACGACAAGCAACATGACTACCTCGTACTAATCAAATGGATGGGTACTACTTTTGGCCCCACTTTTGGTCTGGTAGTGGCTGCTATAGCCGTTTTTATTGGGTTCCACCTTCTGTTGGTGGGTTATGCAAAATGCCTGAGCTTAAATGATAAAGTGAAGGCCAAGGAGAAGAAAGATGTTTGACATTATTGGTTACTGGGTTGCTGCAACCGTGTTCTGTGTTCCACCGTTCCTGCTGCTCGGCATGATTTTGCTGACCACGGCGAACACCCAAGTCCGTAAAGAGTCTGGTGGGAAGTTCAACATTCCGTTGTACAACAAGCTCCGTGACAGCGTGAATGACATTGACAATGTCTGGATCTCTGTCAGCATCGCAAGCTTCCCCTCGGCAATCTTGCTGTTGACTTTCGGCATTGATGGTTATCAACGTTGCAGCCTCGTTGGTTGGATTTCCAAAGCTTCTGAAGCGTTTTCAGGATTCTTTGGTGGCTTGGGGATGGTAGTGGTAGCCCTCATTGCAGTGAAGATGTTGGCCAAGCTGTATGCCAAATTCATCATCCTTTCTGAGAAGGTTAAAACGCTGTAAGAGCGATCTTAAACATGGGTAAGGTGGTTGCCTTGCCCATCATTAAGAATGCGTTCTAGTGCATTTCTGGAGGCCCTATGGGTTGGTTATTTGTGTTCTTGGTAGCTATCATTGTGATTTGCTATCGTTTCATGTTGTATGTACTCAAAGAATCGGAGAAATACGATGAGTGAAAAAGTTGTTCGAATTATTGACCTGACCAAAGCTGGTAAGAGCCTTTTCACCGGCACTGATAGTGGTAAAAAGGTTGCTGACAAGTCGGATGTACGTGGTTTGGTTCGACTGGAAATTAAGTCGGATAAAAAGCTTCTGGTTACTTCATCCTTCTTCTCCGGCCTTCTTAGCAAGGTTGATATGAAGAACTCTGAAGTTCACTACATCGGCCTGTCTGATCAGAGCAAATGCGAACTGAAACGGGCTCTTAAAGGGCTCTAAGGATTAGCATGTCAAATAAGTTCTGGAAATGTTACAAGGACAACATTGGGGTTTTGAAAATTCGATTCCCCAAAGTTTTTAATCATGAGAATCCAATGATTCTTAAAGTGGGGGTTCATCGTGATCTCAATGAAAAGACTGGTATATCTTGTACTGCTCTTCGCCGCATCCTTGCTTGTTGGACTTCTCGCGTTGAGTATCGCAAAGTGGGTGCTCGCGGTGGTTATCGGGTTGATCTTGATGGCAATCCTGTGGAAGAGATTTCTGAAGCTCACGTAGAGCGATTCAAGGCATCGTTGAGATAGCTATTAAGTGACAAATTCAAAGGCTGCTTAGGAAACTGAGTGGCCTTTTTAATTTTTACTGTCAGTGATCAAAAAGAGAGTCAATCATGAGCGAAGTTAATATGGTTTCCATCACTGTTACCCAAGGTCTGCGTGAACGTAAAGTTCTCCGTGACCGTATCAGCCGCTCCATCAACGAAGGCGTCTTCGTGTCGGTGGTGGAAGGTGAGGCTAAACGCCCAGCCAGCAAGGCTTATCGTGACCTCGAATCCCTGAAGGCCACCATCCAATCCTCCACGGATTCGGTGAACGGCCTGATCAACCGTTACAATGCAATTGTGGATGCACTCATCGCATCCAACGCATCTACTACGGTGATGATTGCCGGCAAGGCCATGACCGTTGCAGCCGCCATTGAGCGTCGCAACAGTTTTGAAATGAGCCTCAACTTCCTGAACGCCATCCAGAACCAACATAACCGTTGTGTGACGGAAGTCAACACTAAGCAGGTTGTTCTGGATCGTGCTATCGAAAGCCGTATCATCAACAACAAAACTGACTCCATGGATGCTGCACAAGTGCAACAAGTCTCCATGGATGCAAAAACTGTGTTGGATCGTGAGTCCAAGCCGGAAGTGTACGATCCGATGAAGAACGCTGAGAACCTCAAAGTTCTCCGCGGCGAAGCAGAGGATTTCATGGATGAGTTGGAAACCCAACTGAACATCGTGAACGCCACCACCATGATCTCCGTACCTGCCTGAGGGATTCAGGATCCGGCAATTACCTCCGCAGAATGAAAAGAGTAGCCCTGTGCCACTGCACATAATGGATTCTCCGTATCCAGATGCACTCTGACAAAAGGTAATAGTTTGTGGTGTTGAGAGTAATGCACCTCGGACATAACATTGTTGGTCGTACGATGAGCCTTACATCGCTAAAGAAAGGCCCCCAATTAAAGTTGTACTGGTCAATAAGGCAAATGGCGTGTGTGACCACGTTTCCGTGCCAGGTCTAGGTAAGTGGGCCTTTGCTGAATAGATTTACCCTAGTCAGTGCAACTCTAATTGTGGTTAATCCCCCTAAGCGGTGGGCAGTAGTTGCAAGTTGTTGTAGTTGAGCACATGCTTACGTCATACATTCCTCCTTGAGCTGTACTGGTCTGCAACACCCAGTAACCGAGAGGCACTCGGAACCACAATACTTGAGCCTTACAAGTCTAAAGAAAAGTAAACGCTTGGTATAGCGAACAAGTTGAATTATGTTCCCTTGGGAGAGGGTTTCTCCCGCTAACTTACATGATTATCTGTCGGTAGATAGATACCTGTAGCATTCGACTGATAATCGAACACGCTGAGGATACGAATTCAGATGTCAAGAATTCAGACTTCAAGTTACAGAGCTGAGAATTCAGATTGTGAGCAGTTAGTTTTTAGAAGTAAGATTTCCTTTAAATCCAAGGTAAAACGTTTTACGGGGATTACATAACCCCAAACTTGTACGCTTGGCTGCTATGTCAAGCAATCTTTTCTCTGAAGAGAGTTTATAGAAATGATACATTCAAACACTACTTACTTTGTCAAGTTTGTAATCACCAATGGTTACAGTGAAGCTGTAAACTTTTTGGATCAATCTAAATACATCTTTGGTCGAAAGCTCGATCACTGTGGTTTGGAAGGATTGACTGCAATTTCTATAGGCCCTTACTCAAATCCGCAGGAAGCCACTGATGCAAGTAACGAAGTGGTAAATCTTGCAAACAGGATGGGTATCAATCTGAGGGATCTGTGATGAAAAGAGTTCTCTTATGGTTAATGTTTTTTCTGTCTTGGTCGGTAGCTGCCTCTGAGGCTTCTATCATTTTTGGTGGTGTGAGTTACCACTTCAACCGGCAATATGAGTATCACGAAACCAACCCCTCAATTGGTATCGAATACAAAGGTTTCTCGGCGATATATGTTGCCCAGAACAGCGTGGAAAAGAAATCTATTCAACTCACTTACACCCACAATTTCATCGAAGAGTCGTGGTATAGTGTAGGGGTTCGTGCAGGTTTCGCTTCTGGTTACAAACAGGGTGATTGGTATGCGGATGGTAAGAAGTATGTCCGATCCATGGATTTAGGAAACGGGATTGTCCCATATGCAGCCTTAGAGGTTGGTTTGGTGACACCAATCCCTAACCTTAATTTTATGGTGGATGTTAACCCGCAAGTGGTCATCTTTGGTTTCAAATATAACCTGTAGGTAAAGAAATGAGTAAATATTTACTGATCATTTTTACTTTCCTTTCAGCTCTCACTTTGTCGGGTTGTAGTGACCCTGATGGGACTGATTACATCCGCCAGCCTCATTTCAACTCGAAAGAGCGTGAGGTGTACAATGCTTATTACGACCAGCGTAATGCCTCTTTCAAATACACTCAGTTTTTGAGTGAGGTTATGAACGCTCGTACCAAGGCAAACAACGTACCGGCTGGCTTCTTCTGTGATTCAGTGGACTTGCTCCAGATTGCAGATTACCGTGCAACGAAGCACAATGACCGTGGTAACTCCAATGGCACCAACACCAAGAATCTTTCACAGATGTACGTGGAGATTTATGGTGAAGATCCTTGTGGTTTTTCCAAGTCTATTAAAACTCCCAAAGCCATTGCAGCAACACCAGTTGTAGTACCTATGGCGGGTAAAGGTAATGTACTGTCGCCGGACATGTATGACAAGTTGATTGAGGCTGCAAAATCCTGTGCACGTTCTCGTCAGCACCTCATTTCTGTAACCTCTGAGAAGGAATACCTTACTCAGGAGGATTATGATGAGGTTATGAAATCTGTCATGTCCTGTAAGAAGTTCGAGCTGGAATCTCAACTTCAAAAGTGACAAACTCAAGGTTGTTCGGTAAGAGCAGCCTTTTTGATTGTCATAAACCATTGCAAGGAATAATACGATGAACAACGCTGAAACTCTGAAGAAAATCATCTCCGAAAAATCCGCCATCATTAAGGCGAAAAAGAAAACGGCCCGTGCCATCAGTGGCCGCATGGTCAGCAACAAGATGCTCCGTGTAGGCTTGGCCGAAGGTCTGAAGGTGATGAAGGACGATCTCAAACAAGCAGATCGTGATGGCAACTTCGAGCTGGCATCCTCCATCCGCCTTACCATCAACAGCTCCCGTCTCGAGATGAAGAACCTGCTCGGCAGCTGGAATCTGGCTAAGAGTATGCGCAACTCCGTTCAGAAAGGTCTCGACGCCTTGAAGGACGAGATCCGTGTTCTGGATGCCGCATGGGAAGATGCCAAGGCTGAAGAAGCTGCGGCTTAACTCTGATGTTACTGTGGGCTTGTAATGAGCCCACTTTAAGAAGGGTTAGGACATGTAGCTCAGTGGATAGAGCAGTTGGCCCAAACCTGTGTACCCTGTGTGGGTAACTACTGCAAATCTTTTGAACAACCAATCGGTCGTAGGTTCGAATCCTACCTAGTCCTAGTCCTTCTTAAGGTTATATAAAATGCTTCAACGTTTTGTTGTTAATATGGCAAACTCACTACCAACTATTCTCTGGATGTATGCTGGTAGTCTGGTTGTTAGCGCAGTAACATTCTCATGGGCAGAAGGTAGAACTCTGCTCGATGGTCTTTGGTGGAGCTGTGCAACAGCTTTAACCATTGGTTACGGGGACATTGCCCCTGTAACAAATCTTGGAAAGTTCATAGGGTTGATCTTTGCCCACTTCTGGGTGCTGGTAACAATCCCGTTTGTCGTCGCAAACATAATCGTAAAAGTTATCAGAGATGATGACGCTTTTACTAACGATGAACAAGAGCTTATCAAGAGTCAGTTGTCTGAAATCTGTGAAGCTTTAAAAAGGAAAGGTGATCTATGAAGATCGTCCTGAAACATGGCATCATTGCCTCTGTGGTGATGGCTGCGATGACTGGCTGTTCTCCTGAACCTGATACCACTGTAACCACGGTAACTTCTGTGGAAGAGTGCGTACAAAGCTCTCTCGGAACCACCGATGAGTGCCAAGCCACTTGGGATCAGGCCAAGCAAGAGAATGCCAAAGTAGGCCCTCGATTCGAAGATTCTGGGGATTGTTCTTCAGAGTTTGGTAAGTGTGAGCAATACGTTGTTCAGAACTCTGATGGAACCACATCTAACGTCTTCATTCCAATGATGATGGGTATGATGATGGGTAACATGATGTCCAACAACGGATCTCACATTACCCCTCAGCCGCTTTATCGTAGTGAATCTGATCGGAAAGATGGCCGGTCGGGCTTCGTTGCTGCATCTGGTGTCTACGTAAACAAGGGCTCTTCTAAAGTTAGCTCTCGTTCCGTAGTAGCCAAGTCACCGACCTCGGTTTCCCGTGGTGGGTTCGGTAGCATCGGTGGTCGTTCAGGTGGTGGTTTCTCTTCTGGGAGTTAAAGATGGAACGTGTGCAAGTACCCAAGGTTCGGCCTGACTGGAAAGAGCAGGTAGTGAGAGATGGTATGCTGTGGGCAGATACTGAAGATGGCCCGTATTGGTTTGAAGCCATGCAACAACCAGTGTACTATAAATTCAGGGAAGTTGAAATAGACTCTCTGATGAAAGGTGGCGAGGTAATTCACCAAGCCATCCTTGAAGTCCTCACGAACCTCCTGAGCGATGGTGTTGAGAAAGAGTATGCTGAGAAATGGCGTAAAGCCTTCGGCCTCTCTGAGAAGTTATGGGATTTGGTCAAATACTCGTTCAACATTTCTGATGAATGGGAATTCTTTGGTCGGTTCGACTTCTTAATGACCAGCCATGGCCCCAAGGTTTTGGAATACAACGCAGATACCCCGACAACTCTCATTGAGAGTGCGGTGTGTCAGTGGAACTGGTTTCAAGACATGGGCTTCGAAAAAGGTAGTCAGTTCAACAACATCCACGAAGGGTTGGTAAATCGTTGGAAAGAACTCAACGAGTTGAACAACCTCCGTGGCTCGGTAAACTTCGTCTCGGTCAACTTGATCGATGATGTGGCCACCTTGTGTTACATTGCAGAGACTTGCCGAGAGGCAGGTTTGGAAGTCCGTGTATTTCCTGTGGAAGATATTCAGTTTGATGAAGATAAAAAGGTGTTTCTCGATAACGAGGGGAATGTCTTGGAAAACTGCTTCAAGCTGTATCCTTGGGAATGGATGATTCACGAGAAATTCAGTGAGCATCTGAGCACGGCTCCTACACGTTGGATAGAACCTGAATGGAAGTTGTTGGTGTCTAACAAAGCGATCCTCGCCCTGTTGTGGGATTACTACGGTGACACTTCGCATCCGGTTGTTAAATACCTGATGCCAACTTACATGGAAGGTGATTTCGGTGATTGGGATGGCAGTTGGGTAAGCAAACCCACCTTGAGCCGTGAGGGATCTGATGTCAAAATCATCAAGATTCACCAAGGTCAAGAAGAAGTCCTGTAATCCCACACCGGAATGTACTCCGAGGAATCTCGGGTGTATCAAAAGTTTATCCAATCTCTGACCTTTGAAGGATGCGTCCCAATGTTAGGTGTTTGGATGGCTGGCCCAGAAGCAGTTGGGCTCGGTATCCGTGAAGATGATTCACTGATTACCAAGAATAACAGCCGGTTCATACCACACGTTTGGGAGTAATAAGCTAAAAGGTTTGTAACAGTTTGCTGCGAACCTTTTGTCATTATTACTGGAGGCAATTATGTCTACTGAAATTAAATTTGAAAACAAGGTTAATCTTGAATTGTTTAAAAACCTTGTCATTGGTGCAAAATTCATGTTGGATACGCAGGCTGAACCTCATAAAAACAAAGTTTACATGAAAATTTCAAACCTGTACGAAAACAGCCGGGATATGTATCTCAAAAACTCGGTAAACATTGTTGCTGGATCTGCCATTGAAATTAACCCGAGTAGCAAGGTTATTCCGGTAGATTTGGAGATTACTGTATTCAAGTAAAAGTTAAGTGGGGGATGCCGTTCGGTCATAGGCGGTTGCGACCGTATCCCCTGTCCAAGGAGTTATTTTGTCTGATATAAAATACAGATTAGAAAGTAGATTAGTTAAAGATAATGTTACTGAATGTTTAAACTGGACTGGCGGTAAGAACTCTAGCGGGTATGGTGCTATAGGTTTTAATGGAAAAGTTATAGCAACACATCGGGTAGCTTATATGGTTTATAAAGGAGAAATACCTGAAGGGTTATTAGTAAGACATACCTGTGATAACAGGTTATGCTGTAACCCAAATCACTTAGAGCTAGGAACGATACAAGATAACATGAAAGATAAAGTTATAAGAAAGAGACAGAGTTTTGGAGAAGCACATCCACCCTCTTTCTTGACCGAAGATCAGGTACTTGAAATTTTAAAAATGGAAGGTACACATCAATATATTGCAAACAAATTTGGAGTCTCAAGAGCCCATGTAAGCAATATAAAAAGTGGAAGATATTGGAAACACCTTAGTAGCACACCATCTCTCTGAACAAAAGATTATTTAAAGATTACGGCCCCTTAGCTCAGTGGTAGAGCGGTTGGCTCATAACCGACTGGTCACTGGTTCGAAACCAGTAGGGGTCACCATTTTTGGCCTGTGAATTAGCACTCTCTCATACAGATAGGTTACATCTTTCCACCTGCCGGATGGGGTGTGAGTAGCTCTGTTGAAAAACCTATAGGCCAAATTCAATTAAGAATCATTACAGCAATATAAAAACTTTCAATTGGTGAAAAAGATATGATTCTGTCTAACATGAAAATGGAAAGGCGTAAATTCCTATTCTGGTTTAATAAAAGAGTTGTAAAGGGGCACATGCTTCTTACTGAAAAAGAGGCAGCATGGGCTGGTTGGGTAGCATCTATGGAATCTCATGGAATCCCAACTGGACTCAGGAGTATTTTGAAAAGTTAAATAGGGTTGTTTATGAGACCATATGGATACAAAGGAAGTATTTTTGGTCAAGCATTTCGCCTTGAAAACATTGACCGGAAGCGTCCTTATTATGATGCACTCCTAAGAGCTGGAAAGAAGCGGGCTCGACAAGAGGGTAAGAAGCAATCCAAAGCTATACAAGAGGATTAATTATGAGCGGATATCTGAGTCATGATAAAGCACTGGAAATGATGAAATGTGGAGCCAAGGTGGCACACTCATCCTTTACAAGTGATGAATACCTTTACATCTCAGATGAAATCATCCGTGATGAAAATGGATACCATTTCGAAAAAGGGTTTCAAGACCGTAAGGATTGGGATCCAGAGTGGTTTGTGGTTGGTTGGCTTGAAGCCCCAGAAGATTCTCGCAAGTATTCTTACACCGAGAAAAACTCCCCTCTCATTATGAGCACTCACGGGATAGCTGAGATTGTTGAAATTGACTTCAGTAAAACAATCCGTGATATGGTCTCAGGTGAAATTGCTTGTCAAGTCACCTACACAGTCTCCAATACATGGGATCCATCAGAGTTTTATGTAGGATATTGGGGTAAAGACTTCCTCGATAAATCCTATAGTCCTCCTAATACCTGCAATTGCCCTTGCCACAAAAGTGTCGGAAAGGTGATGCACATTGTAGCCTGTTGCTGAGGTAGATATGGATTTCTTTGAGATTTTTACTAAAGTCTTTGTAATCCTTTTTGGTGCAATTATTTCTGCATTTATTGCAATAATCCCACCATCTTGGGTAAATGACAGAACTGGAAATTCATTCTTAGCTTTATTGACATTTTTATTTTCTTTATCAACGGCTTTCTCTCTATTTATATATGCTGCACATTGGTTAAAATACAATTTTTAGAGGGTTTTTATTATGAAAAAGCGTTTCGTTTCTCCCCGTTCCAAAAACCATAATCAATTGGTGAAGGTTCTCGATCAGAACTTCCGTGGTTCTTTTGTTGAAGTTGTTTCCACCGGTAAGCGGTTTTACTGCAACCCCGCAAACCTCCACAACATCACCAACAAAGATCTTTTGTCGAAAGATAAAGGTTCCAATCATCACTGCCCCTAAGAAATCACTACGGTGACGGAGAAAGATATGTTTTACGAAATCCACGTTACGGTTAAATGCCCACGATATGAAATCCCCAGATTTGAAAAAATCTGCAAAATCCTCAATGTCAAGCCTATAGTTATAGTGCTTGAGAAGGGTTCTGAAGAGGTTATGCAAGATGTAATGACCTCTTCAAAGGTGGATGTGGCATCTGTCGCAGAAGCGGTGAAAATGTCTATGGACATTGAGAACAAACTGAAGTACCACCGTTTCCGTGTTGTTCGCCGTAAAGTGGAAACCATGCCTATCCATCCTCTGGCACCTCAGTTTGAAGGCGACCCCATGCCGGTAAACTGCTACTTTGAAAGCCATATCCAAGTAGTTGTAGAACGGGATGGTCAGAAAAATCTCCTCGATCACATTGCAAAAGAGAGCAAAGCCCATAAGAGCCGTAACGCATTTAAAAAGATGCTTGACGGTTCCTACATCCAGATGCTCACTTTGCGGGATCACAACACCAACAAAACTTCTTTTTCAGAAGCAGTTGCCTCTCTTCGGGGTTCTCTGGAATTTGCTGGGTTTACCCTCGGTAAGATGGAAGTAGAGTTCGCAATTTTCGACACCAATGTGCACCATGATAAGGTGTGGACTGGTTGAGTTTTTAATGGGTTGTAGCGCAGTTGGTTAGCGCACCGGAGCAAAAACAGGAGTCTGAGAGATTCCTTACAGCAACCCTAATGCTAGGGAACCGGTGGTCACAGGTTCGAGTCCTGTCAACCCGACCATTTTAAGTAGGATCTGGTATATCCTGTCATAATCAAGTATACCACTAACTCTTTTACACAAACCTTAAAGGTATCAAGATGATCGATAAATCTTTTGTTCAGAGCGGTAACACTTTCTTCACAGCCCGTGACCGTGGCAATGTTATCCCTGTACTGGAGGGTGGTGTTTACCTCGTGAAGTTCAACCCGATCGACGGTTATCATCTGGTGCGTCAAGACAACATGCACTTGCCGGAAAAGACCTATGGTGCCAATGAAGGTCGTACCCTCAAGATCATCAACACTTTCCTGTCCCGTGAAAACGTGAACACAGGTGTTCTGCTGTCCGGCAACAAAGGCTCTGGTAAAACACTGCTGTCCAAATCGGTCTGTATCAAATTGGTAGAAGCCGGTTATCCTGTAATCCTGTTGGAAGATGCCTTTGCTGGCACTGACTTCAACCAATTCATGAACAGCATCATCCAGCGCTGTGTTGTGATGATCGATGAGTTCGAGAAGAAATACTCTAAAGAAGAGCATCAGAACATGCTGCTGTCTTTGTTGGATGGCACCGGTGTCAATAACAAATTGTTCCTGTTGACCTCCAACAGCGACAAAGTGTCCGAGTTCCTGCTGTCTCGTCCGAGCCGGTTGTTCTACCACTGGCATTACGGTAAGTTGTCCGAAGATGTTCTGGTCGGTTACTGCGAAGACAAGCTCAAGGACAAGAAGCATGTTGACAATATGCGCACTCTTCTGAACGTGTCCTCTGACATGTCCTTCGATGTTCTCCAAGCGGTTGTTGAAGAACTGAACCGCTACCCAGAGTCTGATTTCGTAGATCTTCTCTGCGACATGAACATCAACCTTGGTGATGCCTTGAAGGCTCGCTACTCACTGGAAAGCATCAAGTGGGGAGACCGTGAGCTCCAGAACCCGAGCGTCAGCCGTGAGGTCAACCTGATCGATCTGCAAGAGCGCAAGGTGGGTATGTCCTTCACCACCACCGCCAGTTCCTTCAAAGATTTGTTGGAACTGGAAAAAGGTTTGGGAATCAAAAACTTCTTCCACTACAACTCCGGTCTGATGCGACAACTGGAAGAGGGCAAGATCACAATCGAAGAGATCGAAGAGTCCGGTGATTACGACAGTGATGCCCGATTCAACATGGACTTCGACCCCGAGCGTGATCACCTCTCCACTGACAACCTGATCTTCACTCGTGAGGTAGGTGGTGTTTCTCTGGTGATCACTTGGAAGTCCATGAAGTTGGATCCGATGCAAGTTTACTTCCGTCGTTTGTTTAAATAAGAATACAGGGTGCTTGGCCGAGTGACTAGGCAGTGGATTGCAACCCCACTCAGACAGGTTAAAATCCTGTAGTGCCCTCCAATTTAAGAATCGTTTCAGCAAACAACCAATTTTCTCTGCATGAAAAATAAAGCGATTCTGTTTTAATTAAGATCACTTAGGTGGTCTTGAAGAGTGCTTCCTGCAACAATTTTACTCCGAACTGATAAATCGACAAGTAAAAAGCACTCTGTCAAGATCCCTTATGGAGAATATATGTTAAGAAGAACCCGACAAGAGGTTAGGGACAATCTTACACATGAATATTTGACAGAAATTTTAGATTACAATCCGGATACAGGTGTATTTACTTGGAAAGTTGATAATACAAATCAAACCAGAAAAGGTGATATAGCTGGAAATGTTACTAGAAATGGTTATGTTGACATAGGTGTTTTATCTGGATTGGTATTTGCCCACATTTTAGCATGGTTTTATGTAACGAAAGAGTGGCCAAATAAGACGATTGATCATAAAAATCAAGTAAGACATGACAATCGTTTTGAAAATTTACGATTAGCTGATTATTCACAACAACAAGCCAATACAACAAGAAAAGATAACACTTCTGGTTACAGGTGTGTATATTATAACAAAAAGAGTAACACTTGGTATTCAGTTGTTGGTTTCAGGGGTGAGATTCATAGGAAACATGGATTTAATTCAGATGTAGAGGCATATTACTGGTCTTTACAGAAAAGAAAAGAGTTACATGAAAGTTTTGTACCGATTTAAAAATAAGACTTCTTGCAGCAACTAACACTTCTTCGCTTATAGAAACCAAACAGAAGTCTGTTAATAAGGATTTTTATGGACATGTATATTGTATTTTTCCTTCTTGTAATTTTTCAGATAAAGCATTTTGTGGCTGATTATATTCTGCAAAATACTTATATGCTTGGAAAATTTAGAAAAAAGGGTTGGGTACTCCCACTGTCTGCACATTGCATCGAGCATGGTATTTTCACCTTCCTCATATTTCTGTGGGCTGGTGTTGAAAAGGCTCTGATGTTAGCTGCTGTTGACTTTTCACTCCATTTTGTTATGGATCGTATAAAAGCTTCTCCGAATATTGGAGGACGTTATAATAACCAGCAACCACAATACTGGTATATGCTAGGTTTTGATCAAATGTTCCACCATTTGACCCACTACTGGCTCATCTGGTATGCTTTATACTGCTAATTGAGATCTAAATAGAGTACCTCCAGCAAACAAACCTAAACATTTGACTTTTAATCAAACCCGTTAAAGGTACTCTGTTTAGATCTCCCTGCTACGATGCTACACCCCTCTGCCTCGTACCCTTCTTAGGATTACTTACAGCAATACAAACTCCTTGCTATGGAAAACAAAGTAATCCGTCTAAAGAACTTTTAATAGAATACTTGCAGCAAATACAAATTCTGACCATTTAGCTTAGAAGCCAAAAGTATTCTGTTAAAGGTTCCTTACAGCAACCCCTATAATGTTCAATTGGATGAAACTAAAGGGAACCTGTCTTGTTGTAGAATGTTTACAGCAACCACTCTCGACTCATAATCGAAACAAATACATTCTGAAAGGAGTTCTTATGAACCTGTTCCAAGCAATCAACAACAATGGTCGCACTGAAAATGGTGCTCGTACCAACCTGTCCTCGCTCAATCCCTGCGTTGACCTGTTCTTCACCATCGGGGCTTCTCGTGGTCGAGATCTCAGCGGGGCTTTTGCCAATGCTTTTGGTGCTAATCCCGAGATCGCCACTCGAATTCTGCTGTGGTCTCGTGATGTGCGAGAGGGTGCCGGTGAACGTGCCATGTTCCGTAATCTGCTCCACTCCATGATCACCTACGTGGATCCCGAGCTGATCAACCGGATCATCTTCAAGATCCCTGAACTGGGCCGATTCGATGACCTCGAAATCCTGTGGGGCACTCGTTTCGAGAAGGTGGCGGCAAGCCTGTGGGTGGATTCCATCGTTGCTGGTAATGGTCTGGCTGCCAAGTGGGCTCCTGTCAAGGATAAGAAGGGGGCTTTCCCTTTGCGCTCTGTGATGGGACTGGATGAGCGGGGATGGCGTAAATTCATCGTACCTCTCCGCACCACGGTGGAACAGAAGATGTGTGCCAACCAATGGGATCAGATTGAGTTCGGTAAATTGCCGTCTCTGGCTGCATCTCGTTACACCAAAGCTTTTCACCGGCATGATACTGGTGCCTACACCGAGTATTTGGAATCCCTGAAGAAAGGTGAAGCCAAGGTGAACGCCGGTGCCCTGTTCCCGTACAACCCTGTGCAAGCTATCCGTATGGGTGGTGATGCCACGGTTGCAAGTAAGCAGTGGGAAGTGTTGAAAGACTTCGTTACCACTGAGCAGAACTACCTGCCCATCATCGACGTCTCAGGTTCTATGGCTACACCTGTGGGTGGGAACCCGAACCTGAACTGCATGATGGTAGCAGCCTCCTTGGGTATGTACTTGGCGGAACGCAACAAAGGCATCTTCAAGGATCAGTTCATCACCTTCCACACCAACCCAACCTTCATCCAGATGAAAGGTGACTTCCCGACCCGCGTTAACCAAGTATTCCGTGCTCCTTGGTCTGGTAGCACTGATTTGGAAGCTGTGTTCCGTATGGTGTTGAGTGCTGCCGTTGCCAACAAGCTTCCGGTAGAAGAGATGCCTACTCACCTCTTCATCATCAGCGACATGGAGTTCAACTCTGCGTTTGGTCGCCCAGATCGAACCCTGTTCCAGACTATCAACAGTCTGTATGAACGTGCTGGTTATCCGCGTCCGGGGATCATTTTCTGGCGAGTGGACTCTCGTGCACCGAACTCTCCGGTGACGGTCAATGACAACAATGTTGCATTGGTCAGTGGCTTTAGCCCATCTTTGGTTAAGCCTCTTCTGGAAGGTGGTGATCTCTCTCCAGAGAAAGCCATGCTGGATGTGATCATGAGTGATCGTTACAAGGTGTAACAATTGTAAAAGGTGGTTTATATGACTTGGCGACGGTGAAGCCCTTCGGGGCAAATGGTGAATTCTCCTACAAGTGAGACGAAACACGACGAGAGTGACACCTTAATGCCTGCTGAAAGGAAGTAGGCATTAGGATTGTTATTCAATCAACCAACCACTAATGTTAAAGGAGTCCAAGATGGACATTCGTAAAGGTTTGGGCATTGCCCTCATTGTTTTCGTAGGTCTCGTGGCAGGTGCCATGCTGAAGCCGTTCAAAATCATCAACGATACCGAAGAAGGTGTCGAGGTGAAATGGGACGGTAAGGTGGTAGAGAAGCCGCTGACCCAAGGTTTCAACTGGGTTGCCCCGTGGAACAGCGTTGATGTGTATCCGATGACTTTCCAGAAAACTCGCTATGAGAATCTGGGGGTTGTGTCTCAGGACAACCTGAAGACTTCAATGGATATCTCTATCACCGGTCGATTCGTCCGTGGTATGACTCCGGTTGCTCGGAAGGATTCTGGGTCTATTGCCCAGTTCTTCGAAGTGCAGCTGAAAGACCGTCTCCGTGCTAACATTCTGGAAGCCGGTAAACTGTTGGCGAAGGACTCCCAAGACTTCTATGGTGAGACCACTCTCGCCAACATGTCTGAAAAGATCATCGAACTTTCGAACAAAGAACTTAAACCCTTGGGTTATGAGATCGTTGCCGTTGAGTTCAGTGATGTGAACCTGCCTCCGGTAGTGGCGAGTGCTGTGGAAGGTGCGAAGACCCGTGCTGAACAGGTCAAGACCCAGACCCAGCAATTGAAGATCGCTGACCTGAAGGCGCAAGAGCAAGTGAAGCGGGCTGATGCTGAATCCAAGTCTATTCGTATGGTGGCTAATGCCAACCTCGAAAAGGCTCAGAAAGAAGCTGATGGTAAGCTCTATGCTGCTCAGAAAGAGGCTGAGGGTAACGGTGTGTTGTCTCGTAGCCTGACCCCTGAGATCATCAAGAACAAGGAAGCTGAAGCCAAACTGAAGTGGAATGGTGTCGCACCCACCCACGTTTACGGCGGCGACAGCTCCTTCATCATCAAGTAATCGTGGAAGCTATCGGATGGCTGGTTATAATATTGCTGGCCACTCATAATCTTATACTCGCTTATAATATCCGTAAAATGGGGGAAGTATTGGTGAGTATGGGTGAAGAGCTCGACGAACTACAGAAGGATAAAGCATGAACGCTTTGTATCTGTTGGCAGTAGGTGAAGCTTTGCTTCTTGTCTACTGCTTGCTGCTGTCTAACCGCATCAGCAAAATGAACAAGTAATTTGATTGGCACCTGAGAAATTGGGTGCCACTCTTTAATACCAAAGCCCATATGGTGTGGGTTTCGTTATTGGAGAATTATCATGGGTTCTTTTAATACTGCCTGCGCTATTACTGGTACTCCTATCATCCCTGGCCAAAAGGTCAAGCTGTTTGTGATCATCCAGAATGGTAATTACAGAGGGCCGATGGTTGGTGGTTCACTCTGCTATCCTTGGGATTTGTACAACTTTGTTGGACTCCCCATGAACGCTGAGTATGCTGACTACAACAACTACGAGGTCGACGAAAGTGATAACTGGGTTGTTGAAGGCAACCTCAAGTTGATCAAAGAGAAGTACGTGATGAATGTAGTAGAAGAAGGTAAGACTATCGACGACTACAACAAATATCACGACCACATGAACATCGCCAAGGAAAGCCTCGATTGGGGTATCGTTGAGGAGATGATCCACAGTGACCGTCTCTTCATGAGTAACTGGCGTGGCAAGGCCATTGTCCACCTCATGGCTATTCCTGTTGAAGTGTACAACGTCCTGATGAAAGGCTCTGTTGAAATCTGGGGCGAGGATGTAGCACTGAACGGTTGTCAGGAATTTGTGGAGTATAAGTGGAAAAAGTTCAAAGAAAAGCTCGATGAGAAAAGTGTTGAAATTGAAGAACGGAAGAAAGCCTTGAATGAGAAAGTGGGATTGACTATCACTCCCAAAACCGGCGAACCTTATATTTTCACCCAAGAGATGGCAAACGATTTAATCGAAGCACTCTGTGGTCGATTCGCTTTCAGAGAACTTGAAGATCGGATGGATTGGTTGAATGATCCTTATGGAATCCGTGACGCTTTTGGATCTGGTGAAAAGATCATGAAGATCCTGTACGAAATGGGGTTCTTGTCTGGTCAATTCATGAAATACAACCATGTTATCCGTCCGGCAATGCTCTCTGGTCAAGAGTGGGATTTCAAGGGTCAGGGTGAATACTTGATTAATCTTGGACATGCTATCCAAACTATGCGTTATAGCGATGAAGAGGAATTCCCAATTCAGAAGGTCACCAAAGTGGAGACTTCTTATGAACTGAAGTTCTCAGATCTGAAGAGTACCGCAAAAGATTGGTTCCCCGATGATCAAAACCTTGATGACAACCTCTCTGCTATTCAGACGGATGCTGGCGATCAAGAAGTGTTCGAAGTCACTATCGACTACAAAAGTGAAGCTCCATATATGGGATTGCTTTATGACAACCTCTCAGGGATGCAGGGTAAGGTTCTTAAGATACGGATGAAGGAGTAGTTATGATAGTGTTAAGTAAAGATCAATGGGTAAAGGTAATGTCTCTCCCCACTGAATTCTTATCAACTGAATTGAAAGAATCTCTGAAAAGATTCAGACCAATCATCCTCAAATACATTGAAGGTAGTCCTATAGAATACCACGATGGTAAGAGATGGTCTCGAGTTTATACCCCCTCTTTTGACTGTAAGTGGGTGTACAGGGTCTATGCTCCAACAATGACTTTTACTGTGGATCTTCAAAAAGATGAAGCAGAAGCCATCCAGCGTGTATTTGATGGGGCAGGCCTCAATTCCGAAGAGAGACGAGTGGTAATGTCTCTTGGGGAAGAATTCAAAAAGCAATTCAAAAAAGTGTTTGAATAAGGGGGGAGTAATGTTCCCCTTCTACTTTTTCATCGCTGTATATATTATGGCGTTGTATTTTCACTACTGTAGAGGTAAAAATGAAAGTTTCTAAAGCTTTTGAACAGGTGTTCGGCCAGGTTGGCAACGGTTCCAAAATCATCGGTAAGGATGAGCATGGTAAACCGCGTGAAATGCGTGTCGGTAAAACTGAACGGGATAAGGCCAATGGCCATGTACCCTACCGTAAAAATCGCCGGATCTGGGACAGCAAAGAAGGCTGGAAGAAGTCCTAAGTGATACGCTAAAGGGTATGGCCAAGCGCCGTACCCTTTGTCCTTATCATTGCCAAAGGGAGAGGTCATCATGGCTAAAGCACCAACTCGGGTTCAGCAGGTGTTGGATCTGAAGAAAGCGATTGAATTCGCTAATGAGCAGGTACAAATTGCTCAACAAAGCATTAATCAGAAACAGAGTAGCATCCGTGAAATTCAGGATGAAATTCTGGAAGAGTATAAAGCTGCTGGTGGCGTAGTTCCAGACTCCTCCCCTCGGTATGGCTCTATCAAACTGAAACAGAATCTCCGACCTGGGGATTTGATCATCGCCAAAGGTAATATGTGGAACAGTGATATGATTGGACGCATAGTTACCTTCAAAGAGCTTCGTGATGATGGACAGATTAGTGCCTTCATTCGTGATGGTGTTTCTTCCGGTACTGACTATGGTTCGGATTTTATTTTCGTGGCACGTCCTATAAAATAGGGGATTATAAAATGAAAGTACCGTTTACTCGTTTTCAATCTTTGCTTAATGAGAATCCCAAAAACTGTCTACCCACTCTGAAGGAACATGGAGATAAATGGTGCGTTGTTACTGAGAAGATTCATGGTTCCAACCTGAGTCTTTACTTTACCAACGAGGGTATTCGGTTCGCTTCTCGTAACCAAGTCCTCCCTGAAGATACCAACTTCATGAACCTGAGCCGCTTCTTCACTCCTGAAAAGATGGATAATCTGCACAAGGAAGTCCAGAACTTCTTGGATCTGGGTGGTTTCGAGACCCTTGTTATCCGTGGTGAGATCTTCGGTGGCCATGATGCTGCTGGTGTTAAGCCGGTTCAGACTGCCATCCGTTATGATGGGGACATTCAGTTCCGAGTGTTTGCTGTTGAGTGTGATGGTGAGCACCTCTATTGGCCTGGCGTTATTGCCGTATCAAATGATTTGGAACTTCCTTTGGTTCCAGTAATTGCTGAAGGCCCTCTGTCTGAAATGTACCAACTGGAAGTGGAAGTTCCTAGTGTTCTTTGCTCCAATAAGGACATTCAAGAAGGGTTCTGCTTCCGTGTTGAGAACGAAGTTGAAGGTGAAGCACCTATTATACTGAAGCGTCGATCTGAGAAGTTTGCTGAAGTGAAAAACACCAAGGCAATCACTGAGAAGACTCTGGATCCTGCTGTCCTGAACCTGATTGGTAAGATTGGTGATTACATCACCCCTCAGCGACTATCCAATGTCAACAGCCACTTCGGTTTTGATTCCATGAGGAACTTCGGTCAGCTCCATGCTGCCTTTATCGAAGATGTCAAGAAGGACTCTATGAACGAGTTGGGTCTTGATGAAGACGCATGGAAAGTTGTACGGAAAGAAGTTGGTTTCCGCGCTGTTCCTCTGATCAAAGAACTTCTGAGTGGTTAATATTAAAAATAGTTAGAAGGTTAAAATGGGTAAATTGGTAATTGATTTCATCGTCCTTGGCGCTGGTTTTGGCCTCGGATATTGGTTTGCAGTTTCTAACTACTTCTCCAATGAGGTGAAGAGTAAAACTGTTCGTGTCGGTGATCGTTTTTTCAAGGTCACTAAAGTTGAAATGACTGAAAAAGAAGCCGAGTAATTTACTACGGTGACAAGAGGAATATAAGATGCGTTACGCTGCTTTTGGTTATAAAAAAGGTTCTCCGGTAAGCAACGATGTGACTATCTATGATGGTCAGGCTGGTTGCTGGGGTGTTCTGGCAGGGAACCACACTGTGGGGACGAATGTGATCAACCAAATCCACTTCGACCTGGAGTTGTCCCGTTTCCGCAATGGTGCATGGGATGCCCTGAAACCGAAGGGTATGTCCGACGAAGAGTTCGCCGAGAAGGCATTCGAGGCAATCAACGAAGGTTATCTGGACTACCGTTTCGAGATGAAGACCGGTTCTTCTGGTACTCCAAGCCTCCACCTGATCGTTGACAACCTCAGCGAAAAGCTCCGCCAACGTACCATGTGGATCCTGTTTACTTTCCGTAGCATGATCCAGTACGTAACCAATGCTGGTAACGCTGCTTACCTCATTGCCGACATGAAGATGTCTATGACACTTCGTGAGAAAATTATCCTTTCCCAGATCTTCTACCGTGGTTCCGGTGATCTCGGGTCTGGTTTCAATGGGGAAGTATTCCTCTACAACTCCGGTGGTTGTGTCCTGTACACCCCTCACGTCACCATCGCTGACCTCCGAGCACTTCTCCGTGGTGGGAAGTATTACGAACTCGACAAGGTCTCCAAGGAGACTTGGTCTGTCGGTGGTGGTTACAAGTCGGATCAGAACGTTCAAAACATTGCCTGTGCAATGAATACCGGAAAATCCTCACCTGATCGGGATATCGAATCCCTGAGCAGCATCGTCCGCAATTCCGCATGGTTGGAGTATAACAACCGGAAAGGTTGCCTGAAAGAGGGTCAACTCCGCAAGTTTATCCGCTGGTTGAAATACTACAAAAAGGGCTGATACCATGGACGATAAGCTGTCTAAAAAGCGTCAAGAGGATGCAAAGAAGGTATGGGACAAACGGGTGGAGGGTCATACCTCCCCTAAAAAGAAGGAGTAACCGATGTCTGTTAAGATCAAATTCATATTCGATGGTTTGGATCCAGAAGGATATGGTGCTATCCGCGACATTTGTTATGGAAGCATGATGAACGGTGCACGTTACAGCTTTCCATCCCACTCCCTTGTTGGCAATGTTTTCGGGTCGATTTCATCTTCGAACGGAAACTGGAACAACGCCTTTGTTAAATCTGTAAGATCTTACTCTCCTGATGTTGATGGTAGACACAACCCCATTGAGTTAGAAGAGGAGGTTTGGGAGAGAATGAAGTTGGTGGCTGAGTCCAATAAAGAAGCATTTTGGCCAGTCACTTTCGGTGAAGAGGAAAAAGATGGAAAATTCTTTGAAGTATCTCTTAACTGCCCTGCTGATCAATTCTGGTTTTGCATAAACACTATCCGGTGTGTGCACGACACGTACATCTGCAATACAGACTTCTTTCCACAAGTTTCTGAAATAGTAGGTGTTTGGAAGGCTCTTCTCATTTTCGGTGGATACCGGTTCAACAAGGTTTGGAATGAGTCAAAAATTCGTGTCAGCCCTGTTGAAAGACCATCTTGGACTTGTATCTGGTCTCCATGTTTTGCCAACAAAGATTTTGTTACAACTCTTCTGAAATCACCAGAAAGCCTTTGTAATAAGTTGGAGCCTTTGAGAGCTGATGACAAAGACCTTGTCACCGTCTCCCGAATGGCTCTTGGTTTTGAAGAGGAGGAGTGGAATGACGAAGATCCTCGTTGGGAGGGGCCTATGACAGCTCTGTTTCAAGAAGGGTTTGACAAAAAACGCCACAGTTTGACATTCTCTGAAACTCTTCAGGCTCTCGAAGTGACTGACGAAGAGATTGAAAAGCTCCGTAAATTCATTTTTATTTAGGAAATACAATGACTAAAGAAGTTCTGGTTGCCACCTACGGCTCTCTTCGGAGTGGCCAAGCTAATTACCACGTAAACTCCCGAGCAGGGGGTGAAAGTATTGGTGAGGGTTGGACTTGCAAAGAGTATCAACTTGGCCGATACCGTGGTGCTTACTTTCCGGTGGTTACTCTAGGTAATCCGGTGTCCCAAGTACGTGTCGAAGTGTTTAAAACAACTGAAGATGGCCTCCATGGCCCTTACGATGCGCTGGAGGGTTTTCCTAGCTTCTACAATCGCACCCAAGTTCCGGTGCGTATGGATGATGGTACGGAAGTCATGGCGTGGATTTATCATATCGAACGAAATGATGTTGCCAGTGAAGTGGTAAAACACGGTGACTGGGTTAAACATCTGGACAATATGTGAGTTTCATCAAGGGTGCTCTACGAGTGCCCTTTTTAAAAATCACACCAACAAGGGGTTAATATGAAAGCCGAAGAAAAAGAGTTTTTGGAAAAACAAATTAAGTGGGAAGTACAAAGTTCCGCTTTTATCAGTAAACAGCTGAAGGATCTGAAAGAGTTGGTTAAGGCCAATGCTGCCAACAGCCGTCTCCTTAAAGAGACTATCGCAACCATCTCTCGGGCAACTGCAAATCGTGAAGGTGGTAGCCTTTCCACAGCCGCTGTCCAGCAGGCCCTCGTTAGCGCAAAACGCCAAAGCGTGAATCTGCAACGTCATCGTGAAGATCTGAAGAAGAAACTTCGCCAAGGTCGTATCATGAAAAACGCCTTTGAGCAAGCCTTGGGGAATAGCGAGGTTAAGTAATGATCCGGTACAAAATCCATGGTGTGAGTGGGCATGTGATTTCAGTTCATGATCACTGCTTCCGAGGACTTTCTGTCCACACCCCCATGTACTACCTGCATGACTGGTATGTAGATGGAAAGGATGATCTGGATGAAGATGCTGAAGAAATTTTTGACAATGTGAGGAACAATGTCGATTTTGTTGAGTATACACTGGACAAGTCGAACAATTTGTCAAAAGACATTCTTGAAATTGTTGAAAATGTAAGTTGGATTAAGGAAATTACGACTGTCGTAGAGAACCAGAATAAGTACCACTTCTTGGTAAGTGGTGATGCACCTGGGGATCAAATGTTTCATGTGTTGTCCTCCATAAGGAACATTGAGCATTATTACGGTGAGTCATTTTTGAGACACCGTAACGGTCTTAATCCTTACCAAGCTTTCATTATGTCAATGTACGTAGTGTCTAACATTGATTTCAGAGGAAACCCTGTATACTCTGGGTTCAACTCTGGCAATGATTATATGTGGGCCAACTTTGACACAACTACTAAAAAATCAGTACGTAGTGTTATAGAAAATGGCCCCCGTTGGTATCTTCCCAGACGTTCTGTTGATTACTGTCATCAAAAACTGGATTTCACTCCAGAGGTACGGGGAGTCTCACGTGAAGACCCTGACTCTATAGAGTGGACATCTAGTTTGAACAAGCAATTGTTTCGGTCTTTTGAGATTCCAGCAACAGAGGGTGAAGAACCTGAAGTTTTTGAGAGTCCTAAAGAGTTGGCAGACTATATCTTGAGGTTAATTGTATGAGTGTTAGCTTCTATTATGATGTAGTGGACAATGGAAAAGTCTATCGTGTACACAAGTCGTCGGCCTGCTTCGGTGGGCTGGCTTCTCATGTTGCCGGAGAAAGAGTTGGGTGGAGAATTGTAGATCAAACAGGTTCTCGTATTTTCAACAGATCTGAGATGTCCACTCAACTGATAAACAAAATTATCAAACTTGACACTGATGAGATTGTTTATGATGTAATGTCCTCACTATCTCGTAGCAATAATATGTACATCCTTGGCATGACTCAGATGTACTCTTTACCTGTTTTAAAAATTCGTCTGAGGAATCTCTTTTCAGATTTTGTTATGATCCAGAAAGAAATTCCATGGATGGAACCATTGTCCTTTGATTTTAAAAGTATGAGTGTGAACGTCAATACGAACTTCCCCGCTGATCAGGTATTTGCCTGTCTGAGTGTGATTCGTAACATCATCTCATATAATTATCCACACTATCTAGTATTCTTGAGAAAAGGTTTTAGTCGAAAAGATTCCTTCATCTTGTCTCAGAATTTCAAATTGGTTAGAGATGCTTTTGGATCAGAGCACCTCTCTATCATCCCTCCGTGTGACTACATGATGTGTCATCATGGTTTGATGCGAGACGTAGATGTTGAAAACCTCTTCAATGGGGTTTCTTTCTTTAAGCAAGTGGATATGAAGAATAGTGGCGGATATTTGAAATATATCAACGACTCTCGGAGCCTTACCGGTGTGCGTGATACATCGCAGATCGACGAACTTTTCAGAGTGTTTGGTGCAGAAATTCGCCATTATCCAAACTCCGCCAACTTTCTTGATCCGTTGGCAGATGGGGATTATATTTTTGATTCGGATACCAGAGATTCAATCATTGAGTCTTCGGATATTTCGAATGAACAAGTCCAAGAGGCTTTCGAATCTTGGGTAAATATTTTAAACGAGGTTAATACAAATGGATAATCAGCTGAAATTCGCCACCGACGCAGAACTTTTTGTGCGGGACTCCAAGACCGGCCTTCTGACCAGCGTTGCTGGCCTTCTGGGTGCGGACAAGTACAACAAGCGTATCCTCACCGAGGATGTTCGCATCCAAGAGGATAACGTTCTCTTGGAGTTTGATATCAACCCCCACACTGAGTCGGAAATGTTCCTGAAAAACATCTCCTCTGCCATGGATCTGTCTCGTGGAGAGGCAGAGAAGCTGGGGTTCGAGGTGGTGGATCGTGTGTGTAGCCATATCTACACTGCACAGGAGCTGGAAACCTTCCACAAGGATGCATTCGTGTTTGGGTGTGACCCAGACTTCAATGCCCTGAGTGGTGAAATGAACCCCAAACCTCAGGCAAAAAATGCCGGCCTCCGCACCGCAGGTGCCCACGTACACATTGGTTACAGCGACCTCCGTCCAGTGACCTTCCAAGATCAACAGGTCTTGGGTGTCATGTGTGATTACTTCCTCGGCCTCCCCTCCCTTCTGTTGGATACCGGTGAGGATGCGATTCGTCGTCGTGAACTCTACGGCAAGGCTGGGTCTGTCCGCTTCAAACCCTACGGTATCGAGTATCGTACCCTCAGCAACTTCTGGGTATTCGATGAAGTCAACCGATCTTTCGTATGGGAACAGGCCAATAAGGCTTTTGAAGCCATGGCTGGTGACTTCATGGCACTCGTTCGTACCGTGGATCCGTTGGATGTTCAGAATGTCATCAACAATGGTGACACCGCGATGGCCCAACAGTACGTCAAACTTCTGAAACTGGCATAAGGAGTTTTTATGTCTCTGGCAAGTGATTTCAATATGTATTACAGCGAGACCTTTGTCGGATTCCAGACTCCGAATGGGCTCGTACCTCTCTATGTACATGCTGTTAGTTTCGACAGTAATGCCAATATCGACTTCGATACCCACGACCCCAATGCCATGGAGCACCTGATGTTCCATGTCCATGACATCGTGGATCATCCCGAAGAAGGTATCACCTACAGCAGCAACTCCCGTCGTGTGTCTATCAATGATCTGGTTCTGGATATGCCAAAACTGGGTTATTATGACATTCCTGGCGAAGGCCGTGTGTGGTTGTCGTATAACCCACAGCGTAGCACGAAGAAAGGTTTTACTTTCCGACGTACTACTTGGCGTGGTGATAGCAATCGTCGTCGTCTCAACCTTGTCCGACAAGTATTCTCAGACACTCGTTCGGACTTCGAACGTAACTTCCACTTCGTCCGTGATCGTGGTTTTCAACGTATCATGTACAAGGGGTTGAACGTAGGACGACTGAATCCTGACAACGATATCCGTCTCCACCCAGAAGCTGGGTATTTGCGTGAGATTGTTCAAGCTGGACTGGGGGTTCAAGATGCCAATAACGCCTCCTAATGGGCGAATGTCATTGTCTGAAATCCTCAGGGCTTCTAACCAAGTTCTGGGGACTTCTCGGGCAGATCGCCAAGACTTTGGAACAATTGCCCGTGTAGTCAACGAACCTTTGTGGTTTCAAGATGATTGGCGGGATATGGGTTTAAGACCGGACGAGCCCCCACCATCCCCTCCACCACCTCCTGCTCCACAGCCTGAAGAGGATGTTGATGCAGCGGTAGAAGGGCCACACGACGATTCAGAAAGTTTTGGATTTGATGGTGAGGTTTCTTGGGAGGGTGTTGAAGCTCGTGCAGCGGAGGGGATTTCTCTCAGACGAACCTCTCCGACACCGGCTTTCGAAGTCCAGTTCAACAACAGCCTTGCAAGCTCAATGCAAACCTTGGCAGCGGGTGGGATCAGACGTGCTCGCCCTGTCAGGGGTAACCCCGTACAAGAACAAACATTCGACAGTGAAGAGGAATTCGAAATGCGTACTGTTGGGAGCATCGTAGGCCGTGAGCCTGATGTATCTACCGTCACCCCCCACCAACTTGTGTTGGGGATCAATCGGGTTGGTGTGGAAATTGAAGTGGAGCGGTTTAATAACCGTCGTGCAAGACTTCGTTACTGGAACCTCGTGTCCGATGGTTCACTCCGTAACAACGGTCAAGAGTTTACCTTCCGAGGGGCTCTTGGTGGTAAGGATGCGTTCGATGCAATCTCCGAAATCGACACCCTTCTGTATCAGGCAAACCCTGAACTGAATATCCGGTGTTCTACCCACGTCCATGTGGATGTTCGTGACATGACTGTACCCCAGTTGAAACGGATGATTCTGGCCTACGCCTTCTATGAATCATTCTTGTTCAACCAATCTGGTCGTCATCGGATGAAGTCCAACTTCTGTATGCCGCTGTGTATTGCAGAAGGTCTGACCCATATCCTCATGGATTACTGGGGTAATACAGATGCAGACTTTATCTTTAACGTCACTGATCGTTGGGATAAATACTCTGCCATCAACCTGATCCCCATCCGTTCTTACGGTTCTGTGGAATTTCGTATCGCTGAAGGCAAGTCGAAGAGTGGTCAGCTCCTTCGCCTTGTTAACCGGTTCCTTGCTCTCAAGGAGATTGCGGTAGAGAAGGATATGTCTGATCGTGAGTTTCTGGACTTCCTCCGTGAAACGGATTACCGGATGATTTTCCGCAAGGGTATTCGTCGTCAGGTGGCCTTCACTGAAGAGGATATCCAGACCGGTTGGATTATTGCCAACGACATCGCCACTCTTGGCAAAATGCGCTAATGGCCCTCAGGGGCCTTTTAAAATGGTTACATAAGAGGAAATAGTATGTGCGGAATCGTTCTGATGGGTTGTAAGTACCCTGGTGCCCGTGATGTTGATTTGTTTGAGCAACTGTTGTTTGCGGACACCTTCCGTGGGCCTCATTCGACTGGTGTACACAGCCTGTTCCAGTTGGAAGACAAAGGCCCCGTTATCACCGAAACCCAAAAGAAGCAATTGGATGGCCCCGCCTTCATTGCCTCCAACCTTTGGCCACTCGTGTCAGAAAGACGTTTACCTGGCGCTACCGCCAACTCGGTTCTGATCAAGCGTCCTTTCTGCATGATCGGCCACAACCGTTGGGCCACCAAGGGTGGTATCAACGATGCGAACGCTCATCCGTTTACCCATGGTCATATCACCATGGTTCATAACGGTACTCTCCGCAATCAAGCCCTCCTTCCGGATCATGCAAAGTTCGAAGTTGACAGTGATAACGTCGCTTACGCACTTTCTGTTTGGGGTGTTGAAAAGACTGTTCAAAACCTGAACGGTGCTTTCACACTGATTTGGCATGATGCGAACCTGCAAACCGTCAACATCATCCGTAACAGCGAACGTCCATTCCACTTGGCACGTACCTCTGCTGGTGACTGGTTTGGTGCTTCTGAAGAGTCCATGTTGAAGTGGATCCTTTCTCGTCAAAAGGTTCCTGTTACTGTAGCGGAATCTTTCGAGTGTGAAGTTGGTGTTCAGTACATCTTCGATGTGTCAACTGGCAAGTTCTTGCCTAAGGAGAATGTGAAGCACGAGCTTCCTACCTTTCGCACGACTTTCTACCAAGGCTTCTCGCAAGGCGCTTCGTCGTATTATGATGATGAGTACGACTACGACACTTGGTGGAACGAACGGGGGACACGACACAGCACCAACACCGAAGCGCGGCAAACGCAACAAGCGCGGTCGTCGACGTCGGTAAGCACTACAGATGCCGCAAAGCGTCGTGAAATGAATAATCTCCTGTGGGAACATGGGATTACCCAGCGCATCGGAGATCGTGTCAATTTCACCTCTACCGACTTTCAGAGCTATCCTAAAAATTCTCCGTATGGCGAAATGGTCGGATACCTCGACACCAAGGAGTATGTAGGGACTATCAGCCATGGTGTTGAAAAGAAACTGTACAACCAGTTTCAGGAATATCGTGGTGAAATTGTTAAGGCTGTTGTCGAAGATGGCACCCTCTACGTAACTATTTCCAAGCCAATGCTCTTGGAGTCGATCATCGAACCTCGCGAGGATGGTGAACCCAATGGGAACATTGCCCTCATCGAATACCCCAACGTTGGAACTCGTTTTGAGTACAAAATCACCCATATCAACATGACAACCCGAACTTGGTCTGGTCAAACAGCCACTGGGATTGATGTGTATGGTGATTGGTTCCATCGTTACTCAGGTATGGAGGTTGGTGATGTGTGGTCTGGTCGGTCTGTAGTCCGTGTGGATAACCGTTATCGGATGGCAGATTGTATCAAGGTCTCTGGTAAAGAGGGGTTGGAAGGTGAGATTAAAGAGGGGGATAAGGTGAAATTCCGAATCACTTCTTTGAATCTTGGTACAACCTCTTTCGAAGGCATGACCGTCAAGGGTAATCAGAAGGTCTCGGGTTCGATTCCAACTAACCTCTCCATGGCTCTTGGGGAAGAGTTTGAGGGTGGCGTCTACATTGCTTTTAATGACAAAAGCTTTCGTGTCAACAACGTATGCCGCCCAGGGACTGTGTCCAACCAAGAACTTCTTGCATCCATTGCCGATCTGGTGGTAGATGATGAGAAGGTAAACACCACCGCTACCGGTGAGCGATTCACTGCAAAAAAGTGGGAGGAGAGTCTGGTTTCAACCTGCTGCGCTTGTTCCTCTCCAATCTCCTTCGATGATATGAAGGATGCAGTTATCATCAGCGGGTACTCATTCTGCAAAGAATGTAAGGATTTGGATCCCCCTTTTGATGGGGTAGTCATCAATCATCCAGTAGCTGTTGCGGAGAATTGGTTTGACTGCCCAGAATGCGATATGCGTAAGCATATGGTTGTAAAATCAAAAAACAGCAATCTGTGCATCACTTGTGAAGGTAAAAAGTCACGAGTGACACGTCCAATCCTTTCAGTATCTGTGACTTCCAATCGTGCCCGTCTCGATAGTGATATGGGGAAAGAGGTTGAGTTTGTCATAACCCAACTGGCAACAGGCCCTGCATTCTGGGGCAAAACCAGAACTGATATCGCAGTTAGTGGTGTTATCCCCGAAGACG